AAGTATTGACCGCCCTTATTTTTTTTATAAAGAGGTAGAAATGGCAGATAGAAGCAAGTTTAATGTAGATAAAGACAAATCAAAACGTAGTTATAATGGTATTATTTTTGACTCAGTGTTAGAAATGAAATATTATCGTGATGTACTTTGTCCTTTAGTGGAAAGCGGTGAAGTGATTTCGTATGAGTTACAGAAACCATATGAACTGCAACCGAAGTTCATTCACGATGGCAAAACTGTGTTGCCAATTAAATATGTCGCTGATTTCGTGGTTACTTATAAAAATGGTGTCACTGAAGTTATAGATACAAAAGGTATGCCAGACTCAGTGGCAATACTTAAACGTAAATTGTTTTGGTATTGCTATCCAGACATTACATATAAGTGGATTACTTATGTCAAAAAGTTTGGTGGGTGGATTGATTATGATGAGTGTAAGAAACTGAGAAACGCAGAAAAGAAACGCAAGAAAATGGGAGGAAAATTGAATGAAAAATAAGCTTAGTTTTGCGGAAATGCAGGCATTTATAAATAATGTAGTCAAGGGTACAGTTGAGTACGGAGCAGGATATGAAGAAATTTTGCATAAATATTACGTTGTCACTCTTTACGGAGAACATAAACTTTCATCAGATGATATTGCAGAGATTTATGATAGTGGAGAGCTGGATAGGGAATATAATAACATTGCTTGGGAGTTGATTGACAGAAATCAGTATTGCCTAATTACTAAAGCTATTGACAGTGGTATTAACATGAATGTTAGATACAAGGCGGCTGAAAAGGTTATGAGCATGGCAAATATAGCTATAACGGAGCTTGCAAACAAGGCAAAAGAAATGATAGAACAGATTAGTGTTACTACGAAAGATATTGACACTGAAAGCTTAAATGAAGTGTTAAAAACACTTAAAGATAGTAATGACATGGCAAATAAAATTGTAATTTCAAACAATAAGGACGGTGACTAATATGTTCTTTGCAGAACAGGAAATAACACTTGGAATAGTTCCTAATGCTAGGAATATTCATAGGTTTGTGTATTTTACACAGGTACGCCCCTCTGTGGTTAATCTGACAACAGATAGAACGGTCAATGGTAAATCAATTATAGGTCTTTGTAGCCTTGGTTTAAGAAATGGTGACAAAGTTACGATAGAAACACATAGTAAAGTTTCTCAGAAGCAAGCTGACGAGGATTTAAAGCTTGTTGTAAAGTGGTTGCGTGGTGAGGAATAAATGGTTGTAAAAAACCTTAAAGAACTAGAGCGAGAACTAAGAGCAAGAATTGATTACGCTCTGCTCACAGATGTTGCCGAGGTTGTTACCACTGTTATGCTAGATCATATTGAAAGAGATGTTTACGATAGTTATGTACCACATGAATATGTAAGACGATATGATAATGGTGGTTTAATGGATATTAATAATATTAATTCTTCTATTGAAGGTGACACTTTAGTTGTTGAAAACAACACAATGGCTAATCCTTATATTTTTGTACAGGGGAAAATGATTAAGTCAGATAATGCAGGTCAAGAATTAGCACCTATCATTGAAACTGGTTGGGGGTACGATTTTGGAGATTGGACGTATTATGGTGTTGCTAGACCGTTTATGTATAACACAAAAGAGGATTTAAGTAATAATAAATATCACGTTATGGCTTTAAGGCAAGGACTTAAAAGACAAGGAATAGAGGTGAAGTGAAATGGCAGATGATTTAAAAATACGAGTTCCTGTGGAACTTGACACAAGTAAAGTTAAGGACGATATACCTAAATTAAATAACGTACTGGCAAATGACAATAAAGCTCATGCTAAAATCATTGGTGAGTTGGATTTGAATAAAACACAAAAGAAAATTCAATCTCAACTTGCTACAATCAGCAAAAATCTAAAAATAGATATTGGTGGTTTAAATGTAACTTCTATTCAGAGTAGTATAAAGGCTGCTGAAAAACAGGTAACTAGCTCTGTTAAAAATATAAAGCATGAGATACAGAATATTGACACGACTCTTGCAGAAACTTTCAAGGCAGGTTTTAATAAAGACGGACAGATAGATATTGTTAAAACTATTGAAAATGCAAGAAAAGTTTTGAGTCAGTTTGGTAATCCGACATTTTCATGGACTAAAGATAGTTCGGGTGAAGTTACTCAAATTACGGCAGAAGTTACAAGCTTGACAGGTCAAGTCGAAAAACTGAAATATGCTCTGAACGAAACAAATGGGTCATTTGACTATCTATCGGGTAGCAGTTCTGAAAAGGGTATATTAAAGCTGATTGCGGATATTGATAAGGCTAAGTCGGATTATACTGCTAAACTTTCGGCATTTAAGTCAGCGAATAAAGGTATTGAATCGGGTATAGGAAATGAAATTAATGCCGTTAATGTTGCTATTGACAATCTTGGCAAGGGTGGCTCTATTGCAGAGGTTGATAAGCTATTCAATTCATTAAAAACTACTGCAAGCAATATCAGACAAAATTTAAAATCTCTTACAAGTTCTTTTAATGAAACTACAAATGCCGAAAACACTTTGGCTAAAATGCCTGCAACAATACAGGAAATATCCAATAGTTTTTCAAAACTTAAACAACAACCGTCAGAGGTTTCCGAATTAATTGGTAACTTAAATTCCCAATTAAACAAGGTCAATGAAACCGAAAATCAATTTGGGCGAAATGAAAAATGGTCTGAGGAATATCGTGAGTTAGTTGTTTCGGTTAAAAAAGCAGAAACCGAAATAAAGAATTTACAGTTGCTTGAAAAATCTGATAATTCCGAGGCACAACAGCAAGCTAGTAGATACAATAAAATTATTGAAAATATTTCACTAATTAACAAGTTAGAAAAGCAACGTATTTCAGCAGGCAAAGAGGAAACTGTTGAAATAAATAGGCAAATAAAAAATGCAAAGGGTAGAATATCTACAGCCGAAAGCTATTTAGAAAAACATAAATTAATTTCTTCGGAATATGAAGAACAAATACGTCTGCTCAAGAAAACAGGTGAATATGAACAGGCTATTGTAAAAGCTAAGTCTGCTGATAAATCGTCAGCTACATCTACTAAAACAGAAAATAATGTAGCTAGACTTACGCAAAATCTCACCACCTTAGAAACAAAGTGGAAAGAGTCGCCTATTTTTAGCGGAGAGTTTCAAGAAAAGTTTAATGAGTTAAAAACAAGTTTATCTAATGTGGGTGGCGATCCTAAAGCATTAGACGAATATCGTATTAAACTCAATGAACTAACAAATGAGTTAAAGAGGGCAGATGTAGCCTATAAGGCTAGTTTTTCTAGCAACAAATCACAACAGAGTATAGAAGCTACAAGGCAGAACATTAAAAAGTTAATATACACAATTCAGACATGGCAACAGGCTAATACTAAAGCCATGAGCAAGAATACTTTTAATGGCGGTACATATCAGGTTGAAACTGATAATATGATAGCTTCACTCAAAAAGTTGCTTAATGCTAGCGATCTAACTGCGAGCGATTTGAAAGTCAATGTTGATAAAATCAATCGTAGTTTTAGGACAATGAGTTCTGAGGCACAGGCAGCAGGTGTGAATGGTTTAAGCTTTTTTGACAAGATTAAAGAGGACGCTTTAAAATTCACAAGCTGGATGAGTTTAACTACTGTGATTTCAGGTATATCCAGAGAAGCTGTTAAGTTCTATAATAATGTTGTAGATATTGATACAGCTATGACAGACTTGCGTAAGGTTACTGATAACACAAATCAGCAATATGCCGAGTTCTTTGATAATATAGGTCAAAAGGCTAAAGATTTAAAGATTGATTTGTCTGATCTTATTTCTCAAACCGCAGAATGGGGTAAACGTGGTTATAGTTTAGATGAAGCTGAAACACTTGCCACAAACTCAGGTATTTATTCAGTTGTTGGTGAAGTAGATAATGCAACAGCAGTACAAGACCTAACAACAGTTATGAAAAGCTATAACATGACAGTTGACGAGTCTATTAATATTGTTGATAAGTTTAACGCAATATCAAACAAGTATGCTGTTTCAGCGAGTGATATTGGTGATATGTTGTCAAGGTCAGTATCTTCACTGAGCGTAGCAGGAAATACACTAGACCAAGCAATAGCAATGGGTACAGCCATTACAGAAATAACTGGAGACGCAGCCGAAGCGGGTAAACGCAAATTGCCCGACTATATAATAATATATAGTATGCAGATAACTATATCGGTCAAAGGCTAAAGGATAGTTAAGACCGAGGTAAGACTCAATTTTTTTTGAGTAACCGTAGAGACTACAGGATATATATGGCAACATATGTATTGAAGTTATCCGTCCTTATTACAGGGCGTAATATATAGTCCGAGCATCGTATTATAATCCTATAAAAAAAGAAATACGAGAGTTAGCCAGAAATGACTAACCGCTACATATTTAATGTAGTCAGTACCAATATAATTGGGAAAGTAACAGATTGAACAGTTTGAAAGTTCTGTCAATGCGACTTCGTGGAGCGAAAACAGAACTAGAAGATGCAGGCGAGTCAACAGAGGGCATGGCAGTATCAACCTCAAAACTGAGGGAAGATATTAAAGCTCTTACTAATGTAAATGGCACAGGTGGCTTTGACATAATGAAGGACTCTCAGAACTTTAAGAGTACCTATGAAATTATGAAAGGTATCGCCAATGTTTGGAACGACCTTACTGATACATCAAAAGCCGCTGTCATAGAGAAAATTGCAGGTAGAGTTTACCTGAATGTACAGAAATGTGCATAAAGAATATATTTAATTGCAGGTAATGAGTAAAGCCTTACACCACAATAATGAAGAAATTACATTATGACGGTGCGAAAGCAGAAATAACGTAAGGATTGTATAAGGTCAAAAGCCTAAGTACAGTAACAATCTCTGTTCATGCAGCTAAGTACCCTAACGTTATCCTAGATCATAGGACAGTTTAAGTCGAGGGTAAAAGTTCAACGACTATTCCCCATATGGGGTTGTAACAATAAAATAAAGGTGGAAATCCTGAATAGTTGCAACAAAAGAAGTACGGCTCAATCGCAAATGGAGTGGGAGAATAACCCTTAAACGGAAAAGGTATAATTGCTGTCATAAATGACGTGATTAAGAAATAGTCTAAGCTCTATGTGAAAGCATAGGATATGTTATATAACATATAAGTAAATTTGCGACTTACTTTAATATAATTGAAGCAAAGAGGCAATACAATTACTGCATTGCTTACGAATATGAGTCAAGCGGATAAAATTGTTAATGACTCAATAGGCTCTGCTGGGTCTGCTATGTCAGAGTATGAAAAATACCTTGACTCTATTCAAGGAAGAGTGCAAGGTTTTCAGACAAGTATTGAAAATTTGTCAGCTACTCTGATTAATGGTGATTTAGTTAAATTCGGTATCACCAGTGGAACACAAATTATTGATGTTCTTGATAATCTAATTAGTAAATTCGGTGTTTTAGAAACACTTATTCCTACCGTTATGGCAGGATTATCATTCAAAAACGTAGGTAAACAATTATTAAAGATGCCAACTTATGCACAGCCACAAACTATATGTGCATAGGTCACACACGTTTTAAAATAAGGTTGCCAAATTGCTGGGAACGGCTAAAGCTTTGCAACTACTTGTAGCAATGGTATTACAAGAGTGAGGAAACTCGGAAACAATAGCAAAGATAACATATGCTGAGATAAAAGCCTATTATACTATTACAATAGGTGCTAAGTGTTGTTAAAAATGTCAGGTCAGCAGCCAACCCCTATCGGGAGATACGGACTAGGTTCAGAGAGTAGACGGTAACTATCTTGTGGCAAGATAAAGGTGTACTCCAACTATAGGTAACACCTATAGCGTTTCCAAAATGAATTATCCCTCATTTATTTAGTTTTGCCCTTTAACAGTAAGGGTGGGATAAAACTGTTATTAATCATTTTGCATAGTGATTTATTATACACTATTCATTTGCGTATGTCAACACTAAATTTGTTCGTTAATAAAAATTTTACATTTATATTCACACAATGTTTGTTAATGCAACCAATATATGGCTTGACATTAGTTCCCAAAATGGGTATACTAATAATAGAAATATGCGTTAGACGCATAAATTATTATTCTTACGCATAATTTATTAGTTATACGCATATTTTAGGTGCTTGCCCCTATAATATAATAGAGGTGATACCGCATGGGAGAAACTAATAACAAAAAGAATGTACGTAAAAAGAAGGAGGAGTTGATAGATATGGCAGTTATGAGTAAACCTGTAAATCTTGCCTTCGTTGTTAGAGAAGATAAAGCGGACGAATTTATTAATTCCAAGTCCTCCGCAGCAGTTATTTCAAAAATAAAAAAACAGGCAAGAGAGATGATGAAACATTCGACTTTTAACGGACAGCCATGGGACGAAGATATTAGGAAATCACTTGAAGATTAAACTATAAGTATTTCATTTTAATTAACAACTACACACAAAGGTATAAAATTATTTTAAAATTTAGAGGTGAGGTTTATGGCTAAAACAATAAATGTACAGAATACTAAGATGTCAGTTGAGGAATTTAATCAATTTATTACAGCCAATTTAGATTTTATACTGAGTAATGTACCGCACAATCCGACAATAAACAAAGATGATGAGTGGAATGATAAAATCTACGATAATTATGCAAAAATCGATGACGATAGGAAGTGACATAAATGGCGAAGAAACAATGGGAGTTGTGGTACGCTAATTTTCCCTTTGAAGATAAAAATATCTCAAAGGATAGACCTGTTATTATATTGAGTGTGCAACCTTTGTGTGTACTGTCAATTAAAGTGACAAGTCATGAAGTGAGAGAAGCCGATAAATATGATGTACCTATTACTCATTGGCAAGAGGCAGGATTAAAGCATGAGTCTGTAGCACGAATTTCCAAAACCGTATCGTTGGATAACAGTAAGTTCCGAAGAAAAATTGGTGAACTACATAAAGATGATATTGATATTATTCTTGAAAATTATGTTCAGTTTTTGCTTGAGTCAGATCAGGTTAAAATGGAAAACGGCAAGGGTGACAACGAGTTACTGAACGCAGCAAATGAATAGTCATAAAATAAGACCTTAGTTCTCCACAAACACTTCAAATGTTTGTCGCTACTAGACAAGCGACTAATAAATAGTCTAGTTCAAATGTAGTTTCATATAGTCTCGCCTAAAGCGAGGCTATATGTTTTAATTGGCATAAACTACAAAGCGTTAAAGTCAAAAAAATAAATAGAATACAATGCAAATAAAGCTCCGATATTCTCGGAGCTTTTGTTATACATGAACACACATTGTTTACTTTTGCCCATTTGTACACTTGTGTATACTCATACACTCATACACTCGTATTCACTATCTATTCTCTCAAATTAACATTTACGTTAGTCCAATCCTTGCCGTCACGTTCCATAGTGACAGTATAGTACAATCTGCCCTTAACACCAAAACTATTTTCAGCATCCACATAAGATGATACGGTGTAGCTATCATTATGATGCGTAATAAAGTTTTTATCATACATTGGATAATCTGCCGTGGCAGGGGCTTTTAACTGTTTATTTACATAGAATTTAGCTGCTGTGTAAGCTTCTTGGCTGTAGTCTTTTTCGTAGTGTAGGGCTTTAGAAGTTAAGTCAATAATCATTAATATAAACAAAATAACAATTATTATAAATATGACAATTCTGCCTATCGAATAATGAACTTGCTCGGTAGTCTCATTATTAGTAGATGTGGTATGTTCGTTAATTACATTGCCTGTTTTCTCTTGGTTGTTTGTCATAACTATTCTCCTTTAAAATTTATATCAAAACTATAAACGAATAACTGTTAAGGTCTTTAAAACAGTTGAAAATGAGAGTAGTGGCAAGACTAATATCAGTATATTAGGCAAGACTATAACACAACTTTCAGATTTAAAGAACTTGCTTCATAATAAATCGGATATAACTCTAATTCCTGCAAATGAAGTAGCAAATGTCCGTCAGTTTAATAACCTTTTGGCACAGGGTAAATCGGTAGCTGAAGCCGAGTCAATAGCTTTAAAGGGTTGCTCTGAAACAACTCTCAATGTTGCTAGAAGTGCTAATGGTGCAGCGGTATCAGAAGAAATACTTTCCGCTTCTTTAAAGGGTGTTGCGACTTCTTCTAAGCTTGCTGCCGCTGGCATGAAAATATTATCAACTGTTGGTAATATGGCTGTCGGCTTGCTTGCAGGTTTGGTTATTGATAAGATTATAGCACTTTTTGATAATATTGTCAATGGTACCGATAATGCAAAAGAAAGTTTAGCTCAGTTCACAAGTAGTTTCTCTGACTCTATTGACAAATTAGATGAAGAAAACAAGTCAGTAAACGAATTAGTAAATCGTTATGTAACTTTGGTTGCGACAACAGATGACTTGTCAACTGTTAAGGACGATTTGAATACTATTCAGGACAACTTAATTGACAAGTACGGTAATGAAGCTAAGAGCCTTGACTTGCTTAATGGCAAAATGTCTGAAAATATTAAGAAAATCAAAGAATGGAAAAAAGAAAAGGCTGAGAGTGAACTTTATCAAGAGTCGGATATTACTGATCCTGATGATAGTGATAGAAAGCTGAGTGTTAAAGAAGCCTATGATTTAGCACAAAAGAAATTAAAAGAGGGAAGCTCTTTTAACAAGGGTCTTTTTACTACTGATTACGGTGGCAAAGGGCAAGCCTATGTATCAGACGGTCTATTCAGTGACTATAATTCTAATGCTGATATCAACAAGGTCGGCTCTCGTGGTTATGGTGATTGGTACAGTTACAAGAATGACATTGAACCAATTCTTAAAAAGTATAATAATGTTGGTATAAGCACTAATGCTTATAGTAATTTACTTTTCGCAGGTACAATGCAAGAACGTATTGATACTATGCAAAAGGTTTATGATGAATTATCCGAGAAATGGGCAAACATTTCAAAAGACGATAATCGTAACAAGTGGTTGGCTGATTTGCAAAAAGAAATTGCTACCACAACAGAGGAATATGATAAACTTTCTAATGCCGTTGATAAATACAACGAAATTCAGAAAACACTTGAAAACTATAACACAAGTGAAGAATTTAGCAAAGCATTTGATGAAGCTCAGAAAGCTACTGAAAGTTATAGTCATGCTGTAGAAACCAAAAACATTGATGATGTTGATAGGCTTTATGATTTAACTCAGCAATACAAGGACAAATTAATTGACTTGGCTAATGGTGACGAGGATTTAATTGACTATGTTAATACTTTCTTTGAAACTTTGCCTGCAAAATTAACAACAGGTACTTTTGATATTTCTGAGTGGACGGACGATATTGACGAAGTTCAGAATAAAGCAAAATCACTTAAAGATACTTTAACAAGTCTGCAAGACGGAAGTATTTCGGATAGTGACTTAGTTGAACTGTTTAAATCATATCCTGACTTGGCTAAATTCTCGGGCAACACGGAAAAGCTGACAGAAGAAGTTAAGAAACTGATAAGACAAAACCCTAAAGAATTAATAAACAGATTAAAAGAACTATCAAACAGTTTGCCGAATGGCAATGATAAGGCTAATGTAGAAGGTCTTATTTCAAGTCTTGAAAAACTTGGAGAGGTAGCTTCTTCTATTTCCGACGTTAAACTGTCTGTAGACGATATTGAGAAAATTTATGAGGAAACGTTTGATGATCTTATAGATAAAGCTGAGGACGAGAAAGATGTTCTTGAAGAACAAAAGAATATTCTTACAGAACAAAAAACTCAACTTGACAATATTATTTCTCAGTACGAAACTGTTGCAAACACAGTAGAGTCTTATATTGACGAGCAGAAATCAGCTATTGAGGACAGATATAATGCTGAAATTGATGCCATTAAAGCTGTTAATGAAGAAAAACAAGATACTATTGACTTACAGGAAAAGCTAAATAATCTTGAAAATGCTAAAAAGAAAAAGGTAAATGTTTATTCTGAAGCTAGTGGTTGGCATTTGGAAACCAATACCGAGGAAGTAAACAAGGCACAGCAGGAATATGAACAGGCTAGTGCTGATAAACGTGTATCTGACCTTGAAAAGCAGCGTGATAAGGAAACTTCATTGTGGGATAAGTATAAACAACAGTGGCAAGACCTTATCAACAGCTCTACTAACACAGAAAATGAACAGCTTGCCAAAGATATTTTAGGTGTTAATTGGACGGACAAAATAGCACAGCAAGACACAAATATTCTTAATGACTTTGCAAGCAAATACCAATCTTATCGTTCTCAACTTTCAGATCAGGTTGAAAAGGAAATTGAGAGCGTTGAAAAAGAGATAACGGCTAAAAGCAAAGAAATTGAGGCATACAAGAAAGAAAAAGAAGCTTTATCAAAGTATGTTACAGATATTACGAATAAGAATAAAGACTACATAAAACAGTTGACAGATGTTTCTGAAAAAGAAATGCAGACTATGGAAGGTAGGACTAAGTTCTTAGAGGATTGTAAAAAACGTGCTAGGGAAGCTCTTGACTATTCTGATATTTCTGTTGAGGGTGCTAAATCGAATGGTTTGTATCTTGTTCAATATGACGGTGAAACTGTTGGAACAGGGCTTGATGAAGCACAAGCAGAACAGTTAAAATCTGAACTGTACGGCAAAATGGTTTCATCAGAACTATTGGCTAATCCTATGCTTGGTAAGAACAAGGGTGCATTAACAGCTATTCTTAATGCTTTAAAGAGTAAGTTCAACATTATTAAGCCATATCGTTCAGGTGGTATTGATGATTATACAGGGCTTGCACAACTTCACGGAAAGCCAAATGCAGTTGAAACTATCTTCAATTCAGAGCAAGGCAGAAAGCTATACAACCTTGTGGCTAATACAGATAATCTTGTCAATTATATTGGAGATAAGATTTACAATGGTATAACAGATTTGGTAAGGACAAAAATGTCCTCGCCAAACAATATTCAAAATAGAAGTGACACAAACAATAAGACTATTGTATTCCAGATTGATACTGTCAATACAACAGACGGCACAACATTCTTAGAGCAGATGAACGCTTATCTGCAACAGGCTGATTTGGATAGAATAGTCGGTAAAAATTATTAAATAAACACAAAAGTAATAAAGAGCCATTAATTATTTAGTGGCTCTTATCTTTTGGAAAACAAGAGAGGTGAAGAAAAAAATGATTATGACTCCTACATTGGTATTTCCTGATGATGAGGTTGTAAAGATAGATAAACATAAGGACGTAAATGGTGAATATGATCGTGCGCCACATTTCAGTTATCAGTTTAATTGTACAGCAGGTTCGGCTATGCGTTGGGCATTGTGCGAGTACACAAACCTTAAAACAGGTGAGGTTAATCACTCTTATTTTCCAAAGGGTGGTGACATAAACATCTTTTACAATGGTGATAAAGTTGGTGTTAATGAGTTAGTTTTTAATGACATTGCAGAGAACGGTCATGATTACCAATATCGATACATTCTTTTTCAAACAGACCCTACAACCATAGCTGACGACACTCAACATGGAGATGGTGTTGGTTTGTATGATATGTATTTCTGCCGTGGTAAAATCCAATCTTCGGGTACTACATCAAGTTTTATGATTAACAAGGAAATTGCAAATCTCAAGAGCGCGTACTATTATGAGCGTTCCGACGGCTCAGTGTATTTAGTCGGCGGCGCCTATATCGAGATTGGAGAAGAAAGACGACTGATAGAAACCTACGATTATGAAACTGGTAACGTAAGATTAAAGTCTGGTTTTACAACAGCCCCCGCAAGAGGCACTGAATTTAGGATATTTACTAATTACTTTATAGATAAACCACATTATGTAAAATGCAGAAATGACCCTGATTGTATTGTTACGGCTGAAGTAAATGAAAACAATTCTACTAGACCAATACATTGTGAAACAACGTACACTCACCCTAATCATGTCGGATTGAAATATTATAAGTATTATTTGTATCAAATAATTAATTCAAATGTAGTCTATGACGGAACTATTCAGGACAGCACAAATGATACAACTCAGGTCAATCTTGGTAAAAGTATAGGTGAAAATATAGTAAATAAGTGTATTACTATAGAGGTAGAGCCTAGTGGAACAGAGGGTCATGTTACCAAGGGTATTAATGGTTTTATTTCTAACTACAATACTGCTACAGGAATGGCTACAATTTATTGCCCTGCAAATACTCAGTTTGTAAAAGGTGCAAAGTTTACTGTTTATAGTGGAACACAGAAATTGATTGATGAAAGTCCTGCAATTTATAATTTCAGACTCGACTATGATTTCTATGCTATGCAAGCAGGAAATTCATATTGTGTTGTTAGTGAGATTATGACACTTGACGATAAAATGTATCATTTTAGCAAAAGAGTATCGTTCCAAGGCAACGAGTTAGGTGATTTAGTAAACAACTTTAATTGTCTAATAATTAATAATCGTATAGCAATGCTGTCATGGAATACAACTCTTAGTGGTACTGCAAAGATTTTTAGACGTAATGTAAATGAAGAAGATTATGTTTTTCTTGGTACTACTAATACAAAGAGCTTCTTTGACACAACAGTTGGCAATAAGCAGACTTATGAATATTATGTTTGTTACGGAGATTACAAACCATATAAATCAGAGCAAGTATCGGTAAACAAGGACGGTTGGTTTATATACTCTTTAACCGATTTGGGTACAAAATATAACAAAAAGTATTATGCTATTTCTGAGTGTTGGGAGTTTATAACAGGTATGACCGATAATGATATTACATCAAATATTGGTCTTGCGGTACACACAGGAACAGGTATTAAGCCAAAAACAACTAGAACAGTAACAGATTATGAGAGTGGTTCTTTCTCTGCTGATCTTTTGACAATTAATTGCCCTGACGGTCAAATAGTCGATAATATTGACAGAGTAAAAGCATGGACTAAATTTATTAAAGGTAAGAATGATTTTATGTTAAAATCTCATAAGGGCGATGTTTGGATTATAAATATCTCAGATAACCCTACTAGAATTTATGATAGCACAAGTGTATTAGGGTTGACTAATATTAAGTATGATTGGATTGAAGTTGAAGATATAAACGATGTAATAATTATTAGATAGGAGGTAGGAAAGTGTTATGGATTATTATAATAAAATAGACAATGCTTATCTTGCCGAGTTACATAAACCAATGCGAAAAATGTATGTCAAAATGGAAATTTTATCACACTATGAAGGTGCTATTGGCGAAATAACAAGTGACTTATCTTCTACAGATGGTTCAATAACGATTAATAAAGAGCAAGGCTGCCGTAGGTCTTGCTCTTTATCTATTATTGATAGAAGCGGTAAATATATACCTCAAAAAGATAGCTCATTTTGGTACAATCGAAAATTCAAGATCTTCATCGGCTTGCAAGTTGATGAGAATATTTATTGGTTTCCGCAAGGTGTTTTTGTTACAAAGTCAGCAAACTCTAATGGTAGACGATTGAATGTTGAGGGTGTTGATAAATATGGTTTTCTTGACGGAACATTAAATGCTAGAATGTGCCTTGTTGAGTATCAGGCTAGTGTAACTAATTCTAAAAAAGGAACGAATATTGCAACTTTAATTAAGGACACGCTTATGCTTGATTTGGGTAATAATATACCTCTTGACCCTGTTGAGCCGATTATTGACCCTATATTTTATAATGTAACTCTGTATGACGATATTGTAATCGATGAGGGTGGTTATCTTGGTGAGATTTTTGACAAGATTGCCGAAATGTATGGTGCTAACATCTATTACGATGTCAATGGCAGATTGAGAATGGAAAGAGTTTTTAACTATAACTTACCTTCTTGGTATCGTCATTTATCACCACAATTTGAATTGAGTGAAACCGAAATTACAGAAACGGATATTAATTATACTTATAATTATGACGGTGTAAACATTATTACAGTTACAACAGACAATACAAGTGGTGAAATTTATTCGTACACAGCTAAAAATGAAAACCCACAATCACCTGTAAACATAAATGCTATTGGCTATAAGGGCTTAGATGGTGGCACTTATTATATACCCCTAGGAGATACAAATGAAGAAAGCGGAGAGGAAAAGTGTAGGCAACAAGCCGAATATATGTTATTACAACATACTTGTATGAGTACAGGTATTAGTTATAATCTGCCGATCACTCCACATCTGAATGTTGATAATACCGTTAGGGTTAGTAATGATTATTATAATTTTGACAAACAGTTATTTATCGTAAATTCTATTACAATGCCTTTATCGGCTACTGAAATGAGTATTGAAGCCACTAATCTACAATGGCTGCCATTTGATACAGATTGTATTTCGATTTACTGTGAAACTTTAAGTGATACAGTGACAATATCTTATAATACGAATGGTGGCAAGGACAAAGACGGCAATACTATCACTTATAAGAGTATCAGCCAACCCCCTAATAAACAAATTGTTTTACAAGGTGGGGATATGTATAACGAGAATAAATTGTTCGCATGGACGGATAGTCAAGGCAATAAATACAATTATGGTGACGTGTACATTGTACCAAATAATAACGCAACACTGATAGCTCAATGGATAACAGGAAATGAAGTTACAGTTACCAATACATTGTCGGCAGATAGTACGGTAGAATTTCAATCTATGTCACCGTCACGTTGTTTGATACGTTATGATGATAACGAAGTAGCCAGACGTAATACAAACGCAATTTCAACATTTAAAAAGAATTATTCTTTGGGTACACACGATACAACTATTGTGTCTGAAAGTGATGATTTAACTAACTTTGACAATGCTTTTGATAAAGAAACAACTACAAAGATAGATTGTTCCAAAGTAAAAGCTACCTACCTCACTTCACCTATGGGAAACAGATTTGAGAATATGACAGACTTTGTTTTCCCTGCTAATCTTGCAAACATTTCGACCAGTAAGGGCGTGCTGTCAGGTTGTAAAAAGCTTACCAAGATTACATTTCCTATAGCATACTGTGATATTTCACACCCTGAATCGTTTCTTGCTAATAGCACATTTGTTAATGGTTTGGAACTACCTTACACCTTGAATTTCGTACCAATGGTTTCAGTTGATGGGCAAACAGGTATCGAAGAAATAAAACAAAACGAGATATTAAAAGGAAGTCATGTTGTTGGAAACTTAAACATCAAAGCGGCAACTACAAATAAATGTGTAGTGTATGTAAATAAAGAAACAACAAGTTTAGTTATTTATCCCGCAACAGTGCAGGGAAGATTTTATCTTATGGGCAAAGGTATTGATGGAGATTTATCTGGACTTCAAACTATACAAATTGGGCGATCTACTAATATTAACGACACCGATGGTTTTGCAAGTAATACATCGGCAAACATAAATCTGAGTTTGGACTTTCAATCGGGTAATTGTACTACTAAAATACCTAAAAACGCTTTTAACGGCTATAGTGGTAATACGATTAATGTTGTAATTTATGGTAATGTGACCGACAGCAATGGTATCACGCTTGAAAGCGGATCGTTTTGCAATATGCCTAATATGACAAAATTGCCAATGACAAATAGTACAAGTTTAAAAACTATACCTGAGAACTGCATGAATAATTTAGCTTCATTAACTTTAGCAACTACAGGCTATGTGGTTGACGTTGAGGGTTGTAACGATATGCCTAACCTGACAACTCTAAGAATTGAAAGTTCTTGCGAAATAGTGAATGGATTTAATAACTGCCCTAAATTGAAAAATTTGTCATTCATGAGTGACGGAAAAGTAAAAGAAATTGGTGGTTTAAATAGTAATGCTATTACAACATTTTATATTCCAAATATGGCTTTGTCTGTATCGGGCGTGAACAATTGTTCTGCATTAACAACGGTTGTTATTGGGGCTTCTTTGACTAGCTTTACAGGGTTTAATAATTGTCCTAAATTAAACAAGTTTACTGTGGATAGTTCTAATACTACTTTTAAAGTCGTTGATAATAACCTCTGCCAAGGGAATAAACTCTGCCGTGTTCCAATGAGTAAATCAGATATTGTGGTAACAAATGGTACAACGGAAATCATGAGCAATGCTATTCAGATTGCCTTTGTAAACAGCATTTCTATTCCAAATGGTTGCATTTTAGCTAACGACTCAATCAAATGTCAAAGCGTAGGTCAAATTATTCTCCATACTTCTTTTAACACAGAAACTGGGAAATATAATAATTTAACTATGACCGATTTTAGTACCCTTGATAATGTACAAGTCGGAACTATTTTCACGTATGGAAATGGTATAACAGATACTACAAACGCAAATTGTTTGCCTATTGTAAAATACTGTATAGAACATAATATCAATTATGTTGATATGAACGAAACAAATACTAACGCTCGTGGAGCTATTGGAATAAGCGGTAATGCAGAATTGGATGGTGATAACTGATGATAAATACTTATACTTGTACTCCAAATCAAACTTCTTCTGAAACTGTGTTTGCAGATTTAAAAACATTTTTTGAAGATAAGTGGGCTTGGAGTAAAATTGAAACAAATTATCCTGATAGTGAGTCCACCGATTATAACACTTTGACATTTTGGATTGATGGTACAACGTACTTTAGAATAATGTTTGACCCTGCAAAGTCACGTTATTGGGCTGGGTGTGGTGAATATGACTCTTCCCAAACGTCACCATATGCTGATTATGTCAGCTTTACCTATAGCAAGTTTGATAGTGTCATGTTGTATACTACAAGTCGGGGAATGTTGATTTTGTTTAAAAGTGGAGATAATGACTATGTATTAGGTGGGGCTATTGCAAAGATGAGAAAGCTGTCCGATGATACAGAGATAACAGGTTTCTTTACCCCTACTTCAAATTCAGGACATCAAGGAAGTAAAATGGCAAGTTTGTATAATATGTTTAGTCAAAGTTTGCACAATGGCGGTACGAACCTTGTACCACAAGTTGATTTTAATATACCATTGAATAGCACAGTTGAGGGACAATACGCTGCTAAAACTGACGGAATATTCTATGTTTATATGGGACAAGACAGTGTGTTTCCTGCTGACGGAACTGTTGTAAAATTCACAATGAATGGTGTTAAATATGTAGGTAACTGCAAAATGGTTTTAGCCGATTATTCGTAAAGGCGGTGTACAGAATGTCTAAAATGAATAAGCTGATTAAGGAAAGTCAAGATAATAAAAAAACACTTGGTTACACCTATGGAACGGTTAAAAGCTACGACTCTACAAATTGTACAGCCATTGTTTCGCTATTAGAGTATAATGGTGCTGAAAAATCTTTTCTGAATAAATCAGGTGAGATTTTAAGCATGGGAGACAGTGTGTGGATCTATTTCCGTGGTGGCGGTATAAACGCTGGCTACATTGCTATTAGGAATGGCAAACCCATACCTCTAGGAAGTCAAAATTCTAGTGTAGGACGATTTGTTGAATACGTTGATAGTAATGGTCATCATCACATTTCGGAAAAGTTTAATTATTATGGCAATTCTTATTGGTATACTATAACCCCTGATGGAACAAAAAAGATTACTATTTATCTCGAAAATATTGCTCATGGTGATTATAACCATGTTGAAGGTCAAGCAAACCACTGCTACGAATATAGTTATGACAGCAATAATTATATTGATTTTTCAGAAATGAAAACTCGCAATATACCCTATCTTCGTGAAAATAGCAGTTTAAATTCCTTAACAGGTTTTAATAATACTAGCGTTGGTGGTATTTCTAATCACATCAGTGGTACGTGGAATACGTCTGAATATAGTGTGGCGGTTGAGTGTAGCGGTACAAAAAATACTATTTCCAATTCTCGTGATACATATGTTAGTGGCGTAGATAATATACTAGAGGGTGTAGCTGATAGTATTGTAGTTGGTCTATACAATATTGTTAAGGGTGACAAAACTAAAGACCAAATGGCAAAATATAACGCCGTGTTTGGAGAGCAAAATTATGTTCTTAATTATGATAGATGTCTTGTCGCAGGTACATGGAATCACGCCACGGCAGATAACCAAACCGTTATAGGTATCAATGCAAAATCAACTTATAAAAGCTCGGAAAATGCAAGTATACTATTTAATATAGGAAACGGTCAGGAAGAAGATGGTACTCTAACTCAAAATTCTGCAATGCAAGTGGACTTTTCAGGCAATGTTTATGCTGGCGGTGCGTACAAAACTGTTGGTGCTGACTATGCCGAATATTTTGAATGGCTTGACGGAAATGTTGACAATCAAGATAGGATCGGATTATTCGTTACGCTTGACGGTGATAAAATCAAGCTTGCAAATAAAGACGATTATATACTCGGCGTCATATCAGCTAATCCGTCTATTGTTGGTAACTCTGCTGAATTAGATTGGCATGATAAGTATAAAACAGATGTTTATGGACGGTTGATTTATGATGAGTCACACAATCCTATAGTCAGTAAAAACTATAACGATACGCTTGAATATGTTCCTCGTGGGGCTAGAAAAGAGTATAGCAAAGTTGGCTTGTTAGGACAGTTAGTAGTTCAAGATGACGGAACGTGCGAGGTCAACGGATATTGTACGGCTAGTGTGAATGGCGTGGCAACCAAGTCAGATAGTGGTTATAGGGTTATCAAACGTATTGATGAAACACATATAAAAATAATACTTAAATAGAAAGAGGGCTAACAACCCTCTTTTATTATTGGAGGAAAAGTTATGAAAGAGATTATTACTCAGATGATTACAGAGTATTTGCCTGTAATTTTAACAGCGGTTATGACGGCTATTGTCGGTTTTGTAAAATCGAAGTATACAAAAATCGCAAATGACAGCATTAAGAAAGATGTGGCGGCTACAACGGTTAAGTACATAGAACAGATTTATAAAGACGTTCACGGCACAGAAAAGCTTGAAAAGGCTAAAGAAACCATGCTTGCCCTGCTTGAAGAAAAGGGTATTAAGATTTCCGATGTAGAGCTTGTCATCTTGCTTGAAAGTGCTGTTAAGGATATGAATTATAAATCACTCACAGATTTTATTGACGAGGTTAAGAATGGCGGTGAGTAATTATGAGCACGGTTAAGGAAATTGCTACCTACTGTGGAAGTATTACAACCATTTTGGCACTGATAACAATTATTGTTAAACCAATCAGGAATAGATTTGTAGAGTGGATTTCAAAAACAAGTGGCAAAGATAATCTAAATAAAAAAATAGATAAATTAACAGTATTAGTGGAAAGACAGGTAGAACAGAATCAAAGCATGGAAAATGAGTTACAAAAACAAAGTTTGGCTTTGCAGGCCACGCTGAGAAATTCTATTTTAGCAATTTATAATTCAAGAATGAAAGAAAATAGTATTTCACTGTACGAAAAAGAAAATCTCGCAAGACTATACGAAAGCTATTCATCTATTGGTGGCAATAGTTTTGTACATAACTGTGTAGACGAATTAAATAAACTGCCTGTAAAGGAAGATTAATTGGAAAGGAAGTAATTTTTATGGCAACAACAATAAAAGGTATAGATGTTTCTCATTGGCAGGGTACTAATGTAGATTTTAACAAAGTAAAAAGGGCAGGATATGACTTTGTTATGATAAACGCAGGCTACGGCAAATGTATCGGTCAGAAAGACGAATGTTTTGAAACCAATTACAAAAAGGCAAAATCAGCAGGACTTAAAGTTGGTGCTTATTGGTATTCATATGCTCTAACATCAGCAGATGCCGAATTAGAAGCCAAGGTGTTTCTTGAAGCAATCAAGGGTAAAACTTTTGAAATGCCTATTGCTTTTGATATAGAAGATAGTACACAGTGCGATTTATCGGCTTCTACTATAGGTAGTATAATTAATGCTTTTTGCGGTTATTGTGAAAAGAAAAATTATTATGTAATGCTTTATAGCTATGCTGCTTTTCTTAACAGTAAAGTTCCTAGTGATTGTAAAAACAAATATTGTGTATGGCTTGCTGAATTTGACAAGTCAAAGCCTTCATACGGTGGTAGCTATGGTATGTGGCAGTACACAAGTAAAGGCTCGGTTTCAGGTGTAAATGGAAACTGTGATTGCAATTATGCCTATAAAGATTTTACCGCAATTATAAAGAAAAAGGGTCTTAATGGTTTTAAAAAGCAAAAAAACAATGAACTTTCGATACTCGAAAAGTCTGGTTATAAAAAGGGTGATAAGACCAGTGGTGTTCTTGCTCTAAAAGAAATGCTCATCATAGCCAAGGCAAGAAAACTTCACAACGTCACACTTGACGAAAATAGTATATTTGGCGAGGGTACTGAAAAGGCTGTTAATGCTCTGCTGAAAAAGTGGGGTTATAAGCAGAATAGTGTTGCAGGTGAGAAGTTTATCAAGAAGCTTGCAAGTGCTATTAAGTAATATCGTTGTTAAAGGGCGAGGTAATACAGCTTCGCCCTTGTTATATTTTATTTATACGAAAGGAAGATGAACTATGGCGTATTGTGCTACAAACGGAAACCTGTATGAAAACGGAAAAGCTTTTGAGCTGAAAGTTGGCATTGGTGCTGATTTTAAAGTACAGGCTTCGGGAACTGGTAGTTTTCAGGTTGTAGGAAAACTGACTCAGAATGGTGCAGAGGAAGTGCTTATGATGGTTGATCTGAGCGACTTCTCAACAGTTGATACGATTACAACAGAAAATGTTTATGCAGGAGATGTTAGTGGTTACTATAGTGTAACTGTTAAAAATGTCAAGGGTGTAAACAAAATTTGGGGAACTATAACATATTAAGGAGGTGGATTTATGGCTACAGATATTATTGCTAGAGGTATGGCGGCTAATGCTAAAAAGTCTGTCACTGAATTAGGCAACAAGGTTGAAAGCGAAAAGTGGATTGGCACAAAAGCCGAGTGGGAAGCCGTTGATAAATCCACTATAAAAGACGGCACAATTGTATATATCACTGATGATAAAACGGTGATTTTATACGATAAAGCGGAAATGGAAAAGATAGCCGCACAGGTCGCCGCAGACAAAGCAAGTGTAGCTGCTGATAAAGCTGATATAGTTTCTATGAAATTAGAGATATCTAATACTGCTACAAAATTAGATACTGAATATAATAATTTAACCTCTAACTATTATACTAAAGAATTAGCCAACAGTACATTTGCAACTAAAACAGAAATTAATAATACAAATAGTAATGTTAGTCAGCTAAAGGAAGACATAGATGATTTGTTGACTAATGTTAAATCAAAAAATCTTCTTGATAAGACAAAGGTTACAACTTCTCCATACAACTATATCAATCCGAATGGAAACACAGAAACGTATGGAAATAATTTTGTCACAGATTATATTCCAGTTGAATCTGGCAAAGTTGTTACTTTATCTCGTTATTTGATATCTTCTGGTAAATTCATACAGAGCAGTTATACATCAATTTGCATGTTTGATGCAGATAAAAACGTAAAAAGCGGTGGAGACTACAATAAGACTACTTGTACTATTCCAAACGGTGTAGCATTCGTTAGGATTACACTTAATAAGTCCTATTTTTTAGATGTTGATTCGATGGTCGAACTGACTGATGATGGCGCACCTACTATATACGAACCTTATTCAAGTGCATCAAAAAAGTTAACAGATGAAATAATTGAAAGTAGCAAAATCGCTACTATTGAATATGTTGACAGTAAAAAATACACGATGTCATTGCTGACTGACAACATCGGATGTTCATTGCCAAAAAGTGAATATTTTATGACTGTTGGAATTGAAGAAAGTTGGTATACAGATAGCTTTGCAACCCCTAAAGGATTTTTTGTAAACATGTACAGCGGTTCACAGGCAGACAGACATGACGGAAAATATACGTTTTCTAATATCTCTTCATATTATGGTAACAACGCATATTTGTGGAATCTGTACGACATGCTATTGAATCTCGTGAAGAATGAAGCGAACACAGGAACTGGATATGCAAGGAATTGCAAATCATTAAACCTTCAGGATTGCTCGCTTCTTTGCATTGGAGATAGCACGGTAGGCCATGATGTTATGACCGCAAAAATCAAATCTTTCTTTACAGAAAATGGCAAAACCGTTACACTTCTTGGCACTCTGGGGGATGGAAAAGGAACTGGAAACAATAACGAAGGTCGTGCGGGATGGACTACATCTGATTACTTCACAAACAAAACATATGACGGTGTTGTTAATCCATTTTATAATCCATCTTCACAGACGTTTGATTTTGCTTACTACATGAGAAATCATAACTATTCGTCTGTTGATTTTGTAGCAATTCAGCTTGGCATCAATGATTTGTATAATTTTGATGATACGAAAATCATACCTACATGGGAAAACATCAAAGCTATGATTGATAGCATTCATGCGTTTAATCCATCGGTGAAAGTTATCTTGAATCTTCCAACGACTCCTAACGCTGACCAGTCGAAGCACTCTGTATTTGAGCCTTTGTACAGAAATAGGGTTGTTAGATATTGCGATTATGCTACGACAAAAGCGAAAGAACTGTATCCTACTACAAGAGTTAGAGTTTCATATAACCATCTTATTTTGAATCCAGATACTGACATAAGGGATAACGTTCACCCTACAAATGGAGGGTATGAGAAAATGGGTCTTGAGGTATGCAATCAGATTAACTGCTGGCAGAATTCTTAATTAACTAAAGAGGGCTATAATAAACTAATGTTATTCTAAAAATATGGTGGAGAAACTGGGATTGACGGAAGATAATTTCCGAAAGCCAAAGGTCACCGAGATAGACAGGATAAAGGCAAACGTTGATTTTCTGGCTATGCTCAGTGGTGTGGAGCTGAATGAGGTGAGCGGTGATGAGTAAGAACTACATCAAGGTCAAGAGATACTATGACAGCCGTTTGTGGTCGGTTGCTATGGTGCACACCGCCGTCGGCAAGTGGACCACAGCCGAGGAGTATGAGAAAATTACGGGGACGAAGTATGAAAGCGAGGATAATGAGGATGGTGGAAAGACCAAATGAGCGTAAGTATATATAATAAAACTGATAACAAGCTTAGTTCACTAGCAAACCAAACGGAGCTTATGAACAATGACGGTACGGCAGATATTACAAGCCAAATAGAAAATTTGACTACCTCGGTTAAAAGAAACACAGATGAAATATCTATTCTGAGTGGAAGTTGTGTTCGCATGGAGAAATTAAATCGTAATGCTCATATCGCAGGTGGCACATGGAATTGCAATGATCCAGATAATATAAATGGGCTTCTCGGTCAAATAAATCGTGGCAATATTTCCGAATTAGGTCTTGGTACAGAACTGAAAATAAAAGGAACTATTGAAAATGTTCCTTGTATCGTTGATGGTGAAGAAAGTACAAAAACGGTAGAGTATGATACTTATTTTGTATGTGTAGCTGTGGATTTTCTTAGGACTACAAAAGCCTCAAGTGAAAAACGGTCATATACATTTATGCCTTTTGGCTCACCAATAGGAACAAATGTTATTGATAACGCTACAGGCTTAGATGATATTCACGCATACTCTCAAACATTCATTCAGCAAAAGGTTATGCCTGTTTATACTGCGCATTTTAAAAATATTTTTGGAAATAATCTTGCTGAGTTTTCAGACCCATTACCACTTATGATTAACAAATCAGCCACAAGTTACACTTATGTCAATGGTGGTGGAAGAAGTGTGGAAAACTATGGCTATAGTGATAGCTATACCTCCTATTCGCTTAGATTACCGAGTGAGCCTGAGATTTTCGGACATTATGTTACCTCAGGTTGCTATGATAATTCAGGCATGGAGTCACAGTTGCCATACTTTGTTAATAAGCCAATTACTACGGCTTTAACAGGTTTGGGTTATGACACTACCTCTGGAATGTGGCTATCGTCATATTCGGGTATGAATTATTACGGATATTATAATATTGATAAAAGAACAATTCACGTAAGACCAGCCAATGCTGAGTTTGGCATTTACCCACTTCTGACATTGGTTCAGAAATAATTTTAGGGTGCTAGATTAATTTCTAGTACCCTATTTTTTTACGCTTGACGAAATATAAATAATTAGATATAATAATATTACCTAAAGCGAAAAGGTTAAAAAGAAAATATTGTTAAGGGCTAACGAGATAGTTGAAGAATAGTTTCTATGAAATAAAGATTTTATTAAAAAATTACAAGGATTTTATTAGAAAATTATAAGACAGAGTTTTATGAAAGTCTTATAAAAGTCTTATAAAATTTATATGTACAAAACAGCAAAAATGACAAGCCAAATTTGTGCAATGATACAAAACATAGTAAAACGTGTTGACAAACCACTACAAGTCTGATATAGTATAAATGTCAGTTATGGCGATGCCATAGCTTGTGAGTTGAAATATATTTGTATTCTATGTGTAACTAATTAAGTTGCAAGAAAAAGGTGTGTTCTTTATGAATACACCTTTTTTATTTACATTGCAGTAAAATGATTGCCAAATTTATAGCTAGTTAAAATTATAAAAAAAGTTTGTAACGTCTTGACAAATAGATTTTTTTATGCTATATTATATATGTCAGTTGTAGTATTGCTACAGCTAGTGAGTTGAAACATATTTGTATTTGGTACGACCTAATAATTGGTTGCAAATGCAGAAAATAAGGGTGTGTCCGTTGTGGCATACCCTTATTTTTTTGCTAAAAATAGAAAAAATGAAACAAAAAGCAGGGCATTAAAATAATACCCTGCTTTCATTTTTTTACAAATTGTAAAGTCTATTGTTTAAATATTCTCTGCCACATCTCATAGGAGGGAGAACACTTTCCATTACGCCAGTTTTTTATTGTTGTAATACTAACATTGCATATCTTAGCCAATTTGCGTATAGATAGATTGTGCAATTCCATATAGGAGCAAACTTTTTCCTTTGAGTGTGTTTTAAAGGACAAATAATCATTCATAAGATTTATGTTTAGTACATCAGATATTTTTTTCAAAGTATCAAAGTTTTTATATTGATCCTTTACTTCGTCACGTTCATACTTGATGTAATTATCATAACTCAATCCTGTTAGTTTACATATTTCAGTTATAGATAAACCATTATTTATCCTTGCTTTTGCGATGCGGGTAACAAGCCTGTGATTATCGTTTCCACGATTCTTCAACTGCAACTGCTGTTGACACATGACGGAAATGATTTTCTTAGGTATTTCAATTGGCTTATTCTGATAATTCTGAAATACCTTTAATAAAAATATTGATATTATTGCCGTCCCAAACTATCCTATCAACTATCTTTTTAACAAACCCTCTTTTTTCTACAATAGTTAATTTGTCAAAATTTTCTTTAAGATATGCCATAGCATCTGTTAAGCTGTTTAACCTATCATTCATCTTTGCTTGAACAATATTGGTATCTTGCAACTCGTCAATTCTTTTTTGAGTTATTTTATTTTGATTTAATAACTCATTTATTTTCTGATTGTAAACTTCAACCACTTGTTCTGGCGTATCATTTTCAATAGATAGAGCCACGATATTCATAAATTTATTCACCGTGTTCTTATTGGCTTCTATTTGCTTTTTTAAACGTCCAATTTGTTTCTGCAAATCATTGTCAATATTTATAATTTGTTCTTTTAAATTTTGAATTTGTGAATCAACAACTCCGTCTTTTATATCGAAAGAAAATAACTCGTTTAAAACTATTTTATCTAATTCGTCTGCATTGATGTTAGAATTATTGCACTCAGTTATTTTTTTATCCATTTTGTTTTCACAAATATAAAAGGTATTTCCTGATGGATATTTTTTTGGTCGCATATAAGCTCCGCATGAACAGAACAGTACACCCGATAAAAGTGAAGTATTGCTAGTGGAACGTCTTTCGTTTGCTTTCCCACCGAAACCATCTTTTGAATTTGCCTTTAATTGTTGCTGAATAGCCACCCATTCTTTGCCTGCCAAAATTCCTTGGTGTTCTGATATAGTAATAATCCATCGATCATATGATTGCATTTCTCTTTTTTGTCCTGAAAACCTATTATACGGATAAATGCCTTTCTTGCCATTGCAATCGTCAAGTGTGAAACAAACATTACAGCCTAACTCAGTGAAATAATTTAGGCTATCAATATCCGCAATGCAGTAGATTGGATTGGTTAAAATGCGTTTTACATTAGATTTATGCCAATAGTTATTTTTTTGAGTTTTATAACCATTCACAAACAAATATGTTTCTACTCCGTTAATGCTACCAAGCTGTTTATATTTACTGAAAATTATATTTACCAAATCTATTTGACTTTCATCAATGATAAGTTCAAAATGTGTCCTTTTACCATTTGTAACTTCAATGGATTTATAGCCTAATGGTGTCGTTCCTCCGAGCCAATGACCTTCTTTTGCCAAAAGATACATATTATCTTTAATACGCTCTGCTATAGTTTCTCTTTCTAACTGTGCAAAAACCGCAGCTATGTTCATCATTGCACGTCCCATAGAGTTACCTGTATCAAAATGTTCTTTTACGCATACAAATGACGTATTCTTTTTATTTAGCTTTTCAATTAAAGAAGCAAAGTCGCCTACATTACGGCTAATTCTGTCTAATCTATACACAACTATTAAATCAAATGGTATGACATTTTCTATTTCTATCATTTTTTTAAATTGTGGTCGGTCAAGATTTTTACCGCTAAAGCCTTCATCTTCAAATACTTGTATGGAATGTTCTTCGCCATTATAATTTGTAGCGATATAATCTCGACACATTTCAACTTGATTTCCAATACTTTCACCTTTGCCTGTAAATTTTGATTTTCTTGAATATATTGCTATTCTCATTTATATGTCTCCTTTTTGTAGATAGTCTTTCATTATAGCATATTTTCTGAAAAAAGTCAATAAATATAAAGGTGTCCGACAATATTTGCCATTGTCGGACACCTTTATATTTATGCTATTTTTTTTATCGTATCAATAATAACAGATGAATAATAATCATTGAATTTATCCATGTTGTTTGGATTATGTATAATGATATTTATTGGTATTTTCTTTTTACCTTTTGTTACCAAAGCTGTTTTGCTTTTTTTCATTTTTTTATTCATAATCTTACTTCCCACTACTACCAAGGCGACCTGTACCCCTTTCTGACGGAATGGCTTTAAGCTCCTCGTATGTATATTCTTCTATCTCAACTTCTGGAACAGGAAGTACAAGAGCCTGACAAATGGCTTTTTCATATGGGTATAAAATGTAATTAGCTTCTCCATATGAGAATAACAAAATACTAGCAAAATCGTTAAAGTCAGTAATAGACTCTTTCTTGCAAATAACTATCGGTACGTCATTTGTATTAGTAATTGGAACACCCCACTCACCACGATAGCCACTGTCGATTATTCCACACCTCTGTGCCATGCCCTTAGTGCCTGTTGAACTTCTCTCGTGCAATACGAAACAGTAATCTGTATCACAAGCTGAAGCTATGCCTGTCGGTATTATAACCGTAGTATGTGGTTTTATTATTATGTAATCTTCATCAAAACAAGGATAAACGTCATAGCCTGCATCTTCTAGTCTTTTGGTTGGTATAATTGCGTTTGGTTTTGTCTTTGCAAATTTTACTGTTGTTATCATTTTATCTCCTTTACTTTTCTTTTGCTTTATGTTATAATTAATAGAGTCATTAGTCGCCACCATTCAGAAACATAATATTGAACACATTATAATTTCTATGGTGGCTAATGACTTATTTGATGTCAAAGGGTTTGCTTATATGTAAACCCTTTTATTTTTGTTTTGTGTGGTTAATCGCACCACAATACTACTTTGTTTTGCTTTAGGCTTTCTTGCACATCAATGACCCTCTGATTGCTTGACCCTCGCCATTTTAATGTTATGTCACGTTTGTCATCTTCGTATTGACCGTCAATGACTACATCAAGATATTTCATAATAGGCAAGTCTTTAATTTCTTCCCACTTATATCCTGTGTACAACCATTGTGTTTTTGTAGGACAAAGTGCTGTTATCATATTAGATATGTTTGTTACATATGCACGATTTTCAGGGCAAAGTGGTTCTCCACCAAGAAATGATACACGCTGTATGAAAGGTTGTTTAACGGCTTTTATGAGAGTATCGTATTCATATAAGTCAAACTCTTTGCCACCATTAAAGTCCCAAGTGCTAGGATTAAAGCAATTAAAACAGTGAAAATGACAGCCTTGTACAAACAAAGCGACCCCAATGCCTTCTCCATTGCTAATATCCATTTGTCTTATACTAGCATATCTCATTGTTTATTCTCCTATATTATGGTTATCAAGGTGAACATACCTCTGTTTAATTTCTTGAGTTCTGCCTTGATTCCAAAAATTGCTACCAATATCCTTTTTTACCCTCGGTTTCCCGATATTTATGAGGGGAGTAGACTATACAATTTAACAATATTATTATTCGTTTTATTATAAACAATTTAATATTATCAATAGGTATTATAGTCGTTGAACGTTCTCCTTCACCATTATGTGTTAAGGAGCTTCGATGCGTTTGAGTGACTTGCACACTCGATTGTCCCTACCCTAATTACTTTTTATGGTTTCTATCCTGTCGGACTATTGAATTTTAAATTCGCACCACCGTCACGTTTATCGTTTCCAATTCCGTTGTGGTGAATTAGGATTATGGGGAGTTCTCCGCAGTTTAACCTATTTAACGTGGACTATATTGTTAAGTCAATCCACAAGTACGCCTAGCAACATTCATTTTATTTGTATCTCTATTGCCACAATTAGGACACTCCCAAATCAGCTTATTATTGTTATCAATGATTTTGATTTCTCCGTCATATCCGCATACTTGACAATAATCGCTTTTTGTATTAAGTTCGGCATACATAATGTTGTCATAAATAAACTTAATTACTTCAAGAATAGCAGGAATATTATTTTGCAAATCAGCACATTCTACATAACTGATCGCACCGCCTAGACTTAGTGATTGAAATTTACTTTCAATAGCCAATTTCTTAAATGGGTTGATTTTTTCAAAAACAGGAACGTGATAAGAATTTGTTATATAATCTCTATCTGTAATACCCTCAATAATACCAAAACGTTTTTTAAGACATTTTGCAAATTTGTATGTTGTGGATTCTATTGGGCTGCCATATAATGAATAGCCAATATTTTCTGCACTTTTCCATTGTTCGCATTTTTTATTAAGTCTTTCCATTACTTCGAGACCAAATTTTTCACCCACACTGTTGTCTGTATGACTATGACCTGTCATGTATTTTACACATTCATAAAGACCTGCATAACCAAGTGAAATAGATGAATAACCACCATAAAGATATTTATCTATTTTTTCGCCTTTCTTTAGTCTAGTAAACGCACCATCTTGCCACAGAATTGGTGCAACATCTGATAAAGTTCCTTTGAGTCTTTCATGCCTGCAACGTAAAGCCTTGTGACACAATTCTGTTCTTTCTTCAAATAGCTGCCAAAATTTATTTACATCTCTATTTGATGATAGGGCAACATCAACAAGGTTTATCGTAACAACGCCCTGATTAAATCTACCATAGAATTTGTAATTATCATTTTCATCTTTGTATGGAGCTAAAAAGCTTCTGCACCCCATTGATGGGAAGCAATTACCCTCTTTTAGTTCCTTCATTTTCTTTTCACTTATGTAATCTGGCACTAATCTTTTAGCAGTACACTTTGCGGCTTCAATAGTAATGTCCCAATATTTTGAGCCTTTTCTTATATTGTCCTCTTCAAGAACGTAAATAAGTTTAGGAAAAGCAGGTGTAACATAAACACCATTTTCATTTTTCAAGCCAAGAATACGTTGCTTAATAAATTCCTTAATTAAAGCTGCCAATTCTTCTTTGTATTCATTTGTTTCACCAAGGTACATGAATACAGTTAAAAATGGTGTTTGCCCATTAGTGGTTGACATACTGTTAATTTGATAATTAAAAGTTTGAACACTATCTTCAATTTCTTTTTTTGTATCAAGTCTTGCAAATTCTACAGATTTATCATAGTCTAGTCCACGATCTTTATATTTATTTAGATGATAAATATAGCTATCTCTAACGAAAGGGGCTAAATGTGTAAGTGTAATACTTGTACCACCATATTGAGAACTTGCTACAGCAGTAATAATTTGCGTTGCAATCGTAGTTGCCGTAATAAGTCTATGTGGCTTTTCAATCTTGACTTTATTAATCATTGTACCATTCTGCAACATATCTTCAAGATTTACAAGACAACAATTACTTATATGTTCTGCGAAATAGTCCATATCATGGAAATGGACAATGCCTTGCTTATGTGCTTCAACTACATCTGATGGCAATAGAAATCTTTGTGAAATATCCGTACTTGTAATTCCTGCAAGGTAATCTCTTTGTGTTGTGGCGAGTGTTGCATTTTTATTTGAATTTTCGTTATTCCAATAATCATTTACACCATCAATTAATTCAAGAATACTTTTATCGGTTGTATTGCTTTGTCTTACAAGGCTACGTTTATATCTATATGTAATATAGGCTTTTGCTACATTTCTGTCATAATCCATAAGCGTTGTTTCAACTATGTCCTGAATATCTTCTACTGAAATTTCTGCCATGGCTTCAAGCTTTCTGCACACATCACAACATATGTCGCTTGCAAGTTCAGCATTTATATCCAATGTATCAGGATAAACTTCATTATACGCTTTCAAAATTGCCTTACCGATCTTTGCTCTTTCAAACTTAACTTTAGTTCCATCTCTTTTAATTACTATTTTGCACATTTTATCACTCCTTGTTGTCACTTAAAACAAAATCTATTTTTTGTTCGCTTTCTATACGCTCTATGTTTTCTGGCTTTAAGTCTAATTCTATTTCTGTACCCATATCAGTTTTCATAATCATGTTAATTGCCTTATCAATATCGTTCCAATTCCTACAACGGTATCTTTGGTGTAGCATATGAGCGTTGTTTTCATATGACTCAAACCCAAGTCTATTCCATGGATAATCAAATAAAATTTTATGATAATAGCCACCAACTAAATTGTCTACGCAATCATCAATTAGAATATCAATATCTCCACTAAGCATTTGCTTGTTCTTTATGGCTATGAGGCTATCATACATATTTAAAAATGGAAGTTGTTCTTGTAACCAAGCTGCCTTACTAGAAATATTCTGTGGGGCTGTAGCTGTTACTATGTAAATTTCACAACCTAAATCATGGTATTTCTTCAATGTGGCAACACAATTTTCAAGCACTTTTATGTTGTCCCATACCCTCTTATCCGTGAAATAGTCATAAAACTTGTCTTGAGATACATTTTTAAAGAACTGTCTCATATTATAGGTAGTTATATTGGCAACGGACAAATTGTCATTATAGTCCTTATTATAAACATCAATAATGCTCTCTACTAAATTATTAATGACATTATCACAATCCACACCAATACGCCACGGTCTAGGTCTTATCAGATTTGCTTTCAGTTCCATTGGCATTTTCCTCTTTATCATTCTCGTTTAATTCATCAAGCATTTCGGTTACTGTTCTATAGGCTATTAGAAAACCAAGTACAAGCCCAACCAAAGCACCAATAATAAAATTAGCCATTCTTATCATGTTCCTTTCTGTATTTTTCGTATTCATCTCTAATTTGCTCCAAAGTACAAATTTTATACGGTATATGTCTGTTGTCACAATACAAAACCTCCGTGCGACAGCCTTTAGAGGATTGCCAATCCTTTGAACAAATAATCATTTCATCTGCAAGTTCTTCAAGTAACAACAGGGTCATGTTCAACCCTTGCTCATAAGTGGTACAATCGTAAAGGTTGCCAAACATTGCACTAGGATTGAGATACAAATTCTCAGGGTGTATTATAGTCAACAACCTTTGGCACTCATTTATTTTACTTAAATTTTCTTGCTTACCACCATATGGGTGAGATAAGTAAACAATGCTATTATAATGTTCTCTGTTAATTATGTTCAGTTTCGGTATCATTATCTCCCTCCTGCTTGGCTATAATTCTTTTCACATAATTTTTTAAATTTTCATAAGCTGTGTTTATGTTTTCATCATTATTAATAACGTAATCAACAGATGATTTGCAGTTTTTAAATTCTATCTCGTCTTGCTCAAAACGTTTTCTAGCTTCTTTAAATGCTTTATCAATATTCTTATACATTTTATAATAACGTCTAAACAGGCGATCATGCCGAGTAATCGGTAGGCAATCTATAAAGATAGAATAAATCTTTCTATTACCCCTGTACTTTTTACGGAGTTCATTAAGCCCTGTTTGGTCTACAACGTAAAGATTATATGTATCATCGTCAATCTGACTTGCCGTTACTCCATAATGATTACCAAGATAGTAGTTATAAGCCACAATGTCATTAAGTGCCTTAAATTCTTTTTCTGAAACAAATGTGTGTCCTTCTTCTCCTTTAAACCTAGGAGAACGTGTTGTATAAGAGGGTATTTGTTTCATCTTAAATTCATTTTCAAGCATTTTTACAAGTGTTGATTTACCACTTGCCGAAGCTCCAAGAATACAAAATAGTGGTTTAGTCATTTTTATTCTCCTTTAAATAACATGGGAACATTTCTTTACACTCTCCAACATACTTACACATAGGAACTAAAAAATCTTTCCAAATATCATCAAGTTCAATAATTTTATCGCACATTTCTTTTATAGCTTCTCTTGTTTCTTTAGCAGCCTGATTACACAATCTCTTATTGGCAATGTTCATTAGTTCTTCGCCATTGAAATCCCATATCATGTTTACAGGAGCGTCCTGTGGGGCTTTAGTCCTATCATAATCAGATTGTCTATCGTTTCTCTGAGATTTAACGTAAGGTTGTGCGTGAATGTGTCTCACAAGATGTACCGCTACCCAATTAGGGATATCTTCAAACAGTACCGAAAATCTTAGTCTGCGTATCGGTGAATGTCTTGCTTTTAATATTTTATATTTCCACTCGTCTGTCGGTGGTGTTTTAGCCTTTAGTCCTACTGTCACTAAGGCTCTTTGTTTTACTGCAATCCAATCTTCATTAGTTGGATATTCAAGTATTGTTACTTTCATTGTCTTTTCCTTTACTTTATAATAAATTCTGCGAACATTTTTTCTGCGTTCTTTTCGTGTTCTGTTGGCACAAACATTATTACCTCGTTTTCAAGGTCAAGTGCAAATATGCCCACTATACTACTTGCATTTACGCAATAATGGCTCTGCTTTAGGTCTATGCTATAGTCAACCATATTCGCAATCCTGATAAACTGCTGTACCTCTTTTACTGTAGTAAATCTAATTTTATATGCTGTATACTCCGTTACCATTTTCATCTGTCCTTTCTTGCTTGTTTAATTTGTTGCCATAGCAATCATATAAGCTCTTTGTACAATTGCTTTATTTCTAGCTTTTGTTATCTTCTGTCTTTCTTTGGCTCGAATGAGTTCGTCCTCACTCATAAAATATGTATCTAATTCTCTACACTCTGACTTGTAGCGTTTTAGCTGTCTGTTCTCCTCCTCTCTAGCTAAACGCTTTCTTTTTCCTGCTTTCTTGTCATATGCCAATTTTTAAATTCACCTCTTTTCTAATTAATTTTTTGAATTGATACAATATTACCAGAATAATTGCTATAAGTACCAATGTTGCCACTGCTCATAACATCAGGGTCAAGTGCATATGTATCAACTATAAATTCAACCACGTTCTTAAAACCATTGCCTGTATCTCGGTACTGATTATTATAGTCAGTATGAATATCAGCTTTACAATCGGCTAAAACAGCGGTGAACGAATTACCCATGTCGGTTGTAATTAGATAGCGTGTACCTATTTCTGTACCGTAATAACTTCCTAAAGCAATACAAACATCGTCACCTTGTCTGCGTATTCCCTGACTGTCCGTCCAACAATTCAGTTGTAACTGATATTGCAGAGAATTGATGTCCGTAATACAAGCATAATTCATATAGCCGTGAAATGAAGTGTCACCTGTTGGAATATCGTAAGAAACAAGTTCTATTTCTGGCTCTGCTTCAGACTTGGTAACTGTCGTTGTAGTTTCGGTTACTTTATGGCTATACGGCTTTGTAGCTCTTGTTTCTTTGGTGGTTGTAGTAGATTTAGTATTTGTTTTTACTGTATTTTTTTTATTTTCTACCGATCTAGTTTTTGTATTTTTAGTTATAGTGCTTGTGGTAGTAGTAATTGTATTAACTGTTGAATTTTTGGCTTTGTTTCTTTCAAAATTGTACCTGTAATCTTCGTTAATACCAACAACTTTTACAACTCCAAAACCAATAACTATTACGCAAATAGCAACTATAAGTTGCATTATTTGTTTTGTTGTCTCGTCTTTCTTTTTGTTCATATGTATTTATTCCTCATCGTCACAATAGCAATATTTGTTATAATAATCTTCTCCGTTCATTTTTTCGCAAGGAATATCGTTGTATTCGCACAAATCGTCAACGTTCACATTATGATTTGACAAATATTCAATAGCCTTTTCTTTGGCACATTCGCTGCAAAGTTCTTCCGAGTCATTGTCAATAATATAAAGCATATCAACCTCAGTTCCACACTTGTCGCATATTAAAACACGATAATCTTGACCCATGTAACAATGATGACAGGGAAGTCCGAGAGCAGTACAACCCACACAATCATTTCGTATCTCACTTGCCATGTTTTTATTCACCCCTTCACTTCTTTAAATCTGGCATAAAAACTGTCATTAATATCGTAAACATTATCATATGTATTACAACTTTTTCTACCATGACCGTCTATTAGTCTACCATTTTTTACTTCGTATACTTTTCCTTCCTGAAAGTTATGAGTGTCAAAGCAAGCCACCCATGTACATTTCAAGAGAGTATTCCAAGCATTATTTAACATTCTATTTCCTTTCTAGTTTCAGTATCAACCTCAAACAGTTTTCCAAATATGTAATAAAGTACATCAACCACAATAGAGTTACCTGCCTGCTTATAAAGTTGGCTGTCAGAACTAAAAGCTTGCGATCTATCGAATTGTTCGTCAGTAAATCCCATAAGCCTATAACATTCTCTAGGAGTTAATTTACGAACTCTGAAGCTTTTAGCTTCGGATTCAATTACAGCGGCTATTGGCTCTGCTATTTTAGGTTCAGTATTGCCACCCTGCATTGTAGTCAATGTTGGACTTATTCCCTCTTTTGAATAAATTCTGTTCGATGTTTCATATGGATAATAATTTAAGTCTCCAACTTTAACACAACGATTGGTTTCTAAAATTTGTTTAGGCTGTTTATAATCTGTTGCAACTAAAGTACCCATAATAGAATTTTCAGAATACACTGAATCACGTCGTCCTATAGTTCTAAAGCTAGGTTTAGTAGTTCCAATAACATTCTTAGTTAATGTTTTGTCGGTGATGATAAGTCTATTTTGTATATCTTCACTTAAATAATACTTTTCATCTACCTTATCTTCAAGTGCATCTTTAAGTCTGACTCCGTTATCAAAAGGCTGCGGAAATTCAAATTTGCCATCATCAATATCTTTGCGAACACTTATTACAAAGACTCTTTCTCTATTCTGAGGAACTCCATAATCTTTAGCATTTAAAACTTTCCAATATGTATTGTAGCCAAGTTCATCAAGCCAAGCCACCCATTCATCAAACTGTGGTTTAAACTTTTTACCCACAAGATTTTTGACATTTTCAAGCATTAGATATTTTGGTAAAGCCAACATTTTGTCAGCTTTTTCAAGTAGTCTTTGTACTTCATAGAGTAATCCCGAACGTGTTTTACCTTTTATAATACCTTCTTGCTTGCCACTGACAGATACGCTCTGGCAAGGAAATGAATATGTCCAAAAATCAGCATAATCAAGATGTTCGAGTTTACTAATGTCACCTAAATTCCTTGAAAGTTTATTAGCAAGCCAATATTTTTCAAGCTCTTTTGATTTACTATTTACAAATCTGTACCAATTATAAGGCTTATTTTTCTGAAAGTCATATCCAAGATTAATTTCTGTAAGCTGCCTAGCCATTTCTTCTCTTGTAGGATATTCAGCGTATGTATTTATTAGTTCTTCTGTAAGTCCACAATGTATAGAAGCATATGCCAAAACTGCATTATGGTCTATGTCAGATGTATGTTTTATTTCAAATGGTATTCCAAGCCTTTCTAGTGCTGAAATTTGTGCGCCTATACCACTAAATAATTCGTTTACTGTTATTTTTTCCGTTTTCACTATTTGTAAATCCTCCAATTTGTTCTTTATTGGAAGATAATTGCAATTATCATATTCACTCAGGTAGCTAATCTGAGCGTTCCGTTTTGTTTTATCTCTTATTTTTCTTAATAAAATGTTGGTTTTATATTTTAGTTGTTTTCAACTTTTCACGATCCAGCTAATGCTTTTACTAATGCTTTTGATTTTTCAATCCTATTTTTCATATCAATAGAAAACCTACTATTAGAACACTTAAATTTCAAAGGATATATCCCGTTATATTCCGCAAGATGTTCTAATGTAATTCTATGCTTATTTTTCAATTCAGCATATGTTTCGTGTGTACACGTTACTTGGTCTAGTTTCACAAGTTCGTCACAGCAAGGACAACGTGTTATAAGAATTGGCACTTTATAAGGAGGGCATTTGCCAAACTCATATCTACAATAAGGCTCGCCCATTGAAACTCGAAGCATTTCTTCTTCTGAGTGACCGATTTCACCTTTTTCATACAATTCTTTGGCTTCTTTTTCCTCAAAATAAAACTCAGAATTGCAAGCTTTACATTGCCCTTTAAATAGTGTTATACCCTCAATAAAATTTTCACCCAATTTGGTTACAAACATTTGTTGCCTCCATTTCCATCAATTAACTCCTATTACAATTATATAAACTCTGCATTATCAGGTAGTCTATCTCGAAATTCTTTAGGTACTTCACCATTGTGCCATAAATTATTTGTTACGATAATTTCACCTGTATGTAATTTAATTTTAAATTCTCTACCACCATATCCCCTAAAAGGACTATCACTCATTGGGTGAGCTTTGTCTAAGTAATAACAAATGCCATTAATAATAACGTGTTCATCCTTTTCTTTTATAATTTCAAGCCAGAACTTTTTATGGAAACATTCACTATTATCACACACTTTATCAAAAGGCTCTGCATGGCAGACTTTATGGAACACTCGACCGCAGATTTCACATTTTATATTTTGAATATTACAATCCATTTTGTTTATCTCCCAACTTTTACATCAGCCATTTTCTATATTTTCTATCTTGCTTACGCTTAATCTTCTTGGTATGGTTGTATATATAGTTCTCATAATGCTCGAATTGCATAGCCTTTGCATAGCAATATAACCATACCACAAAAAAGGTTAAAACCACCATTACACTTACTATAGTTTTGGTATGATGTAAGCCGTATTCGTCATAGAAATGTGCCATAATTGGCATTGTTAAAACAAAAGCACAAAAAGAAATAATACAAATAATAGTATATATTGTCATTCGTGTTTTGCACCATTGTTTAGAATATTTCACTACTTTAATTTCTTTCATCAATAAACCTCTTTATTGCCCTTTTGAGCATATTTCTCTATAACAAAAAGGTCAAATCCGTTTCTTACGAACTGTTTTGTAAGATCATGTTTTATGCCATTACCCAAATATGTATAGATATAACTCATTTGCTCCATTGTAAAATTAGTTCCACAAATTTTATTGAAAGCATTAGTATTGTCTTGCCAATATCTCATAAGTCTTTTGTCTCGTGAATATCTTAACGCACAAGAGCAATCTCGACTTAGCCACTCACAAAGTTTTACCTTGAAATCTTCATTTGTTTTCACATCGTCAAGCTGAATATAGACATTGAATTTTGGAATAAGAATAATCTCGTTATTTCGATTAATAAAGCTATTTGGGAAAACTTGCATTGCAAGTTTTATACTTTCCAGAAGTTTCATTCTGTCTCCTTTCAACCAATCCCAATTCTTTTTTGTATTTGTCAAGTGTAATTTTGCCCATTTTATAATCTAAAAGTGATATAAATTCTTCTGTAGAATTGCAAAAGGGAAAATTACAGTTATGAAGTTCTTTTCTTATCTTTTCTACCGCCTGCTCAGACGGAATATGCTGCTTACTCTCGTTGACACAGATTTCCGAGATAATAAATTCCATATGCTGATATTGATTTATTAGGAATAATAGTTGCTCTTTCGTAAGAGCGTTAAGAATTTTCTTTGAAATCATTTATTTTACCTCAATCCTAAATCATCAAGTGTTACAGGTGTGTAGTTGTGGAGCATACAACCTACATTTGCACACCTATAAGGGAAACCACGCTCTCTCATTTGTTTGGCATACTCATTAAAAGGTCTTGTATCTCTACCATTGTGAATATGCCCATACAAATAAAATTAAATCCACTCTATTGTTGGCAAGCCTTCATAATTATGTTCCCATACAAACCATGCAAAACACATAGTGCTTGCCCAAGGCTTCCCCTTTTCATCTACCTCACTACCATTACGCATTGGGTTTACTCTTTTAGAAAACACATAAATTGTTTTTATAGGAGTGTTTTTCCACATTTTCAATCTATCTTGCCCTTCAAGAAGTTGGATTTTGGCAAATATAATAACTTTTTCATTTGCTAAGTCCAATGATCGAAGAATAAATTCCTTTGCAAATTTGAATGGTGGATTGGTAATAATATTATCAAATTTACGTTTGTAATTATATGTAAGAAAATCAATGTTTGGAGTAATATCAATTCCAAAAGGACTATCTCTACCAACCAAATCAGTAGATACAATTTCTGAATATGGATAAAATTCTTTGAGGACTTTTGATATATGCCCTTGCCCAGCAGCAGGTTCAAGTATACTACCAGATAATTTTTCTCTTTTTAAAATGGTTTCTGTTGCATTGAATGGTGTTGCATAAAAATCATTAGTCACTCTTTCTCTTGTAGGAGACATTCCAGCTAGGCTTGTCCCAGTAAGTGTTTTCATTTAATGTTGTCCTCCTCAATAGTTCGTAATTAAGACTTCTATATCTTTTGTCTTGTCTTTTTTCTGATAATTGCAGTTTCCATAAGTGATATTTAGATAGTGGATTTTATATCCATGTTCCTCTGCCCAATCCTTTAATGTTAAGTTCGTCTTTAAATTATTTGATAACGCCCATTTCACATTTGAAATTGCAAGCATATCTCTCAAATCTTCCTCATCGGCATTAGTCCATCCACCATTTTCATTATAAGTTGCCGTGGAATTAAAGTATGGTGGATCGCAATACAGAAAATCATTTTTGCCAAACGCTACGCCGATGAACTCACGAAAATCAGCATTGGTAAACTTGCAGTCTTTATTGTTGATCGCTTCCGAAAATTCTACAAATCTTTCCTTTAATTTAGGATTAAAGTATCTTTCACCAAATGGCATATTAAATTCATCTTTTGAATTAAAACGCATCTGATTGTTAAAGGCGTAACAAATTAATGTATATAAAATAATAGGTGATTTGAAGACAGATTTATTATAATAGCCACGCAGCTTCAAATACCCCCCTATATTGATTTTCGACAAGTCATACTGTTCAATTATCTTATCTATTTCGCTAAGGATGCAATCGGTCTTACTTCTATGTATGTATTCAAGTATTTCCACTACAGGTAAATTCAAATCATTGTAAATGACTTCTTTTGCTGAAGCGTTAATTCCTACATTAAACCCACCGCCAAATAAGTCAATAAAAGTATCAATGTTTTTTGGAAACAACGGCAATATCTGCGGTAGGAGCTTGTATTTGCCACCAACATAATTGAGTGGGGATTTTATATATTTTTGCTTTATCGGTATCATCTCCTTAATAAAATTTCTCTTTTATTCAAATTTTAAGTGTCTAAAAGTGTGTATTTACGTTGTTTTAGAAAATGTATTTTTTTACCATTCGTTAAGTATTGGTAGTTTATCAACTTTTAAAATTGGTTTTGTCGGCAATGTCTTAAATTCCCACCATTCCGAACCGTCATATTTATAACGTTCAAGCCAGAAATCTTTACCAACAACAACTAAATGTCTATCAATCTCTTCAAAGATATAATCTGCATCATACTCAACGCATTTAGCTTGTTCCTCAAACTCCTCCCAAGTGTAATAACTGTTGTTCTTAATTCCTACCCATTCTACATCGGCAAGTGATTTACCATTCTGTTCAAGTGTTTCTACTGTTTCTTGCAATAAATTTATATTCATTATTGTTTCTCCTTTATTAGTTCGGAATTGTCATAAACGTTGCCGACAATTTCTAGTTCTTCGCCACAAACACTGTCGAAATCAACTGTGAATGTAGAACAGGTTATGATAAATCTAGCGGTATCATTATCCCACTCGACTTTGCCATAATCTTCGTCATAGCTGTCCCAAACAATATCCCCCTCAAAAATCTTCCTGCCGTTCGTGTCAGTAAGACCTGTGTACTGACCGACAGTTTCAGGGTCAATTTCGGCTGTATATAACGCACTTGCATAATCGGGAATGATATAGTCCTTTTCTTTTCCTATCCAACCATAGCGGCAGGGATAGCCCTGAAACCATTCACCATTATTTACACGTTTTCCTCTAAAAAGTATTTCACGCATTGCCGTCTCTCCTTGTTGCCAAACTTTCAATGCCATTTTCCAAGCACAAAACGCTCGTAAAACGTCCCCGTATATATCCTGTGATAGCGTTCTATCACCGCCCGGTCAAGGGTCGGATTGTCCTCCATCACAAAATGTCTATAGATAAGCCGTTTTTCCTCAGCCTTGTCAATCCACTCTTTCTTGAACCAGTGGTAAGGATTGTCAGGATTGCAGCTGAACCACAGCTTGCTCCCCGCCACTGAACACCTTGCCACAGCCTGCTCTATAAAGCTTCTGGGCATAAGTGCCGCCTCGTCAAGAAGCACCCCCGCAAGGGTCACGCCCTGGATAAGAGAGGGTGAGCCTTCGTCCCTGCCGCCAAAGTAGTAAAACCTGTTTTTCCTGCCACAAAAGCTCACGTCCATATAGTTCTTTGACGCGACCTCCACAGCCGTCATGCCCATGGCTTTCATATACTCCCTGAGTGCAGGCAGGATATTCCTTTTCAGCGACACGATAGTTTTTGAGCATAGCCCAAAAATGCACTCGTCAAAATTAGTCATCGCCCATGTCATAAAAGACGCCGACAAACAAAAGGTCTTGCCCGATCTGACCGCACCGTCACAGATTATCCCGTCGTAATCACTAAGCTCCCGTGCCGTCCACCATCTGAAAACAAACCTCTGATTTTCCGACAGCCTTGTTATTTTCACAAGCTATCACCGTCCATTCTTGTGCCACAATTAGGGCAGTAATTATAATAGCAATGCCCACAATAATATGCCGTTTCAGTTAATCCTTTGCATTCGGAACAAATCCATTGTTTATTGTCAATTGGGTCATTGCCAGGTTTAAGCCAGTCTCCATGCTTGACCTCCTGCACGTCTGCGGTAGGTACAGGCTCGTTTTTTGTGTTGTTTGCTATGTATTCTGAAAATTTTATGATACATTTTTCAAATCCTTCTCCTAAAACTATAAACGGGCAGGTGTCGCAACTCTTTGCTGTGCAGCAAAGTGCCGCCTCTACGACTTCCTCATCAGTGAATTTTCTACTCATTTTCAACCTCCTTAAAGAACTCTCTCGGTTCAAACCATTTATCTTTAATGATATTTCCTATTCCGACAACTAATCTATCTTCCTGTTTTACTCTAACATAACGACCTTTTATATCTTCCCATTTTGAAACGCCTACAACATACATAATTCTTGTAAGTGCCTCAAGTCCCTTTTCAGAACCTTTAAACGATGTTCCGTTGAAAAAAGCTAGGTTATAACCACCAAAACAAGTTCCCCAGCCTGAACCTTTAAGAACTATAGAAAAGGTAAGACAACAGTGATCGTCTATTCCCAATGACACATCAGTTATTTTGGCGTTTTCATAAATGTTTTCTACAGGTGTGAATTTATCCTTCAAGTAGTACAATGCGTTCTTTTTAGTTATCTGTGTGCAAGTCTTGTTAAACAATGGGCAACCTTTACAGTTGTACTTTACACAGTTTTCAAGTATTTCTATCAGTTGTTCTTTCATTAATTCCATACTTATCTCCTCTTTCCATAAATAAAACTAAATTTTTATTCGCCTTTCTAACTTATCTGGTATTTGGCATATAAAAAACCTTACCACCTTCCTCGGCAGCCTTCATAAGTTTTACTAAAACTTTCTTTGCTTCATCTTTAGAACTATACACACCTATTGTCACTCCACATTTAACAAGAGTATGTGCTGCTATATAATCATTAGTAAGAGCTTTAATAATTGCCTTTCCAGCATAAGAAGGACTATCTATATCTATCCAAATCTCAGTTAATGTATAAACACTTATAAGATTTTCTCCGTTTTGTGACATTATAAGCATTTTATAATCACTCCTTCAAAATAACATTTTTATGTATTACTTATTCATGTTTTTAAGTCTATATTTAGCTATATCTGCCCAATACCAACCTTCAAATTTACCTTTTCTTTCACAGACACCATTATCTATACCTATGTAGTTTCTATGTTCTAGTTGAGCAGCTTTAGGGATAGTTCCTGACCCACAGCAAAAGTCAACCACTAAATCTCCTGCATTAGAATAAGTACGAATAGCATACCTGCATAAGTCTAAAGGTTTTTGTGTAGGGTGAAGAGATATTTGTTGTTTATCTGTAGCAAATTTCCAAATACTTGTTGGGTAACGTTCTGTACTGTCATAAGTTGTAAGACCAAAATAGCCATAATTAGATGTTTTAATACAATTTATTTTATTTTCTGCGGTGCTTACTTTACGTTTATGTCCTGTTGTCTTTTGTGGATTGTAGGTAGGAAGTTTTTGATAAAACACCATTATATCTTCATGTATTCTTAAAGGCATTTTCTTTGCATTTAAGTGTCCGGTAGGAGTTGTTTTCTCCCATATAATATTGTATCTATGTAATTTAAGTTGAGATAACATCATTTTAGCTGTAAATTTATCTTGTCCAAAAAATAAAATTGGTGTAGTAGGTTTAGCTACTCTTATAACTTGTTCCCACATAGGTTCTATTGGAATAACATTATCCCATTTATTCTTAGCAGTAACTCCATAAGGTAAATCTACAAAGAACATATCAACAGAATCATTATCCATTTGTTTTAAAGCTTCTATACAATCCATATTGTATATATTATTTATTTCTAGTATTATTATCATCTCCCTCTGGCATAAAATATAGATTTTTTCCTTCATCAACAGCTTTCATAATTTCAATCATGACTAATTCAGCTTTTCCCCTCGTATATTCTCCCATATTTATTCCAAACGAACTTGCATCATAGTCTATAATACCTCGAATAACAACCGTTTCGTGTTTTACAGAAGGTTCTACCCATATTGACACCAATGTATTTGTATTTATTATTTGAGTTCTATCTTGTGATATTATAAGCATTTCATGTTTACCTCAATAAAAGAAAACTTTTATATTACTCATTCTTATCTTTTTTGCCTAGCAACCACTCAATCGAGGTCGGCTTTTTGTCTTCCCAAGAACAAAGATTGTTTAATACCTTTGTTATGTTGTTGACACTAATTGAATGTATTCCACCATACCATATTGCTTCTGCTTTGCAGGGGCGTGTTTCGTAAGCTACTAAAGCATTACGAATATCGTCACAAGCTAAATATCTATAACCCAACAAATAAAGTCCTTCCAAAACAGTTCTCTGTTCATCTGTTATTTTTGGTTTGCTTGGTTTATTTACCACATCACCAACGATTGTGCCTTTTACTGTAGGCTCATCGGTTGTAAATCTTGGGTTTGATATCCTTATGACAGTTTCGCCAGTCTTTCTTTCGGTTTCAATAGTGATTGTCTGCTTAAAATTATCAGCATCTGAGTCCATGTGTTCAAGTGAATTTTGAAATATCCAAGTATAAATTCGACCTTGGTCAATTTTTACATGATATTTAATAGAATTATCTACAAGCTTAGTGCCAACAATTGTTCCTGTAAAATCTGTGATTTTTACTCTGTCGCCTACTTTAAATTTTTGTTCAGCCATTTAACGTACTCCCTTTCTGTCACTTTATTATTAACGTTTTTCTTTTCCATACGGAACGTGTATAAAATCAAAGACATCTCCCATACCCAAGCCACCTTGATCTTTTGGTCTAATACAATAATCCCATATTTGAGGGTGAGTGATTTTCATACGCTCAAATCGATTGGGACTTTTCTCCAAATGACAGCCAAATCCACAAAACATACAACCTGTTCTTTTCTCTCCTGTTGTTGTGTACCCCCCCTCATCAGTTTTTACAACTTTGCCATATACAGAAGCTATTTGTAAATTATTCTTAATTATGTATTCAAGAACATCATTTTCAGTCCAAAATGATATTGGTTTAGATATTGGTCTAAGTGCTTCAAAAGCATTGCAACCAGTTCTAACCCATTCTTTTTTTCGCATACCACTTTCGTAAGCCATTGTTCCTAAAATAGCCTTTTTTCCACTTTGTTTTTCATAGTCCTTACAAGGCTTCTTCTTCATTATGTCGCAACATTGTTCAGAAATAGGAATATCACTATCTGCCAGCCTTTTATATCTAGATAAATTATATCTCGGTGTATATTTATCTTTAATCGCATCAAAATTATAAATCTTACACCAACGTGTATACGAGCCTTTTCTTGCGTAACGAATAATGTTTGCTACCTCTTTACTAATCAGAGGATAACCATATGTATCTATTATTTGCCGAAAATTCATATTCGGCTTTAGCCAAGTAACGTTATCAAACGTTTTAACAAAAGCCCTAAGTTCAGGATATTCAAGACCTGTATCAACAAACACAGCTTCAACATCAGGAAACAAATTTCTTACAATATGTAAAAGAACTGTACTGTCCTTCCCACCCGAAAATGAGATATACACTTGTCCATTCCAATAATTATACCATTCAAGAATACGACTTTGAGTTATTAGAACTTTTCTTTCTAAAGGTAATGCTTGCAACTCCTTTAAACGTTGAGTATCATGAACTTTATTATCATCTGAATATTTATCATTATTCAATCTGTATTGTTGCCTCCTTTTATAAATAAAATCAACTTTTTATAAGTTGCTCTATAACGTTCTTAATATCTTCAAATATTTCTTTGGTTGTCCATTTCTTGCCACAGTAACAAATACCAAAAATATAGTCATAACCAACAGTAGAGAAACTCCAACCAATATAATGACCCTTATTAGGATTTTTAATAGGAACAAATGGAAGTCCTGTATATGTGTTAAAATTAATTCCACCATGACAAGCAATATCATAAAATTCATTTTGGTTACTAGCATTATACAACTTATGCCCCTCTGGAATTTCTATATATGCACAAGGGTGAGTGCCGTAAGAAACTATAACATAATGAAAACCCTTGTAAATGCCTTCATCAAGCATATCAATAACCTTTTGTTCATTCTCTACAGAACCTTTATATATCATTTCTTTCATAGTATTTCCTCCTATCTCTTGTACTTCACAAAGTCTTTTATTTTGTAAAGCCATTTCTTAATTGCCTTTAGCACTCTTTAACCACCTTTCAACATATTAATTTTACTATGCTACTTTTGAGACTATATTTATAGTATACTACTACTTTTGAGATATGTCAAGTATACAAAATGTACAAATCTATACCATAAAAACTATATATTATTGTACAACAAACTCAACCAAGTGTTTCTTTGCGAAGCCTGCATTTTCAAGCACCTCTGAAAGGCACTAGGCTCGGCAATCAATGCACATTTAGTTTTGGCTCTGGTAATCGCAGTATACAGCATACAGCGGTCAAGCAGTTTATAATGGGTATTGTCGATCAGTACGATAACATTCTTAAAACCGCTACCTTGCGTTAAATGGCAAGTCAGACAGTAAGCCAACTCAATACTACTTAAATCATTTTGTAAGAAATCAATTTCCTTGTCGGCAAATTTAATTGTAACAACATTCTGCTTCTTGCCGTCTTTAATTGTCTGTTCAATTTTTGTAATATAACCCATTTCACCATTGAAAACATTTCTATCATAGTCATTCGTTCTTTGAATAACTTTCGACCCAAGACGAAATGTCTTATTACCATACCTGATCTCAGGTGCAGTATCAGGTGGAATTATCATATCTTGCAAGATAGAGTTGATTTCAAAAGAGCTATTTATCCTGTCCTTTTTACAAGGTGTCAAAATAATCGTTTCATCATAGCCGTCTTTCTTAGCTGCCATTGTATACAATTTAATAGCCAATTCACGCATACCTTCACGGCTCTCTCTAAACATATAGGTCATGTCTTGTAGTTCGCCAGTAACAACTTTCAGTTTCGGTTCAGGCAATGGGTTTTCTCCATTTCTAATTTTAACTGAGTCCGAAATAATACCTGACTTTTGAGCCTGTCTTAAAATCTTAGTCAGTTTACAACAAGTAAACGCATTACAATTAAGCAAATCATGAAAGATATTGCCACAGCCTATTGGTGGTAACTGACCGTCATCACCTACAATAATTACTTTTGCACCCTCTTTTATAGCAGAAACCAAGCTATAAAATAATGATGAATTAACCATTGAAGCTTCATCAAGTACGATAATATCACTAGACAATCTGTTGTTAGAGTTATAAACAAAACCTGTCTTGTTAAAACCAAGCAACCTATGAATTGTACTTGCGAACAAACCTGTTGCCTCAGTTATCCTGATCGCAGCTTTAGCAGATAAAGCACAAGCTGATATAGAATAGCTTTTATATATCTTTGTGAGTCCTCTTAAAATTGAGCTTTTACCTGTTCCTGCTCTACCTGTTATAAGCACTACAGAACTGCCACAAGCCTTATATATCTCTTGTTTTTGTTCGTCTGTATAGCAAAAACCTTGTTCTCTTTCTGCTTCTGAGATACCCTTTTCAATGTTAATCTTATAGTCTGTTTCTTGTTCATTGAGATTTTTTAGAATATCCAAAATAGATATTTCAGTTTTATATTGGCGTAATAGCCCTACCTTATTTTCTTCAAAATGTAGAAATATCTCATGTTGCTTTTGTGTGGATTTAAAGCTCTCGTACATTTCATAACAATCGTTTATGTTATCTCTGACCGCATTATCCAATACTGACTCTAGCACATATGAATGACCGTCATTGTTTCCAACACTCTCAAGATAATACTTGATAAATGCCACAACTCTTTTGGTTGATATCCTGATATCTAGATTTAACTTCAACGCCAAATCATCGACTCTCTTAAAACCCAAACCACGAATTTCTGTCATGATGTAAGGATTGTCAAGTAACTTTTCCTTCAATAATTGAGGGTTAGGTTCATTAGAGATCAATTTACTTATCATGGCATATGTTACACCCAACGGCTGAAGCATAATAAGGATATCTGAAATAACATAGTTATTCAATATATTATCTTTTATCCTATTCCAACTCTTTTCGCCCATACCCTTGATTTTTGTAAAATCAATTTCTCTATTATGAATAACATCATCAATTACATTTGGGTAGACAGCTAAAATGTTTTTTGCTTGCAGTTCTGTGACCTGAGTTTTCAAATATGCTATTTGTTGTTCTTCTGTCTTAGGCACATTTGCAGTAATGGAGATTGGAGTATACTGATACGAGTTATATTTACTATTAAAAGAGCAAGTAACCTCAGCATTGTACTCGACACCGATTGTTAAGCGTTGCATTTTACCTGCCAATGTGCTACCTTTTAACTGCCTTGGGTTGTCGCCAAAGGGATCGTCATAACAATCATAAAAATATGGAATGTCATTAGAAGTTGTTGTGAATGTGTACACTCCCCAATTACTATTTTCGTTATAAAATCGCTCCTGTTGAGGAATGATTTTAAACTTAAATGTTTTTTCTGCCATGTCTTTTCTTCCTTTCTGAAAGCCATTCAACATATGGTCGCATAGCCTGTATTGTAACTTTATCTTCATCTGTTTTTCTGCATTTAATAGCAACCTGAGAGCCTTTCTTGACTAAATCTTCATACTGTACAAGTTGACTATTCCAAAGAACTCCCTCTATAATACCGAAGGTGGAGTAAATATTCACAAAAGCAAATGGTTTTTTATTTCTGTCCTTTTTCTTTTGTACTCTGGAAATAACACCTACAACAACGCAATCATTATCATTCTCAACGGTTTCAAAGGTTGTTGTTAGATAGGGGAGTGCTTCTTCAAATGGGTTATTATGTATAAATATCTGTAATGCTTCAAACTCCCAAAAATCAGCGTTTTCAAGATATTTGTTATTGGTTAAAAGAAATTGTTTCAACCTATCTTCTTGCTGTAGGTCAAACTTTTCTTTCTTTTTCTGGTTTACAAGAGTGAGTAACAGATCTTTGTCATAGTCATACTTGCCGTTGCCGATACGATATTTTTCAATATCAATATCATAGTCAATAATAAGCTTGTTATATGTTGGCAACTTAGACAATTCTTTATATTCTAATGGTTTATACAATGACTTCAAATATTTCAATAGGCAATTCTTTTTATCTTTCGTAGGTATTGCACCTGACTTCATTAAGTTAATAATCTGAGTTTTTGTCAGTGTTGTTCTTGACAGCAAATCTTGAAGGTTTTTATACTTACCATTCTTCTCACGCTCAGCAACAATCTCTTGGGCTATTCGTTCACCAATGCCTGTAATCGCAGAAAAACCAAACATAACATTATTATCGTAAATAGAAAAATCGACTTGCGATTTATTAATATGAGGTGGCAAAACAGTTACTCCAAACTGTTTAGAGTCTACAATGTATTTATTTACCATACCCGCCTTATCTTTGTTCAAATTAAATAGTGCTTTGAAAAAATAAACAGGGTAATTTATTTTTAAATAAGCAGTTTGAAAGCATAGAACAGCGTAGCTATAACTATGTGATTTGTTGAACAGATAACCACCTTTAGTTTTCAATTCTTCACTAATCGTTTTGGCAATTTCATGAGAATATCCATTGTCAATAATTTCTTGGTACAGCTTTTCTGACTCTTGCTTAACAAGTTCAATATTCTTTTTGCCTATCGCCTTGCGGAATAAGTCAGCTCCACCATAGCTTCTGCCACCAAAAGTTCTTACAATATCCAAAAGTTGTTCCTGATAGATCATGCAGCCGTAAGTGCTTTCCAAAATAGGCTTCATGTCGGGGTGTATATAGGTAACAAGTGAAGGATCATGCTTACATTTGATAAACTCCTCCAAAGCTCCCATTGAATCAGGTCTATACAATGCCAAAACAGCCGACAAATCTTCCATATTAGTTGCTTGTAGTCTGAGCAACAAGTCTTTCATACCTGCACTTTCTACCTGAAACACACCATTCGTCAATGCTTTGTTTAACAGTTCAAATGGACTTCTATCATTTTCAAATTTGGGGTTGTTGATATTTATATCATATTCAGATAAGTGCAAGTCATTTTGAATTTCCTGTACCATTTTTAAGGTCTGAACACCAAGAATATCAAACTTAATAATGCCTATTTGTTCGACAAGCCTTTTATCAACCTGAATGACGTGTTCACCGTCAGAGCCTAGTTTCATTGCCATATAGTCGCTAATGTCAGTATCAACGATACCGACACCACCTGCGTGGCAACTAACTGTTTTAACTCTACCACTCAACTTGCCTGCTATGTCAAGCAACTCACTGTACTCAGGGTGTTCAGATAAGTAGTTTATGTTGTTGTTAATACACTCTTGGAATGTATTGTACGAAAACTTTTTGGACAGTTTATCCATTTCATTATATTTAAAACCTAGTATTTTACCAACATCTTTTATGGCTACAACAGGTGTTATATATGAGAAATTTATAATCTGACAAACACGATTTTCACCATATTTGTCAATCAGGTAATTTATTACTGTAGGTCTGTCTGAAACATCGATGTCCAACTTTACTACATTACATTTCTGCAATGAATAGACTATATCTTCACCATGCGTATTACAGTTCTAATAATACGTTTAGGCGTGTGGCACTTCGAGTCAAGAATTTCACTTGACCCTACGCTCCATTGAGCTAGTCGTTTGACGTTTTGTACTTATAATTTGACAAAGTGCTATACCTTTTATTAAATCATAAAATACAACTTCGCACAGGATTGTCATATCGTCAGACAGAACGACTTAGATATTCCCTGTTAGCTAATTAACACACCGCCATTTCCTGCGGCTACAATTATAATAATTGTTTAATTAACACCCTATATTTTATAGGTTCACCACACTTAACACATATGGTTTCCCATATGCTCGACCGAAAATCAATCTGGCATTGAAACTCTCTCAGGATTGAGGAACAATTTGTTATTAACCATAGGCTCTTTATCCTATGCTCTGGAGGTTTCCCTCATTTTCATCTGTTGGTTACTTCCAACCCAGTTTAGACTATATTTTTCAAACTTTTGTCTTTATCGCATATGTATCTATGCGAATTTTTGCTTTTTATAATTTATATAAATTTGTGCATCTTTATAAATAAAATCAAAAAAGTATCTGACGTCACGTTGTCTGTTAATACAAACGTAGTATGTTTTTATTTCATTGTTTTTGCGTCTTGAGTCCAGAACAACTGTAGGAGTCAGCCCAATATAATTTAAAATATTAACCAAACCATCAACAAATTTTTCAGAAGCACAGGTTATTGTTATTTTTTGATATTTTTTGTTGTTCGCTTTGTTCGTATTATTAAAAATACACCCATCGCCATCAAAGACACCTCTTAAAAATGACGAAATATATGGCAAGGGTATATTCGGAAATTGCTTGTTACTACTGTTCTTGGGTGTTAAAGACATCTTTTTTAATTCATTTATTGTTTCCAAATTAGTATTTATAATTGTATAAGAGCAATGGGCATTTTTACAATTCTTTGGCTGATATTCATATATTTTGCGTTTCACCACATCACAAAAATAAGGGTATAAATATTCTATAACTTCTTTTTGCGTTAGCGACAAAGTAACTCTTGTTTCAAGCACATCTAAATTGCCATCAGTGAAAATAAGTCCAAGTAAATAATATAAAATATCCTTATCTTTTATTTCAAAAATATTTGGATCATGTGCCATTTGTCTATATGAAGTAGCACAGCCATGACAACAAAATTTATTTTTTTTACTAATTTGTTTTGATGTAAGACACCTGCCACATTTTAGGCATTTGGGTTCTTCGTTTTGTAAAGTCTCTTTTCTTTTTAATTGTTCTATCTTCATCATTCCTTTTCTAATGATAAAGACAAAAGTTTTTATTCCGTCTTCGTGGGAAATTATTGGCTCTAAAGTCTCATTTCCTAGTCGTTACACACTTTCTTTTATCACTAAAAGATTTGGCTCGGTATTCCCTTTATCTCACCTAGTTATAGGTTTAGGGTTTCTTAGTCAGCTTATTCGTCTATGGTCTTGTCTCATTATCGGTTTGCTCTCAATGAGAAGTCTTAGTTTGCTGATACCGAATTAACGGAATTTAACGAGTGCAACCTATCTACGCTCAAAAATCAATCCATATTTAATAGGGTTTAGGTCAGTTATACCTATTGTATAGCATACAAGACTTCCTGCTCCAGAGCCACGTCCTGAACCTATTTTAACCCCATGAGTTTTCGCATAATTTATAAAGTCCCATACAATAATGAAATAACCGTCAAAATTCATTTGATGAATAATTCCCATTTCATAGTCTAGTCGGTCTTTCATTATCTTCTGTTCTTCTTTAGAAAGCTTGTCAAAATTTCTAGTTTTCCACCCCTCGTCAATAAGATGTAAAAGAAATTCATTATTAGACTTATATCCACTTGGCAGGGGATATGTCGGTAACTGTGGGTCTTGAAAAGGCATATGTACTTCTTCTATCATATCAGCTAAAGCATTAGTCTGATTTAAACCTTTTGTAGCATTATTTACCCCAATTTGTTTATCCATAGTTGTATGAATTTCTTCTTCGCTTTGCAGATAACAGCCTTCGTAGCTTTCAGACATTGTTTCAGTGTCGTGGGCTATCTGAACGTGCCTACCCTGATAATATAAATCTTCCTTTGTGGCTGCGTGGCTATCTGTAGTAATTATGTATGGAGTGTTTGTTACCTCAGATAGTTTCAAGATCTTTTTATTGTAATTAGTTTGTTCTTCTGATTTGTGAGATTGCATTTCCAAATAGAAATTAGGAAATAACGATTTGTATTCTTCGATATATTTAACACAAATATTAAAATCACTTTCTTTAGCTAATTTTGAAGCCAAACAAGCAGAACAAATAATTAAATCTTCTGCATACGGAGCAATATCTGAAATCTGCACTCTAGGCTTAAAATAAAAATTTTCAAGATTTGACTTAGTGATAATTTTATTTAAAGCCTTTCTGCCATTCTCATTTTTTGCGAGAGCGATAAGATGAAAATACTTATTGTTCTTATCTTTTACAGCCGTATCGAAACATTCATACAGCTCTACGCCATATATTAATTTAATATCAGGATATTCTTTAGATAGTTGATCGAAATATATCCATGAATATTGGTTGCCATGTTCCGTAACTGCATATGCTTTAATACCGACTTTTCGGCATTGTTCAAGCATTTCTTTTGGTGTACCATAGCCGTCCAATAACGAGTACATTGTATGGTTATGTAAAGAACTGTACATTACCTTTCAACCTCCTCATATTTCAAAATAACTATTTGTGGGGTAATTACCCCCTTATATTCAGAAACATTTAATTGACATAGAGCGTTAATACAAATTTCATCATCATATCCGTTCAAAAAGTCTAATACTTTATCGTCACTAGGATTACAGAACTTAATTATTGCAATGTTATCGTCAGTAATAAACTTCCATGTATCTTCATTTTTACCCATGACAACGCCTTGGTTATGCTCCAAAACTATATTATTAATGACAAACAAAGGCTCTTTAATTCCTGTGCCGTAACAATTCTCCAATGATGTAACATCGGAAATCATTCCAATATTAAATTCGTCATAATCAAAACAAAAATCTATTGGCAAAGGATTGTCTGAATTAATATTCTTATTTAAAACTTTAATTGCTTCAGCCACGTTCTCAGCTTTTATCTCAAAACCGAAAGCATTTGCGTGACCCTGACACCAATTAAACAGACCTGTTTTAAGTAGTTCAGCCTTTAAGTCTGGCACATAACTGTTGTCAAAATTTCTTGCAGACCCTCTATATACATTATTTTCTTCGTCTTTGCGGAGTATTAGGCAAGGTTTTTTCGCATAACTAGCCATTTTCATGGCTATTAATCCAGAAAATACACTTGGGATATTGTTACCTTTTAAGAATAAAACTGTATTTTTGTCATTAGTTACGCTTTTCCTTAACGCAGGAAGTAACTTTTTCACTTGATTATCCTGTCTTGATTTAGCGTTTTTACAGAGTCTTACGGCTCTTTGATAAATATTTTCTTTTGTATTTTCAGTTTCGCCACGTTTTTTATATTCAAATTCTTCGTCCTGTTCAATAAACGCTCTGAAAAGTAAGTCCTTTTCTTCCATATCACCAACTCTACACATTGCGTTTATCAGGGAAGTAATGCAAAATGCAATAGTATGAGGATTAATTTTGCCTTTCATGGAATAATTTTGAGCATTAATAAATTCTTCAAAGCATTTATTTGTGACGTTATAAAGACCTTTATCAATCAGCCTTTTTGTTTCAAAAGAACGTAAATCCATAATGTCAGAAATATTAGCTAGTGCCACAAGGTTAAGGTAATCATCGGCATAATCATTCCAGTAGCAATCATCGAGTGCTTGTAGAAATTTATATACAATTCCTGCACCGCATAATTCTTTATTAGAGTATTCTGAACTACACTGATTGTTTACTATAACCGCATATGGGTTTGTTCTTTCAATATCATGGTGATCGAGAACAAGTATATCAACACCCTGTTCTGTCAACTGCTTGCATTGTTCAGTATCATTACTTCCTGCATCGGGAATAATCAACAAGTTTGTGCTTTCAGGCATTTCTATCTCAGAAGAAATACCATGTTGCTTTCCAGAATGTATCAGATATGTAATATCAATTTCTTTGTTAAGCCTTTTCAAATAAGAATACATCATAGCAGCACTGCACTGACCGTCAACATCGCAATCAACAATAATCGCTATTTTACTATTGCTTTTAATGTGTTTATCTAACATTTGAACCGCTTCATTAATATTGTCAAGATTATCATAAGAAATTAATACATCATCGGTTAAATGAGTGTATTCACTAACGTTAGTTATTCCTCTATTAGTAAAAATAGATATTGGAATATGGTAATAATCATTATTGCCTATTATTTTATAATTCATGTTTCGTTGTTTCACTTCCCATTCTTTATAACTTGCGTATATTTGGCAATTAACTGTTTAAACTTATCGGGATTATCTGTTGGGCTTTCTTTTTCTTCCAGTAAATTTTCAGTATCAACAATAGCACTGATTTGAATACAATCCAGAAATTTGTCCGCTATATCGTTTAACTCGTCTATGGTTACATCTTTATCAAAGCAAAATATAATATGAGAACTCAGTCTTGTCAGCATATTTATTTGATATTGGCTTATTTTCTTACCGCAAGTTGCTACGCAATTTTTTATTCCCATGTTCCAAAGTTGCATAACACCTTTTTCAGCTTCAACCACATAAACGTAGCCTGTCCGAGCTATATATTTTTCGGATAAATAAAGTCCATATAATAGTCTAGCTCTGTTACAACGCTCCAAATATATATACTTAACTCTTTGTTCTTCTTCTGTCATTTCTTCTTGCTTTAAAAATAGTCTACCCTTAACACCGACCAATGTCCCCATTTCATCTCTTACAGGAATTGTAATTCGATTGGAAACATCGTCATAACCTATTTCAAACAGCATTTGAGTATCATATGAGATATTATCTTTCAAGAAATAATCATTAACGGCAGGGAAGTAGTACGATAGAACATTTTCCTTAATTGGCTTTAAAGGTTGCATTTCTTCGTAATTAGACTCATCATCTGCCATTTCAGATATAAATTTTGTGAACTTTAGACTTTCGGGCAAATCGTTATATTCGTCTTTATAATAGTCAATACCGCACCAATTACAAACTTTGCGAACAGCTTCATAAAACGTACAACTACAAAAAAATTGCACAAGGTCAAAAATATCTATCTGATCCAAGCCTGAACTACTATGTATTTCTCGTGTGTAGTCAACAGTTAAAAGACCTTCATTGAGATAAACGGTGATCGCCCCTTGATTATCTCCATCAGGATTGCCACACTGAACATAACCTACTTTGCAGGAAATATGGTGACAACCTATTTCGTCAAGTATGACAGGAACATAATTGTTCTCTAGTATCTTTTCTTTGAGGACAGAAATATCCATTTTATCCTCACTTTCTTCTTAATTCTCCGACTTCATACCAAGTGTTTAGATCCAAGTCAACTTCAAATACAACTTTCTTTTTACAACCAAATCTATTTTTGTCTACATTGCCCACATAATACCTCTTGCCAACTTTAAGTTCACATTCAACATCTTTGCCCCATTCAGCATCATGCTGAACATAGCGATATTTATGAAAATCTCCAACAGATATTTCTTTAAACAGTGTCATCGTCCATATAATATGCTTTAGCTGTTTTGCATTAGCAATATTATTAGAATTAAGCTCGTCAGGTTTACAAAACTCCGTATCGTCTGTAAGCTGAATTGAAAGATAGCCAAACATATTCAACTGCTTTGCTAAATCAGTGAGCTTTGTTACTGTTGCTTTTAAAGCCGCCCAATCTCCTGTAGCTTGCGTGTCTTGCTTGCAAGTATCGTAGAAGAAGTATTTTGCACCATGAGTTAGATTAGCTTTCCGTATTTCAAATTCAAGCGTTTTATCGTCATAACCGCCAGCCATATCCTTAACGAGAATAAGCTCATTAGTTTCAGCCTCAATCCATTCAGCAATTTTCATTATTTTTACATATTCCTCTGAATTTTCAGCGACCCTTTGAATGTACTCTTGTAAAGTTTCTGTTGACTCTCCCCAATCGTCTGTTTTCTGATATATGTATTCACCTGATTGATCCTTGTACAAACCAAGTGTTAGTTCCTTTTCAGGCTTTTTCAACTTTATGCCGTGTAACTTTTGAAACTCAGCATTGTTTATACACGTTGTAATTAAACACTTTCTGAGATCGTCCACACCCATTTCATTAAGCATTACAAAGACTCTTTCATGCTTTACAAGCGTTAAATAAGCAATTATTTTTGTCATAAATCGTGATTTTCCTGCATTGGAAAGCATACCAATAGCCATTGTCGAGCCTAGTTTACAGCCCCTAAATATATCATTTAGGATAGGAAAGGGAAGTGATACACCCAAATCAGGCTTTTCCATACACGCAATAAGCGATTGCTTAATATGATTATTCAGAATTTCGGCTTCTTGATTTGTCAAGATCACCGTATGTATTCTATCTGCTTTACCTCTAATTAATCTATAGATGTCTGAAGCCGTAAATTGTTCAAACTTTTTATGTTGTACAATTTTTGTAATATCAAAGCCATTTCTTTGATACTCTCTCAACAAAGAATACTTTTTAATGATTTCCTGATACTTGCCAATGTCATCGGTTATAGCAATTTTCATCCAACTGTCAAGAGTTTTCCAACCGCCATACTTTTTGTACAAAGAAAGTCTTTCAGGCTCTTCTGAAAAATAAGTTAAAATAGTAGTTTTATTGAATGTTTGTGTTCTCGTTTTATAGATTATTTCAGCTGAATCGTAAAAAAAACGAGTGACTTCATCTGAAAAATCGTATTTACTACGGATATATTGTCCGTAATTTACCAGCAAATCAGGCTGTTTGTAAATACAACCCACAAATAGAACTTCGGTAGGAACGTTTGTTATAATATCCATGTTTGTCACCTACCTAAATTTCATCAATGATACTGTCAATATCAAGGCTGTCATTATTTTTATCACGTTCTTTGGGAGACTTTGATGTTGCCATTTTTTCATAATCTATATTAACTTGTTCTTCGCTTGTACCTGTTTTAGCCAATGCCTGTTCTTCTTTCCATTTCAAATAACCATCATATTTAGATAGGATAATAGCGAGATCATATGTAACTAACGCTGCACCTTCGATTTTTTTACCTTTACGAGTATTAAACTCGTGTACTTTACGAAGAAATGACATTTTCTTTCGCCACATATCCCATAAATCTTCGACAGGAACAGGTTTATTCAAATTCTTATAAGTGCCTTTATACACCTTATCAAGATTTACAAAAAAATATTTTGGCAAGAATGAAATATCATATTGTTTATATAGCCAATCTGTAAATTGTATTCTTGTTTTTTTGTCCTGTTTGTCTTTCTCTATCTGTTCTTTTGTTCTTCTTTTTGCCAAGTATTTCACCGCCTTAATCAAAATAACTAAATAAAGGCAAGTGAGGGAATAACCCTCACTGCTTCATTTATAAAAAATTAAATCTTAGAAATAACTTCAAGAACCCTTTCAAGAGTCTTAATATCTGTAATCTTCTTCATTTCTGTTGACTTAACAGGCAGACTTTCGGCAGAAAGAGCCTCCTTTGCCTTTGTCTTACCGACAGGATTAAGACTTTTCATAACGGCTGAAATCTTATCAAGAAGTTCTGTTGTCTGATTTTCGGCAGAGTTTTCATTTGTTTCAATACTATCAACTGGTTCTCCAACCTTGCCCATAACTTCCTTTGTATAAATATCCTGCTCAATATCGACAGCCTTTGTGAGATCATTCTTAACAGAAAACTCTTTCTTGTCCTTTGTTCTATCAATAATGACCTGCCAATCAACAAGTGACAAATCTTCAACTGTTTCCTTATCGTGTACACCTGTCCTGTCCTTGCTGATATACGCACAGAAATTATTATCCTCATTAATGTACATTCTTACAACAGTTTTAACATTATAGTTCATCTGCTTAAAGCCGTCAGGAATTTTTCTGCCTGTTGCAACGCTGGTAATTTTACCATCGTCACCCTTTACGGAAACCTTTTCGTCTGTTTCTCTTGCGGTCACAATAAAGTGTGCGCCGCAGGACATGAGATCAAGTATCAAATCCTGTCCCTTAAAATTAACTGTCTGATAATCTTTAAGTTCAAGTCCTGCACCTTCAATAGTTACAGTTTTTTCAATGCCAGTTAGTTCCTTTTTCTTTGCTTTGACAGTGTTTCTCTTCTTAGAGAACTCCACAAGTGCCCATTATGTTCACTACAGCTCGCAAAACTGTAGCAGTTCTCTTATGAACTTCTTGTATTTTCATACAAGTGCAGACTATATGTTCCTCTTTCAAATTAAAAGAGTGATATTTTTCTTCCACCATTAGCTTGTGGGTTTACTCTCACCAACCAAGTGAGATAGTCGTTGAAGGTTTTCCATATTGCATATGCAACTTAGGAAATTCCCTGCGAAACATCAACTTTGCTGTACAAACAGCTACTCATTAGGATTTAACCATAGAGCATACTTAATCTTTTTTTCTACTTTCGTAACCATTCTATTTTATCGTTTTCAATTATATAGTGTGGTAGATTAAGCCTTTAAGATTTCCTCGCATTTAACATCTTCTAATTTTAATTCGTTGAGTAATGTGTTTTGTATATAACTATCTGAATGTAGATAATTAAATCTGAGCAATTTAATTCCTCTGTCTAAACAAAACTGATTTTTAATATTATCTTTTTCTACTGTTTGCCTAAATCTTTCAGTACAAAATAAATCATTTTTTCCTGCAAATGTAACTGGTTTAAAATGCTGTATGCCATCATATTCAATACAAAGATTATATTCCTGTAAATAAAAATCAAATGGCAATCGGTATTTATATTTACAGTCATTAAATCTGTATTCTCTTTCAAAATTCACATTATGTTCTTTTAAGAAAGTAGAAATTTTTGTTTCTCCTGTCGACTTGTTACAATGTGGACAACGATGACCTGAATTTACGAAATCGTTTATTTTTGTTGTCCACTCACATTCGCATTTGTTACAATACAAGTGCAATTTAGTCATTGAATACTTTGTGTTATAATCATCATCGATTTTTATTAAACGGTAATCCAATTTTTCTAAATCAATTATTTGCAGAACTTGTTTTTTTCTATCTTCAATAGAATATCGTCTGTGATAAGGAGTACATGAGGGACATTTACATTTTTTGTTAAGAAATTGTGCGATAGTTGTTGTCCAATCTTTATCGCAATGATTACAATGAATATTAATTGGCGAACGTTGATTTTTATATTTTGTTTTATCAATAGTGAAAGTGTATGGAAGATTTTCTTTTCTTATTCTTTCTTCACACTGTTGAATACGTTCCTGCCAGTTCCATCTTTTATTTTGGCTACATTCACAGCATCCCGAATGTCTTGTTAAAAAATTATTAATTACCGTTTTAAACACATTATTATGTATTTTACATCGGAAATTAACTTTTGTTTTGTTCCCAATATACTCATCCATTCCAAGATATTCATAAGGAATAGCCTCACGTTCTATTATTTCAAGTATTCTTTTTTCATATTTTTCTTGTGACATCCACCTTTCTGACTTTTGCATTAAGTCACATCCTTCTTTATGTTTTATCTACTCAACAATTAAAATTATGGTTACTAACATATCGCTATATTAGCACAGTTTTCTGCACATATTAAAGAATAATATACACAGTTTTCTGCTTAGTTGTCAGGTTAAGAATAGTTGTACCATCAACTACAATAGCATCAGCTCTGAATGGTTCACCATCTCCGTCAAGTACAACCTCGTCTGTTTCGTTACCCTCATCATCGAGAACATGAAAATCTTCCTTGTTCTTAACCTTATTTATGTATTCTCTTGTTTCACCAAGGGATTGAGTGTACACGATATAAATATTCTCAGTGTTAATGCTGTCAGCTTCGAGTCCACCGATAAAATCATCAATAGAACCACACTCATTATCTATGTAAAGAACTCTAAATGGCTTGCCGTCAGGTCTTTTAAAATAAGCAAGCTGCAAGGCAAGTGTTGACTTGCCTGTACCTTCTTCTCCAAAAAGTATCATCTGAAGCTTGCTCTGTGTCTGTGTCGCTTTTCTTGCTCTAGCCATATTTTTTATCTCCTTTTATTTTATCGTTTCGTTATTAATAATGGTGAGTAGCAACAATTTACCATTCATCATCCTCGTCTGTCAGATCATTATCTGAAACAGAACCCCAATCATTATCATCAGAGCCAAAGTCCTTATTTGCGTTTTCAGTAGCCTTTGTCTTTGCGATAGCCTTATCAATTATCTCCTCCGAATATAGCTCTGTATCTACGCTATCCTTATCAGCTCCAGTAATGAGAAGTATTCTCTTTGTCGGATTGTTCACTCTGTCCATAGGGTTGCTTTCGCCCCAACCGTCATCATCATCTTCCTCAATTTCTTCAATATCATGTTCTATTACGATATCTCCGAATACTTTAAGGGCTGTATATGGCTTGAGCTTTCTTAGAGTGCTTGCAAACTTTGACTTTGACTTGTCAATAATAAATTCGGCATCTTCTATAGAATCGTATGTTACAATCTTTGCAGATACGGTGAAGTTACCCTCATCATTCTTTTCAATGCCCATGAATACAATGACCTGTTCAAAATTGCCAATCACATTAAATTCTTCTGAGTCAAAATCTACGTCCTTACAAAGCGACACTTGTGACGGAACAAATCTTGTCTGGTGTCTATCCTGATAGGTGGAAAACTCATTCTTTCCTCTGACAAACACGGACATACCGTCCTTTGCATTATCTGCTATGTACTTGCAGGCGTCGTATTCAACAAGTATCTTCTTGTCGTTTACTTCCTTACCTGTTGAGTCAGTAACCTTTGTCAAGCCAAGATTAATTCCAATAGGTCTAAAATCCTTTTTGTTAAAAGTAAACCTATCTGCCCACTTTACCTTTTCTGTTGTTGTCTTTCTATCCTTACCCTTGCCCTCGGTCTTAGAGAAGTATACTACGTCTCTTTCCATACCGTTTAGATTTATATATACAGACTTATTCTTGTCAATTTCAACTCCTACATTAACCATTCTCATTGGCTTGCCTGTAGAGGTTGTCAGTTCTGTATAGAACTTGTCCTTATCACAGCCTGTCAGTTTTCCTCTTATCTGAAAACTACCCTTTGTCTCCTGAAGTCCAAGACCCTTATTATTTTTCTTTTCAGCCATTTTATTTTCTCCTTTTATGTATTTATCAGATTTTGTTGTCAAATAAAATTATCATTTTGCGAACTCAAAATCACACCATCTTATCATGCCTTCTTTCTAAAGCACATTAAATTTAGTTTATCTAACGTTAATGATTTCTATTGATACTAACATTTCCCTCATATCCTCTTCATCACAACAATCAAAGAAAAGGTCATTGCCATTATCATCGTGCAATCTACAAGAAAAGCTCTCGTTATCTTCGTCAACCTCAAATTCGCAGTTGCTTGAAACGATATCAACACTACACATTGTAGCAAAAATATCTGGGTCAAGAAGATCAGCTCCTCGACAAGTGCCACCAACCTCAGTAGTAAACCAACCCTTATACTTACCGTGTTGTAATGTATATTTAATCTCGTGCCAATTTCTGCCGTCCTTTGGGTTATATGTTTCCATTACTTGCCCTCCTTCATATTTTCAAGTTCTTCATGCAACGCAGTGCCGAAATTATTCAGTGACTCTGCTACCCATGTATCAGCAATGTCATATCTACTAATTAAATTGTATATTGCTTTATTTATATCAGAGTGCGAGAACTGCTTATCACATCTATACTCAGATTTTTCTTTAGGGTTTATTTTAGTATTAAAAAAACGTATCTCTTTATTATCACAACTAGCGTTAGGAAAATATATTCTAGCCAAGGCAAGCAAAGCACCAATATATGCACTATATGTATCATCAGAACAACATTTTGAAGTGCCAACTCTTACTACCTTGCCGTATTCTTTCATTTTCGCAACCGTTGTCTTATCGTGGAAAGTAATCTGAATTTCACGGTCAATATCGGACGATATTTTCTTTAAACAGTTAGCAAAACTGCTATAAATATAAAACATACTATCGCCACCATTTGGCTTAACTGTTTGATACCTAACCATTTTGTTATTGTATATATACTCTATTGCTTTAATCCTTATTATGTTTCCAGTTTCGGTCATTCTATCACCGAAACTATCTAAACCAACTCGATAAAGTTCTCCGATTTTAAATTTTCTTTTGTTCATGCTCATTAAACTCCTTTATTTATATCAATCCCTGTAATTTCTTTGAAGATTTCTGCATCAAAATTTGGAAGGGATTTGATGATATTCTTTTCAGGGTCTGACAAGCTATCCCACCAAAGTTGATTACATTCAGATTTATCACATTTTTTCAAATAGCCACCTGTTATCTCATATTCAGGATGCTGTTCTTTTTCTTCATCAGTCATCTCATAAGAACAAATCCATTTAAGAACATTGTACATGATGTTATCTAGTAGTCTTTTTGCTTCTGAATAACGCCAATCTTCAATACTCCAATCAGAAGGCTTATTGAACATTAAAATTTTTGATTCTTTGGTATTAAAGCAACCATTTGAAAAGTTAGTTTTGTTAAAATCTCCACTGTTACAATCACCAGTGTTACAGTTACCACAGTTGTAGTAGCCGCTGTTCCAATTACCACTATTCCAATGACCGCTGTTATAACTACCACCGTTGCAGTTACCACTGTTGTAATCACCAGCATTGTAACCACCAGTATTATGATTGCCACTGTTGTACCAGCCTTCATTATAATGACCACTATTATTCTTACCAGTATTACGAGTGCCACTATTCCAATGACCACTATTATAGTTGCCACTATTATAGTTGCCACTATTCCAATGACCACTATTATAGTTGCCACTATTATAGTTGCCACTATTATAGTTGCCAGTGTTACCAAATCCCGTGTTGGCTTTTCCTACATTAATCATTTTCAAAACTTCTTCCCATGAAATTTCACGGACAATTTTGATTTTGTTAGTGCAGTGTTTCTTACCAGTTGCTTCTGTGTCAATTTCGCCAAGGGCTTCGATTTCGGCAATTTTGTTAAGCGGGTCAAAACAATAATAACTAAAGCAATCTTTTAGTTCTGTGCAAAAATGAAAGCCTTTTTCACAACAGGAGGGTATTACATCTTCTTCAAATGTTTTGCCGACTGAATATTGAAAGCCCCTACACGTCCAATCGTGGTTAAAAACTTTATAACCTTTCATTGTTTTACAGCTCCTTTATTTTTTCTATGATAAAATGTGTATTTGAACGCTCTTTTTAGAGCGGAATTAAAAATAAAATCTATGTCAACAGCATGGCTGCTAATTGCTTTCCAGTATTTTTTATAAGAATTATAATGATTAGTTATTAGGACATTCTTTCATAATATTACTTCCTTTTAATGTGTAGTTTGTATGATAATTTGTGTATAACAAATGATAAATGCATTGTCGCTATTGACAAAAGTTTTTACCGATGTTATAATATTGGCAAATAAATGGATTTTAATTGTAATACCTATAATGAAGAAAGGTGGTGAATTTATGTCAGAAATATTCGGCAGCGGATTAGACTTCTTGATGCTCGTTATTAGTACGGGGAAGATGCTAATAACCGAAGTACCCGTTTTAGGGTATATGTTGATCGGTTCAATGAGTATCGGACTTTTTAAGTTTGTAAAGAAGAAACTTCGCAATACATAATATAGCAACTACTCCTTTGAGTGGTTGTTTTTTATTTATAGATTTCTTCTGTTCATTCTGTTCGTCTATCCTATCCAAATCTTCCATACCTTCAAACCACATATTAATTTTACCTCCCTTGTAAATTTATCTTCATCTATATAATTCACATAAACATTATCTGTCACACATAATACATTTAGAAACAGAACCTTGACAAATATCTGACCTACCACATTGTATACAATAGGGGTTATGCTCAGTATCCATTTTGTCTCTTTCCTTTCGGTACTCTGCTAACCATTCCCTTTGTTCTTCTAACTGTTCTTTAGTAGGATTATCTATAAATTCGAGTCCATTTAGTTCTGCTATTCTTTCTATATCTTCCATAGATAGATTCATTTTAGTTCCCTCCTTATTTACTTTTCTTCATTTGTTACTGCTATTACAAATAGCACATTCAAATGTATTGCCCTTACAACTATCTTTACAAGGGCAATATTTACAAAGGTTATGTTCAGGGTCAGTTATATCCGCAATGGACTGCATAAGAGATTCACTCTGCTCTTCTAGTTCTTCTTGTGTGGCATTTTCAATTATTTCTATCCCATTTAATTTTGCTATTTTCTTTATATCTTCCATTGATATCATTTTAATTTTTCCCCCTAATTAAATAAGTTCAAAATATTTTGCAAAATCTTCCCAAATAATATCTACTGTACCACCTATAATTGTAGTTTCATATTTAGGTTTCCAATTAACAGGACATAAAGTAACATAAGCTACATTAATTACAGTATGACCATAAGATTGTAAACTAAAATAAATAACATCAATAGTAAATTCCGCATTTACTGGAATTATTTCTATATCATGTTTCATTTCCCATGCTGTTGTGCTGTAAGTATAATCTTTAGTACATCTACATTTCTTACCTTTCAAATATTTTTCTACTATACGTTTAAGATAATTTTCTTTACTGTATCTAATTAGTTCTTTGTCTGTCGCCCATTTTCTTGTGTTGTTTGTGAAATCTATAAGATAATTTTCATTTATATAATAAACTACTTTACCTAATGTAGGTTTTGTAAAAGAATTTGTGTAGACTACTTTATCTCCTATTTCATATCCACCAAATCTCATATTCTCATTCTGTCCTCCTAAACAAAGCTATTATTTCATTTTTACGTTATTTTATATTTGTACCCTAAAATACGTTACAAAATATTTTGGTTGGACTAGCTGGATTCGAACCAGCGGAATGAGAGAGTCAAAGTCTCTTGCCTTACCACTTGGCTATAGTCCAATGTTGGTACTGCTTTCACAGTACCTTTTTGTTCACCTACCTTTACATACAGATTAGTTTGTAATTTGTAATCAGTGTAATTTTAATTGATGAACCGTTATCGTTGTCGGCAACCGTAACCGACTTGGTGCAACTTAGGGGATTTGAACCCCTGACCCTTTGATTAAAAGTCAAATGCTCTACCATCTGAGCTAAAGTTGCAAGTGCAGGTATCACACTACATTCCCTTATGGTGAGATAAGCTCTGTACCTGCTATGCCAATTTACTTTGTACAGTATTGGCAAACTGTACTGGTGTCACTGACGAGACTCGAACTCGCATGGATTTTTCCGAGGAATTTTAAGTTCCTTGTGTATACCTATTCCACCACAGCGACACGTCTTATGTTAATTCTACCGTGCTACATTTGAGATTATGATTATAGTATACTACTACTTTTGAGATGTGTCAACATGTATAGGCTAAAGTTTACAAAATATTAATAATTATAGATAATAAAAAAAAACGAGACCTTAACGATCTCGTTTCTGTGTTAAAATTTAGATTTTTGATCTCTTAGAACATTGCTCCAAATATATTTTATATTCTTTCACAATGCCTGGGCGAGTTAAATTATAATCAAGAAAGTCTAATGCTTGGCTCAAATTCCTGCCATTCTTGCCCCCAATATCTTCCGTTCCGCACACGTTTAACAAATATTTATGTGCTCTATAAAAAAAGCCCGATTTACTGATAATGTTTAATTTCAAACAGATTCTTGGAACTATAATTGTTCTAATGCCATTAACAACATTAACCGTGCTAGTGCCACTGGATATAGGACGAAATAAATAATCATTTGTGTTATATGCTTTTGATATGTTGGCGTTGTTATATGTGGTTACATCTCTCAATTTACCACAGATATTTTGCGGTTCTTTTTTAAAATGCAATGAATAAATATTATCACACAACTCTTTATGCAGCATATCAGATACGTCCGAAAAATATTCAGAGGACAAATCTATTTTTTGCTTTTTCCCATTCTGCTGTTTTACCCATAGAATTTGCCTATCAATATCATAGTCGCCTTTTTTCATTTTGGATAAAGCGCTTTTTGGAACTCCGACCCATAGTAAGTAACATATTAACTTAACATAACAGGAATACGCACTTACCTCTACCGACCATATGTCTATATCAGGGTTATTCATTACCTTGTCAATAGCGTCATTCAGTTCTTCAATATCAGTGATAAAATTTACTAAAAATTGTATATCTTCAATATCACAATTTACATTTGCAAAACTAAGCCAACTCTTTAGCAACATTTTACTGATCCTAAAACTACCAAGAGTCGAATTATCTTTTAAAAAGTTAGCAATATTATCATGAAGTGTCTTTTCTTCATTGTATTTTTTCAAAAAACTGTTCAAAGTTGATGCTTTTTTCTTTAACGTTGCATCGCTGGTAATATTCGCTTCCTTTTCGATATATTGATGTATCGAAAATTCCAACTCTTCTTTTGTCATAATAAAACCGTCCTTCCGAATATAATACATATAACAAAAAGCAATCTATTGTAGGAAAATATTGTACTAATTATCATATGTATTATACCAAAAGAACGGTTAAAAGTCAAGCTAGTTTTTGATTAGCACTAACATCACATGATGTTAATGCAAGAGAAATGCAGATTGCCTGAGAGACTCTTCTCATTTCATTCGGAGTTAAGTGTCCCAAGTAATTAACTATCTTTGTCTTGCTAATCGTAGCAAGTTGTTCACATAGAACAACGCTTGTTTTAGCCACTCCACTCGTTTTGTTAAGCAGGACATGAGTAGGGAAGTATGTTTTATTTTTTGAAACATTTGATGTTAGCGGTGCGACTATTAAACATGGTGAATATTTATTTCCAATGTTATTTTGCACAACTATTGCTGGACGCACCCCTGCCTGCACAGAACCTCCCACGTCAGGAAAGTTCACCAAAATCAAATCTCCTCTTGTGATCTCTTTGTTACATATTTTTGTGTTATTTTCTTTAAAACAAATTTTTTCCATAAACAACGCCCTCCTTTCTTTTTATTTAACGTTTTGTTGTTGTCGTTGTTTATTTTTCTTCTTTTTTCTATATTATAACCATACAACTTTTAATATTCATTGTGTTTTGATGAATATAATGTTAAATCTATCTTAATATTTCCATTGAGCCTAAATCATTTCCAAACATAGAAATATTCAGTGTTGCTATCTTTTCTCTTTTCTCAAAGTTATTACACAAATTAATGATAATCGGCTCTATGTAGCTTTTCTTGTAAAACATATCTGCATTAAATTTGCTCAAGCATCTATTTTCTTGCAAACTCCACAAGCCAATAAAACATTTCTTATGCAGCTTGTTATACATTATATAGGGTGTAGCGGCTCGATTATAGTCAACAGCCAAAGTTCCGCAATCGAGTATTTCGCATAGCTTATCTATATTTAGCAATTCAAAATATAGATATTGCAAGTTACTGATCTGACTCTTATTAAGATTGCCTAGTGCATATGTGTCGATAAGTAATGTAATCTTATCATTCTCGACGCTTGACCTAGTTTCATCAATATAATCTTCTTTCAGTAATTCCGTAATTTCAACCCACTGCTTTTTCTCTAGCGGAAAGAGTGGCATAGAAGCCACTAAACGTTCAGGAACGTATCGGCAAGAAATAGTTAAAGTGACATCATTTATGCCTATTATAATAGTATCTCTTGCAATACTTATAATGGCTGATGATAAGTCATATTCAAGCCGACCGATCGTCATGCAATAGTCAAGCAGAACTAAATCTTGTGTTCTGTCTAACTCTAAGCATAGAAAACCATGATCTATCCCACAAATATCTTGTAAATCCTCAAAAGCACCCCTATATTCTTCTTTAATAATTGGATTGTCAGTTAGCTTCAGAGCTGTTCCATATATTTTGTCATTGTTTTTGTTATTAGTGAGTATAAACTCGTTATAGCATTTATTGCATACTAATTTTATTAATTCTTGTAAGACCATTTTTACAACTCCCTTTTAATTTTAATCTTTGTAAAAGAACATCTGTTCTAATATGCTTATACTATACTATAAAACAAATGTTCTGTCAAGTGATTTATGTCCATTATTTTGTACAGTACATTTTACCACACGATTAAGGTAAATATTGGCGAAACTAATTCCCATTGCCTTAATTTTATCACCATTCAATGCTTAAATCAATGATAAATTATTCCCAAAAATAAATACACGATTTAACAGCGACAATAGTTTCTTCGGAAGTTCCATACAATTCCGATATAAACTTCTTTTCGGGTTGATGGGAATGAAAAAGACTCTCCATTCTCATTTACCCATATCTCATGCGACCCCTTACCTCTGCGTGAGTATGAAAACCCACGCTCGGCAAGTAGCCTTTTAAATTTGTTTATGTTCATTCTGTTTGTTGCTCCTTCTTTTTTTAATTTTTGCAAGATTTGAAAACAAAACTTGCATTTTATTTACTTTAGCCTGTTACATCACACTTTCTCAACATTCTAATAATACCGCTCTGACCCTTTGGCGTTACCATAGGAGTGAGTCCTATTCTGACTTCGCCATTCTGTATGTATGAGCTTTCTTTAAGCTGAAACCATGGCTGAGTGTCTATGTACCTTTGATAAGGCATATTCTTATGACCGTCCTTACAGCCTAACACTTTCTTCTCTCTTAGGAAATTAAACAGCCTTGTTCTACCTATCTTTATTCCATTCTTAGTTGCCAGCTTCGCCATATCGTTCATTGATATACAATCTTCAGAAGTTTGTATATGACTTGCAAAGTCCACAAGAGGTTTATCCTGCTCTATCTTATTATTAAGCTGTCTGATCGTTGATAGATTGAGCCTGAACAGTTCTCTCGTCTGAGCATCGGCATTCGGTAGATAAGTGTTAATGAATATCTCGTCATTGGCTACATAGCCGCCTGTTCTGCGGATAGTTGGGAGTATCTCTGATGTTACCCAGTGCTTAAACTCTTTTGCCCTTGGCATCTTGCTTGAAAGTATTAGGCTGTATAGTCCGCTTTCATTGATTATTGTCGGATGCTGCACTCTGCCCATGGGGTCACGAATTGTTACCCCATCGCCCTGATACTTATCTTCCTCATCAACGTGATCAGATAATGCCTTTTTCGTATTTCTGTACTCCAAAATCTCAGCCACATCTTTTCCGACAAACCAAGGCTCTCCGTCCTTAACTATTGTCCTCACTGTTCCAAATTCCTTGTTTGTGAATGTTTTGATTCCGTCCATTTTCTTTGTCCTTTCTGTTCTTAATTTACATTGTTGTTTGAAATTTCCTGCTTGCAAGCATAAAAAATACTCCCACCTCTTTAAAGATAATACTTGACAAAGGCAGAAGTATGTGATAGAATATAGTTATACAATCACCATTTGTCAATTCGCTTTTGTGTGGTTGTTCCTAGATATAGTATATTGTCCCTCCTGCAAGATGTGGCAATATACTATATTTTTTATTCTTGATGTTCATGTTCGGCTACATACTTTTTTAAAAAATCCTCAACCAATTTTTGGATTGTAGTATCATTCTTTATGGTGATGATTTTTAATTTTTTATGAAGCTCGTCATCAATACGAATTGGAACTTGTTTAATAACAAAACACCTTCTTTCTACTATCTTGATTTCATTATATCAAAGTGTCAAGGTGAAGTCAACACTTAAAAATAAAAATCTTTCACAAAATTCTAGCGTATTTTTTGTTGAAATACACAATTTTAGTTTCTGAGATATTACACTTAAACCCTAAATCTTGATTTTCAGCCTAAAATATGCTAAAAATTTTTTATTAAAAGTAATTCTAATTAATCTTAGAAATTGGAGGAAATAAAAAATGAGCAAAATAAAATTAATTCTTATTTCACTCATGACAATATTAGCATTGTCCTCATGTAATAGTAAAACAACAAGTTCCATATCTGACAGTAATTTCACTACCACTACAACAAGTACAACAACCACCACTCCCACAACAACTTCTCATACTTTGACAACAACTAAACCATCAACTACCACAACCACTTCCAAATCATCAACTACTACCACAACGACTACAACCACAACGACAACTACAACTACAACTACCACGCATGATTATAGTTCTGAAATAAGTGCTTTAGAGCAAGAAAATAATCGCCTACAGAGTGAAATCTCCACCTATCAGAACGAAATAAACAATGAGCAATCTGATATTTCCATCTATGAAATCTACAAATCGGATGCCGAAGATGATGTTGAAGAGGCTAAAATACAGCTTGAAAACGCCAATAAGAAAATGGTTAAAGTTTATGGTGATGGCGGTTGGACTACAGAAGTTGACTCCGAAGCAGTTTCAAAGGCTCAATCTCACTTAGACGATTGCCAAAGAGTTGTTGACGTATACAATGAACTTATATCAGAAAGTCAAAGTAATATTGATTATTATAACACTTGTATATCTAATAATCAAAGTTCTATTGAAAACAACAATAGTCTTATAAACGATTATCGTAGTAGATAATCATAAAACAGGAGGTAACACCATGAAGAAAATTTGTTCCATTCTTGTGATTGCAATAGGAATAACACTATTTGTGATAGGTTATACAACAAAAATTCCAAGCAAAAATTTAACCACATTTTCAATTTTGGAAGGTGACAAGTATAGTGCCATTGACGAATATGTTGGCGGTGACGCTTACAACTATATCATAGGAGCTTCACTTGTCAGCGGTAAAATAGCCGCTGCGAAAATTGAGAGAGTAATTTTCATATCCACTGGCTCATTAATTTTCTCCATTGGCATAATTGGTTTTGCATTTTCATTTAAAACCAAAGAAAAGAAACCTAAAGAAAAAAAAGATGTTGGCGAGCAGGGTGACTTGTCACAAACTAACGAATAAATTTTACAAAGTTCCACAAAATAGTATTGACAAAATGAGTATAGTATGCTATACTATAAATGATGAAAGATTATCTCTATCATCTCTAATTTACGCTTCGCAATGTGCGACACAGAAACATTGTAGATACAATTACGTTTCACAATGTACGGCAAAGTAACATTGTAGTATTCAATTTACGCTTCGCAGTGTGCGACACAGAAACATTGTAGTGATGCTGTCATTTTGGTTAATCTGAAGTGACAGCATATTTTTTTGTATTAGGAGTGTCAAAATATGACGGAACATGGTATGTACTTTATTACACCCGACTATTATCAACTTATTCGAGATGTAGGAGGAACTTGGAATGATTGCAAGGAAAGACCCATTGTTTGTTTGATTAAGTCCACCGAAAATTCCAAATTGTATTGGGCAATACCTGTAGGCAAAGTAAATCATCGTGACACTAAAGCTATTAATCGTATTTATTCCTATATAAACAAAGATCCAAGAAATATTGCTTCTTGCTTTTATCACATTGGCAAGACAACCACCAAATCTATTTTCTTTATTAGTGATGCTTTTCCTGTAACAGATGTCTACATAGACAGAATTTATGAGGGCTATGATAAACAACAATATGTCATTGAAAACAATAATCTTCTGTCTGCTCTGAAATATAAGCTCCAAAGAATTTTAAGTTATGAAAATGCTAATCCAAATTTCTTCCGTCAGCATATTACCGATGTTAAAAGAAAACTATTAGACGAAATTAACAATTAAACAAAAGAGGTATTCTTATGTCCGAAATTAAATCAATAACAGACCAAGAAATATTATCATACTGGAACTCAATTAAATCCGTAAGAGGAGTTGCTATTAAACTCGGTATCTCGTGGCAAAGAGTTATGAAAAGTCTTTCTAGTTTAGGTATTATAGTTAATAATACCCACGCCAAAATCACTCAATACCACAAAGAAGGGAAGTCGGCTAATGAGATTGCCAACTTAATGAATATGAACGTTAATGTTGTGAAAGCCTATCTCCCACGCAACAGACCTCAATACAAGGTTAATCAATCTAAAAATGCTCTAGCAGTACAGAGGAGTAAAGAACGCCACAAGAAACGCTAAAGGGACTTTTAAAAGTCCCTTTTTATTTTACATACTTATCCACAACTTCCTTGCCCACTTCCATTTTTAACATTTGCTCTTTTACGAGTCTGCTATCGCAGCCACTATAATGTTGCTCAGTTATCCTCAAATCAGAATGTCCTAAGCTCTGACAGGCAATACGCAAATCTCTAATAACATCTTCACTGCCTTTTTGAATACAACTAATATAAACGGAATGTGTCTGCCTAAAGCTGTGAGTGCTATATTTACCTTCTATGCCGTGTTTGGCGGTTATATTCTTTAGAAATGTTGTAACGGAATTAAGTTCCATAGGAGCTATTCTGAGTAGTCTGCCGTTCCAATCATACTTCTCATTAGTATATATAATTTCTTCTTCTCCGTCCTCATTCAAGAAAATGTCCTCAATATACTTCCTCTTACGTTCTCCACTCTGAAAAATATAATCTTCTGGGTCAAGTCCATAATACTTGATTATAAAACTCAGCATTTTCTTCACAGTATCACAAAGCCATGCCGTTCTCCATTTGTCCGTCTTGTCCTCTTGTAATGTCAAGTAATCTACAATTTTGCCGTTGTTATCGGTTAAATCCTTGACCCTCAAGGTCATTATATCTCCGTAACGATAGCCTGAGTTGCAAGCAAAAATTATAATATTTGCCTTAAAATATTTTTTACTCTGAAACAAATCTTCCAAAATCACATTTAGATCATCAGGTCTGAACCAGCTTGCAGACTTCTGCCTGCTTGCCGTATGTTTTGTAATAGCATTTCTATGACCTTTTTTTCGCTTTGGCTGTTTTGTTATCTGTATTCCTGTCAGAAGTCTATCCGATAAATCGAAAATTTTGCAAGTTTGAGCCGTACTAATATTCATTTTCATTCACTCCCATCATATACACAATGTAAATATTATTCCTGCTATCAACATAACGCTTGTAAAGAGCAAGCCAAAACCACCATAGACAACGTTCTTCACTATCATTCTAACTTTTCTCTGGCGTTCTTCTCTGAGCCTTTGACGGCGTTTTGCTTTTAAATATGCCTTCCGCATATTATAATCTTGTTCTTCCTCTATCTTCCGTAGCTCTTCTTTACGATCGTTGTCTAGCATTTTCACAAAAAGTAATGTATTCGTATTTTCATTTTTCATATTTATTCCTCCTATATTTATTCCTACATAAAGAAATACTCCTATCAATCAATGTGATTAATAGGAGTATTTATATTTATTATATTAGTTTTATACACACAATCGCTTTCATATTGCAAGTAAACTGTCTATTTCTGCAAGTCTTTTAAGAAGCTTTTCACGCTCCACTTTTAAGCTTTCCACGTCTATATCAGATACGAGTTTAACGCCCTCGTGGTCTTTGATTTTGCTATAAATCGTTTCAGGAACACCTTTTACACGAACGATTGTGTTCTTATCAGCCGCTATTCTAGGACTTTTGGCAGAGCCACCCGAAGTGGCAAAGCCACCGTTTATAAGCATTGCATTGTCGGAGAAAATAACCTCTCTGTCACGATAAAGTCTTTTCAGAACAACGATTGAGCCAACTCTGATTTCTCCGTCCTCGTAACCCTCAGTATAAGTGTCGAGGTCAAGATCTACTGTGACAGTGCTAACCGCACCAAGTTCTCCGCATTCACCATAGCATTCGATGAGTAACGCCTTGACAGCTTCCTTGTTCTCCTCTGGGAAGACCCAGCAAGGGGCGTTCCACTTGCCCTGTATCTGCTTTGCCCCTGCGACAAAGCTCTTGTTATACGGACTGTTTACCTTGATTGTCTCGTTTTCAACTGCAACTTTCATGTTTTATCTCCTATTATATTATATTACTTCTTATTGTCAGGTATCTTAGCCCACATTTTCTCTCGATAAGCCAACTCTTGGCTATAGGTTTTATGCCATTGCTTATCCAGTTCTTTTCGTTCCTCAAGCGTAAGACTTCTACCCTCATCAATAGCCTTATAAAAGGCGTCATCATAAATCTTTTGAGCTTTGTCAAAAGCTCCAATTGGATTGTATTTTCTGTTAATTTCTCTCCGCTTATTTTCGCTGTGGTTTACCCACAAATAGATAATAAGCAAAATTATTGTAGCAAGTAACATTGATTATTCCTCCTCGTCCAACTCATACTCGTCATAAGTTTCTTCATTATTTCTGATATTGTATACAATATCCTCATCGGGATATGCTTCTTTAAAATAACACTGTAAGTCATCGGGTGTTGTAGCTATATAGATTGGTTCATAACTGCCCTCAAGCTTACTGCCTTTGATAGTTTTTCCGTCAACTTTGAACTCAGCAAGAGATAAGCTAATCTCACGCTCCAGCGGTGCGGTTTCAATGCCGTCTCCGTTAATTAGGTTTTCGATAGTCTCGCCCTCGTCCTCGTTTATCTTTTCACATTCAGCAACGAAATAGACTTCACATCTAAAAAAACGCCTTGTTGAAAACACTGTAAAATTAGTTATGTTTATAATATCTGAATGATATTTCTTCAATTCTGCTAAAGCTTCCACCTCGCTATCATAGATCTTAATAGGGTTTCCTATGTTTTCACACAAAGAAACTATATCAAACAATCTCTCAGGGAGCTTCCTTAACTCTACTCTTGACTCGAAAATTCCATATTTCATACAAATTTCTCCTTTGTTTAATTAATTATACCACAAAATTCCTCATTAGTCAACTAGAATTTTGTCGAAAACGTCCATAAAATCGGACAGTATGGCTATTTTTATTAACCACGTTTTGCACTCATTATCAGTATAGCCGTTACACTTCATTTGTGCGATATGTAATCTAATACGCTCGTTCCGTTCCAACGATCTAATACGCTCCATAAGACGCTTATCAGGGTGCTGTACTACCATGTTATTCTGCTTTTCTGTCATTTTAAATTCCTCCTTAAAAGTATGGTTTTATTTTATTTTGTTTTTTTAGAACTCAGTTACATTCTCATATTCATCTTCATCAAAATTAAATATTTTAGATGTGTCTCCATCTACATCGGCACAAACTTCATAAGCATCTCTACAGCCCTCAATACCACTATAATTGCCATTCTTCGCAGCCATGAGTGTCATGTTAAGTTCGTCCCATTCCTTACCATTCTTATCATCAAAAGTAAAAACAGGATAAGCTTTTCCTTCATCGTCTACAAACGCAACAAAATTATAAGCATTTGTTTCTACAAAAAATCTTTTAAGTCCTTCATTAATTGTAAGTTTCATAAATAAAAATCCTTTCATTAATTTTTACCGCATTTGCCTTGTCATCAGATACGGCTTAAAATCTCCCAAACATTCAAACAGATAACGCCCTTATTATCAGCATAAACGTTATCAATGCTCGATACTTCCGCACAATTCATATGCTCCGGAACATCTCCGTAATCTCCGTCATAAACAATTTTCTCCTCAGCGTCCGACCATATCTGAATGTGTTGTGCATCAGGATCAATGAACATTTCCATAAATTCTTGTACTGTCATAGTTAAATTACCTCCTTAAAAAATTCCGTTTCCATATGTATTCTTACATGGTACTCCTCACAAGTATCTCCCTTGCTTCGAGTATATAAGAGGGGAGTTGTCCCCTCTGTTAATTAATCCTCATCGTCAAAACCATCGTCAATAAAATCATCTATTTCGTCAAGACCATCGTCAATAAGATCATCTATTTCCAACTCATAGCATAGGTCATTTAAGATCGCTTCTTGAGCAGCTACATAACGATAAACTTCACGCTTTTTAGTGTTCTTTTTATCGTTATTATATTCCCTGTCTGCTTGCTCAAGTGCTTCCGCTGTCTCATTGTACATTCTTATGATAGTCTTAATCATTTCTTCTCTTGTCATGGTTAATTCCTCCTTGATTATCTCTCAATTAGTCTGATTATATTATTGCCATATACAATAGCCTTGATATATTTCTGCTTTTGCAAAAGTTTAATAAAGTCAGTGATAGTCATTGTATACCCTCTATCAATCTTCCAACTATACGCAAATATAAGATCTTTTAGCAAGTCATACAAGGTATATCCCACAAAGAGGCGTCCTTGCGGCGAATAACTCCGCAAGCCCTTTATAGCATGATCACTCATGTTTATGCGTGTTACTCCGTTGAATTTGTGTGTGATTGTATTCATATTTATTTCACTCCTTAAAACAGATATTTTATTCGCTTTTCAAGCGTGTATATGGCACTCTCAACGACTTCATGCGGTCATTTTAAGTATATGGGGCGGTTATATAAGCCGCCCTCAGATCATAAGATTATATAGGTTTTAAGCGTTATAATATTCTATCTGCTTGTGTAATTCCTCTTGCATGATCTTTATTTGATTTTCCGTTAAATCCTTGATACTCATATTTAAAGCCGCTAACGCAGGCTCATAATCACAAGTAATACAAGCCTCATGATTGGCTAATTCATAGCTTATCATTTTTCTAAATACTTCATCATTTGACTTGATCTTGTTAAATTCGGTTTGTAAATGCTCAAAGATTTTATTTGCACGCTTCACAATTTCATTGTTCTTTACATAGCAGAAGCAAGCCGGGCAAAAGTATTTATATATTTTGTTCTTTTCCTCAAATTCCTTTTTCCACTGTTCACCAATTCCAAAGCAAGATAAACAATCAAATTGCATGATCCAATAATTTCGCAAGTAGTACGATTTTGCGGTGTAGTCGTCATATGACTTTACAACGCTCATCAACTCGGCTTCAGTAAAGAGCTTTTTGCTCAATTCCTTGCAATAGTGATCCTTTAAAGCTGATTTTCCTTGCTCCTTAACTAAATATTTATGGTGTAGCTCATATTCGTTAGCGTAGTAAATATGTTTTTCGTTCTTGAAAACAAGTGCAGAGTATCCAAAGTAGCCGCCAAAATCAACAAAAAGTATATCATGATCCTTTATGTTGATATAGTCAAGAGCTATTTCAGCAGCCTCATCAAATGTCAATAACTCTATATCATTAATTGCAAGGGCTTTTGTGTTTGTCATGTTCTTCATAAAAAATATCCTCCTCTCGTGTGCTAGAACTCCATGAAAATAGATCTATTATTATCCTTATTTCCATTAGCCTTTATAATGCCATTGACCGCTTGAACAACTCCATATAGCCAGCCGTTTAAATAGTCTATGTTTTCGCAAAACTGCACATAAGAGCCGTTTTTAGCGTCCTCAGCAGACTTGAAAATATACCAGCCTTTACCGTAGTCAGCCTTTTCAATGTGGATATAGCCCATATTGACGAAATAAGCCCTTAAATTATCCTTGATAATTGCAAATTGCTTTGGCGTGAAAACCTTCTTAATGTCCTTTGTACTGATGCCAATAGTGTTTATTATGTTCTCCATGGTTAATTCCTCCTCAAAGTCTTAAAGTTGTATGTTGTATAACGTGTAAATAATGGTTATGGTATCCCTTTAGGCTCATGCGCCTTTAGGGGATATATAGGGCGTATAAACGCCCCTTGAAATTAATTTAGCTCATACTCGATCGCTTCAATCGTTTTGGATCTCATTTCTGTAAAGCTATTTGATACGGGATTAAAATAGTCGCCTAGAATACCATAAGAACAATAAGGCGCAAAAAATATGTTATTGCCATTGCTATCGCAATGTGTATCACAGTATTTGCAATTCATGCAATTACCATCACATTTTTTTAGGTGATTCAGAGCCGCTTCAAGTTTTTTATGTGTTGATATAGTCATGAAATCACCCCCCTTAAACGTGTAAATACGCTTCTTTTTGTGCCATTTTTATAACGCTATTAGCAGCGTGCAAAACGCTTTGCGGGATTCTATAGCCGCAAATAACGTATTTGTCAAGGCGTGTGCTATAGCCTATTGAATAGTTCCAGCCGTAAACACCAGCGTTATAATAATTAGTGCTATCGGTATAGGCATCAATGCTGCTATCATCAACAAGAATAAGGTCTTGACCGCTGATTATGTTTTTAGCGTCTTTATTTGTGATTTTTTTTGATGTATACATAAAATTACCTCCGTTTTTTGCTTGTTTTTGTTTTGTTTTGTTTTTTTGTTTTGCCTGTTGTCTCTTTTCTTTTGTTCTACTTGACTTTTTGATTTTTTTGTGTTATCTTTAAAATATGGTTGATTAAATTCAGATCGTTGCACTGGATTTAATCGTATTAACGGCTATTGTGTAGCCGCTAAAATTTTAGCAGATGCCCTTTTTTTATATCCCAGAAATTCGGAAAACTGGATTAAAAGCATTTTGAGCCTATCGCTTTTAAGATTTTCACCGCCTACATTTGACGTTGTTCAATTCGGTTTTAGCCGGTTCGCACGGTGAAATATTAAATTTTCAAGTTGCAAAAAATTTGTTATTGATTATAAATCAATTTCAATTACTAGCTGTCACAGACCTTGCAAAGGTCAACCAGATTTTTTTGTTATGCAGTTGTCAACTCTTTTCATTTTAGCTTTTCCGCTTTTTAGTATTAGCAGTAAACTTATTTGTGATCGGTAAAGGGTTTTTGCTTTTTGGTTTATTCTTTTCCTTTACTGTATCTATAGTATAACATATATACGTACGTAATACAATATATATTATGTACGTAATATATGAACTTTTTATGAAACGTCTTGTTAAAATGTACAAATGCAAGACAATAAAATAAGGCATAATGCACAAAATAAACAATGAGGTATTAATATATTATGAACGAAAACAATATAAAACATAACGAATATATGAGAGAATATAGAAAACGTAAAACGTTTAAACAATTAAAAGTCGATATTAAGCCTGATGATTATTTGATAATTGATGAACATTGCCAAAAATCAAATATTAGCAAAGCTAAATTTATTGTAAAATGCTGTAAATACTGTATAAATCACGATATTAATTTTGATGATTAACTAAACTACAATATATAGCGGTTAATACAGTATTTATTACTTGTAATACACAATATATTGTATGCTTATATTTTGAGCTATAAGGCTACTAACAAGCGTTATATACTGTTGTGTGTATGGGTGGTATAACTATACTTGATAGCCGTTAAAATGAATTTTAGAGCATACAATATATTGTGGTATTGTAGTGTATTATGTGTGAGTGTATACTATATATCGTGGTTAATGGTTTATGCGCGCTATATATTATGAGCTTGCAAGCGGAGATCTTGCAAGAGATCTTGACGTGTATATGTTTGTATGTATATATGTATGTGTACAAATATTTGTACTGTTGTAAACGTTGAATAGCGTGAAATAAGTGTACAATCTTTTGGACTTATAAGGATCTTTGAATGATCCTTTACTAATGCTAATTAATGACAATTAGTCAATTTGCATAACTTTAAAGGTTAATTTTGTGTAAATTGCTAGTTTAAAATAGGGAATGAGCATTAAAATTTAGGCGTATTTTAGTGAGTGTTTACCACTTTGGCGGTAAATATGGGGTGAAATAGGGAATTGATAGGTTAAAATATTAATATAAAATGTTCAAATTTTAAAGATGATGATTAAGGGCGTTCGGTATATCAAATAGCAACCACCGATAAATATATTTGATAAAAATCAAATATTAACAATAAACAACTACACAAAAAGGTCAATTATTAACTTAATCAATAATTGATAAAAGTCAACTATTATAAAATCAATTGAGCCTATATGAAGTCGGCAAAAATTATATTAATATTCTATGAATTATGATACAATTATTTATATATGTGATTTTGGCAAAAAAGCATATAAAGCACGCAAATAGGCGGTTTTATGGATATGTTAAGATACTTAATCAAATAGCTATAGAGGGGGTGGCTTTACATTTATGGGAACATATGGAAACGAGATTATCCCCTTAGTAGTTCCACTCTATCCACACGCCCCAAAACCAAATCCAAAATCAAAATAGCATTTTTTAAAATTTCTGCACATTCTCCCACTATCCCATCAAAACACTCAATTTTCATTCGGTAACACGTTCGAGTAAACTTCGTATCTACGCCATTTTTTCAACTTTTCCAAACCCAAAAATATACTTAAATACACCGAAACACACCAAAATTAACTTGTAAACATTATTTCTATACCATAAGAAAACAACCCATCACTCCCCAAAATACACTCTATTAAAGACTATAATAGGTCTTATTTTTTTGTCCTAAAATGGCTATAAATCTAGTTTTACACTTAAACAATCACTCATTTAAAATTCAATTTTAATTCACTGTCAACTTATTAAATTACACTTCAGAAATAATATACTATCACCGAAACATCTCAAAACAATAAAAAACCATCAAAAAAATCATTTATAAAACTCATAAAATAACCTATTGTAAAAACGAAAAAACGTTTTTACGCCTTGATTTACAAGCAAAAACAACGAATATGCTATCGTAATTTTACCGAACGCTCCGAAATAAAATGCTTAGACGAAAACAAAATGTTTAAGTAGTTGCCAGACAACTCATGCAAACAATAATCTTTCAACTGAAAAAATATCTGTGAAGATTAGCGTGACCGTAGGGAACGATAATCAAACAGGGAAGTTATATACGAGCGTAGCGAGAATATAACTGACTAGCTGTGCGCAGCACAATAATAAATACAAAGCTTCTTCAATAACATAATGTCAGCTTATTATCATTATCGGTCATTATCGCTTTATTACTTAATAGATATAATCACCTTAATAGATGTAATTACAATGATTTTCATTTTATGTTAATTAATTTCATGTCAACTATTTAATATTCTGTCCTACATTATTTAATTTTTAATTTCACTTTTCCTGAACCTCTCTTATTTTCTGATTTTTAAATTTTATTTCATTTGTCTTGGCTTATGTTCTCTAAAAATGTAATTGACTTAATTATCCTAACACAATAACAAATTAACATAAAAGTTACATATTTATGTTCAACTTGCTATTGACACATCTCAAAAGTAGTAGTATAATAGCCATAGAATCTCAAAAGTAGTATAGTAAAATTACAATATTAATATATCATATTGATTATTAGTTGTCAACAAGAAATTTATTCCTGTAAACAATTAGTATTTAAAAGAAAAACCTACACGCTTTAGCGGGTAGGAAGGATTCTCTTATTACTAAGTTATCTAGTATTATTCTACTCTACACTTTAGGGGGTACTTAGAGTATAATGATTGCAAATTTTTTTACACTTTATATCCTTTCAAAGTATAAAGATTGCAAAAGTAAAATTAACAGCAAAAAGAGGTGAAAAATCATAGCTCAAAATTATTTTGTGAAAATACCCAAGAAATACATATATGTTGACTCGGCAGACGGTTTTCAAATTTTATTATATCGCTGTCTTAGTTACCTATACAACACTAGAACAGAAACAGTTAGTACATCTATAAATGAAATTTTAGAATTGTGCCATTACTCACTTCGTAGTAAGGGTGACAAAAATATTGCCCATAAGGTCAAAAAATCTATATCAACTTTTGTTTCTAAATCAAATTTGATATGGGACAACAAACATGATTATCGGTCATCAGATAGCATCAATGCAAACGCTCATTTAAGATTTAAGGTCAACAAAGCGGTATTTGATCCTCCAGATAATTTTGTAATATTGTACGACACAGAATGGGATAAACTAATGTCTATTTCAAATAGGCTGTCTAAGTCAATACTTCTTCGTGTTTACCTATACATAAAGTCATGGAATTTTCAGAATACGAAAATTATAACAGAGAGTGTTTGTGGCTGCTACAAAAAAGAAACGGTAATAGCGGAAGAACTACATATGTCGGTCAGACAGCTAGACAACTATTTAAAAGCATTATGTGACAATGGACTAATAATCAAACACATTACAGGCTCTTATAAAAAGAATGGCAAGGTCTATAATGCTCCTAACGTTTATGTACTTAGTTCAGATCTGAACGTACAACAACATATTCAAGAAGCTGTCGATAGACTAAAGTACGCCTATAAGGTAGATGAATTTCTACCAATGGTACATAAGAACAGAAAAATGAGAAAGGATTGATAAACATGAAAGATAGTAAGAAAGTTATAAAAGTTGGTGATAATAATGGGTAGAAATCGTAAAACAACTTCTTTACAGGCACTATTCCCTGAAGATTATACATACGAGGCTCAAGACAAGCCTTTAGACGATAATGAAGAATATTTGAGGTTTCGCAGTGAGTATTGGACTATGCTTGCAGAAACTGACGATACATACGCAGAAGATTATATGTAAGATAAAATAAAGGAGACAACAAAATGAACAATTTGAAACTTGTAGAAACAGACGTATTTAATGAAATCGCAACTTGTGACTTTTGGGGTAACATTAATAATGAGTATCTTGTCACAAGAGAACAGATTGGTAGGGCATTGGGTTATAAAAATCCAAGTGAAGCAATTAAAAAGATTCACATGAAACATAGAGATAGACTTGATAATTATAGTTGTTTAATTAAAAGTGACTTTAGTCGAGGGGTGCGTTCTGGGGCTATCGACTCTAATGGTGCAATTCAGGACAGAATGTTTTATAACCGCAAAGGCATTATGGAGATTTGCCGTTGGTCTAGGCAACCATTAGCAGATAAGTTCATGGATTGGTGTTGGGAGATTATGGATAGGCTTATCTCCAATAGCTTGAATACCGTAACATTATCAAGAGAAGAATATTCTATGATTGTTAATGCTGCCAATGAAGTGGGTCAGCTTAATAAAGTTAATGAACAGCTTACACGTCAGTTGCAAATCATTTCTGCACAAAACACCACAATGCAGGATAAGCTTTCTCGTATGTGGCAGAAAATAATGCTTATTGTACCACCTGCGCATTATTCTTCTTGGAAAAACAAAATGTCTCAGAAAATTGTTTCGCTTGCAAAGATCTTAGGTTATACAAATGATGATGATAGAAAATCTATTTATGGCGATATTTACAACATGATGAAATCAGGCTATGATATTGACCTCGACTCCTACAAAGAAAATTATTTGTTATCGCAAACAGATTGTAAAAACGTAGCAATGATAGATGTTATTGATAGCGATACAACTCTTAGAGATATTTTCGAGGAAATTGTTGACCGATACATACAAATAAAATCAGGAATGGAGGTAATGAACAATGCCTAAACTAACAAAACTTACAGAGAGTGAGTATGCCAATGGCGTACTCGCAGAAGCTAAAAGAATAAACAATAATGAGACAATTCGTAAGCAACCGCCTACAGAACAGCAAGTTAGATTGTGTCTTAGAGTGCTGAGAGATTTTCACATACATATAAATAAGGATAATATTCCTAGATTTAACAGCGTTCAGGAGCTAGAACTTTGGCAAAAGAAAATGATACACGATAAATTATATGACAGCAACTAAAATGGAAAGGTAGATTAAAATGACAGAAAACAACAAAACTATGGTAACAGTATTCGAGAGCAAAGATTTTGGCAAGGTAAGAACGGTAGATATTGATAACAAGATTTACTTTTGCGGCTCTGACGTGGCAAAGGCGTTGGGGTATGCAAGACCAGCGGACGCAATAACATCTCATTGTAAGGGGGTCTGCGTTTTACCGACCCCTTCGGCTGGAGGTGTGCAGAAAACAAAATTCATCTCAGAGGGTGATGTTTATCGTCTTATAGCACATAGTAAACTCCCTTCCGCAGAACGCTTTGAGAGTTGGATATTTGACGAGGTACTTCCAACCATACATAGAACAGGCAGTTATATTATAAAAGGCTCGGAAAAGGACAATGAATTAAAACTATTACAAGCTACGGTTACTCAGCTTCAGAATATGTTACTTGCATTATCGGCTAAAAAATACCAAATGCAAAAGCTCTAAATATATGGAAGAAACAAATTAGTACTCCGCTTATAGCGAAGTTGCAGGATAATGCTTTACAATCTACAGGTGAGGTTATTGAGTTTGTAAATATGTTGCATAGAGTTTATACTCAAATGACTTCAATGCTTGGCTTTTGTACTGTTACGGCTCTTAGTGAGTTTACAGATAAGTACAATTGTGATTGTACTACAATACAGCCAAGTATTATAAATGCTATTGCGGATAATCATGTATATCAGGCTTGGTTTACTCAGGCTTGTAATCAGCTTATGATTTGTGTAGGTAATGGGGATAGGTTTACATCTGACGATGGTTGTATTTATAATGCTACACAGTTTACTTCAGAGGACAGCTTTGATTTTATTGTTCACACATTGGCAGAGATTATGAAAGATAGATCGGCACACTACGCACACACACTGTCTATAATTTACAAGAAAATAAATAGTGCAAGAGGTTGGCATAATCAAATGACTAGGAAGAAGGCTAAGACTAAGAAAGATGTAATATTATCTGATAGAAAACAGTTTACTAAATTTGTGTTAGCTAGCAACGAAATTATAAAGGAATTGAGAAGGAGTTAAATTTATGAGAACATATACGGTAACAAGTAAAGTAACCGCAGAGGAACGTGAGGTTACAATTAACATTTCATGCGAGAATGGCGAGTGGGTCGCTAATTTGTATACTTGTATTGAGAAGTATGCCAACAAATGCAAAAAGCAAGGTTGGAAACAGATTGATGAAACAAGACACACTGACGGTACGTTTATCGGAGCTACATTTATTGCTCCTGCCAAAGCCATTAGTATTAGAAACGCTCACCCAACTAAAAGAGTTATCTCAGAAGAACATAAACAAAAGCTTTTAGCTGCGAGAAATAAAGATTAGTTAAAATTGTACATTAATTGTGTTAATTTTACAGCTAAATTGTTTTGAGTATAATTTTACTTGTAAAGTATTACTCTTTAAAATTTAACACAATTAATGTATGTTCCTGACGGTAGAACGTAGATTATGATAGATATAAAGATAGGAGATATAAATGCTTACGGCAGAAATTAATAATCAACCTATAAATTGTTATGATAATAAGTATGATAGAGATACTTTGAAAAAATGGGCGGACAAAGGAATTTTGCAATGTCCTGTTTGTCATGGGAAGTATGAATATTGTCATGGCAAATTGGTAAGCCCTTATTTTAGACACAAAGACAAAACTAAATGTGAGACAATTTACTCTGAACCCGAAACAGAAGAACATATTCAAGGTAAAATAGCATTATTTAATTGGATTAAGAAACAAAACGGTGTTGTCAAGGCTGTTATGGAGGGTTATATAGAAGAAACAAAACAAAGACCTGACATCATGTTTGAGTTTGGAGGACAACAGTACGTTATAGAATTTCAGTGTACGCCAATAGCAAGTGAGCAAATAGAACGCCATGAGTTGTATCAAGCTGCGAAAATTAATGACATTTGGATTGGCGGTAAGGAAAAATATTCAACTGGCAGGACACATATTGAGAATATTGCATATGCAATGTTTGACTATCAGAACAATACTTTGTCTAAAGTCAAAGATCTTTTGAACAAAAACTTGTTACCTTATAATAATTTACTGCTTTGGAATTTTAACGAAATACCTTTAGAGAATGTAATGTTTGACGGAAAATTTACTTTTGTGAATCAAACCATGGAAAAATATATTGATTTATCAATAAAAAAACACAATGCGGAATTAAAAAAGCAAGAGCAGAGACGACATATTCATAGTTTGGTAGAGGTTTGCAAAGTTATTCCAGAATGGTATGCACAAGTATGTCATCATTGTAAAATCGACATACTTGAAGGCAAATTATCTTCCCCATATTTGATTATGATGAAGTTTGCAAGCGATATTACTGCTCCTTTCACAATGTTCATCAAAGAAAATTCGATTGATGTGTGTGTAACAGAGATGTATAATCGTAGGATAAAAAATAATTCAACTCATTGCAGAAAGTGCTATTGGCAAAAAGCAACTAAATTTGTAAAAATTGAAACACTTAAATATTCGGACAATCAGCAGTTGGTTTCTGTGATTAAAGAATATTTTTCAAAGCAATTACAAAAGGCAGTAATTAATAAATATATGGGAGGAATAACAAATGGCTAAACAACAAATGTATCAGCAGTTTATTTTTAAGTTGCACAGTTCAAGAATTTTAAAAGCACCTGATAAAAATTTAAAGATCTCTATACAAGAAGCTAGAGATAATAGGGAAATTATTTCTCTTGCTGACGGACAAATTTTACAAATGATTGACGAGATAAATTCATTAGATAGAAAATTTACCGCAGATAGGATAAAGGAAATTAAGAGAGAAATAAAGCTTTTGAAAAAGCAGCCAAAGTCGAGAAATACGAGTGTACAAATTAAGAAATGTTATCAGGACTTAGATAACATTCAATGTAAACTTGACTATGTTGCGATTATAATGAATAATAAGGAAGATATTTTTAAGCTGAGTTACGGATTTAGAATAAACGGAACGTACTATAATAGACTTATAGGCACAACAAATGGTATAAAAAAGAACACAGTTATTTATGCTGCCGCAAAGAACTCACAGCATATAAAATTATGTGAGGAATTAACAAGACGCATGAATAATGGAAGAAACTTAAACAAGGAACTTGTGCCTGCTAAGTTTGAAGCTTATAAAGCATTAACTTGTTCAGCTTCTGTGCCTGTGACACATCCAAAAGATATTCTTGTGGTAGATGATTTGATTGTAACTTGCAAAGAAAAGGTTATAAAAATAACAGATGAGTTTGACGGAGAGCCTGTATTAACTGAGCCTGATAATCCTGAAATTATAGAAGTAAATGACAGTGACGGTTATGGTTTAATAACACCTACATTGTCGGAGATATGGGCAAAAGATGTTCTTGAGGACTATATACCTAGTGGGTACTGCATAAGAAATAGCTTTTGTAAGGGCATGGTGTTCACGTTTGACTTTCATAAATTTGCCTATGAATATGGTACATTCAATGAAAATGGTGATTGTATTGTTATTGATGTATGGGGAAATGAACATAATATAAAAAATGTAGACTTAATACTTACAACTTCGATGTTAAAATTGTGGGATAGTTATGACAATATTGATTCGTATTTGGGAAATTGTAAAAATAACGGATATGGCTTTAGAGTAACAAAAGTGTGTCCTGAGAAACTTGAAAATGAACGTAATATGAATTATCAATTCCTGCAAAGCTATGAATTAACAGATGGGGAAATTCAAGAATTGATAGCCCCTACGGTTAATGAAATAAAAGATGTAATTCACGGAGATATTGACAAAACTATATTGTTTTTAAATGGGGCTACCTCAGATGAAGATTTTAGCTTAAATGAGATTGATAATGTTACTAAGTCGGTTATGATAGAGCCAAGTATGGCAAATGACCCATTTGTTATAAATCGTATTAACTATATGATTAAGAAAAAAATTACACAGGCTAAAATCGGTGTACTTAAAGTGCATGGCAATTATGCTGTTATTTCAGGCGATCCATTTGCCTTGTGTCAAAAAATATTTGGAGTAAAAGTTGAGAATGATGATTATGGATTACTTAAAGCTGGAGAAATGTATTCAAAATATTGGTCTGATTATGGGTCTGATAGGGTTGTTTGTTTCAGAGCGCCAATGAGCTGTCATAATAATATTAGGGTTATGAACATCACAGATAATAAAATGATGTCAGAGTGGTATAAATACATGGCAACTGTTAATATTGTCAACTGTCATGACAGTATGGCAGCAGCGTTGAACGGCTTTGATAAGGATTCTGATGCTTTGATTACAACAGATAATCCGATATTGCTCAAAAACACAAGACCAACTAAGACAATTATGTGTACCCAAAAAAAGGCAAATAAAGAAATTATTTGTGAGTCCAATTTAATGCAGGCTAATTATAACAGCTTTGGTGAAGAAATTGGTAAAATCACAAATAGAATAACTGCAATGTATGATGTTCAAGCAAAATATCCAAAAGAAAGTAGGGAATATAAAATGCTAGATTATCGTATCATGTGCGGTCAGCTTCTCCAACAGAATTTTTATCTAAAAGTTCGCTTGTACGGTAACGTGCTTGAAAAATAATTCATTGAATTGCTGGAAAATCCTAAAGTCTAATATACTACAACGCAAGGTTGAAATACCTAAACGTGAAAGTGACGAAAGTAGAAAAAAATGTTAGAATGACACAAGGTTAAATCCTAAATGTTTTATAATGGATAATCAGCAGCCAAGCTCCGAATAGGAGAAGGTTCAGAGACTAAGTGCTTTACAAGTGATTGGTAAAGCCAGTGGTGAACTCCCAAGCGGAAGAAGATATAGTCCGAACTCTATTGAAAGATAGAGGGTGTGTTACACACCAGCGTTGAGTAGCGTCAATATTGTCTGTTATATATAAAGAAAAAATAAAGAATAAGGAGGTGTTTATTGTTGGATTTAACAGGGATGAAATTTGGGAGATTAACTGTTTTATCTTCTGCACAGTTTCAAGCAAGTAAAAAGAAAATGTGGAATTGTAAGTGTGAGTGTGGTAATTATGTCACTGTTAGAGGAACATCTTTAACAGGAGGCATAACAAAATCCTGTGGCTGTTTGAAAAAAGAATTAGCCTCAAAAAAGCATAGTAAGCATAATGGCTATGGTACAAGACTTTACGCTATATGGGACAGTATGAGACAAAGATGTAATAACAAGAACTGTCGAGCTTATCATAATTATGGTGGCAGAGGAATTAAAATATGTGACGAATGGGATGACTTTGCTAATTTTAAAGAGTGGGCAATGATTTCAGGTTATGATAATACAGCAAAGAGAGGTACTTGTACCTTAGATAGAATAAATGTAAATGGAGATTATTCCCCTGAAAATTGCAGATGGAATACGATGAAAGAGCAATCAAATAATAGAAGAAATACGATATATATGACAGTAAATGATGAAACACATTCATTGTCAGAATGGGCTTCGATAACAGGTATTAAGTATGATACCTTGTGGAAAAGGTATAAAAAATACGGATGGAGTCCTGAGCGAGTTGTTTCATAAATAAAATATAACAGACAAAAGTTAAACATAATTGGCAATAGATAAAGCAAAAGGTATTATATCCAAGCCTATGCCTGAGGCGTGGTACAACAGATTTGCATTAAACTACAATGATAATGATAGTGACGAGGAAAGAGTTGCAAAAGAATTTAATAAAACAATCATTGCTGATAAGAAACCATATTTTATGTGTTACATATATCCGCAGGAAATGTCAAAATATAAAAATTATATTGAAAATAATAATGCTCAATGTATAAATTTATTTGGCATGACGATTTCTGAATTAGAGGTTCTTAAAGATAAAACGGAAGATCAGCTAAAGTATTTGGATTGGTATTACAAAAAAATGCCTGTCAGTGTTAATGATTGTACCATGAATCGTATTTGTAGGGCTGTTGAGTTGGCTTTTGAAAATTATAACACGGAAGTTAAATCGTCAGCTAGATTTGATTATAAAGTTATGCAATGCAGGCAAAATGATAAATACTCTGACTATCCAAAATTAAAAAAAATGTATGAGAATTATACAAGGGATATAACTCAATACATGGTATTGTCTAAGAAACAACGTTTCGATAAAGAACAAATTGATAATGACAAGATGATAATGACAGAAAATTATCGTAAGCTATGTTCTGAGATTTGCACAGATGAATTTGTGTTGTGTGATATATTGCTTGATATATGCTATAAAACAGAGAAATCTAAGAAATTTGTATGGGATATTTGTGGTGACACTATTATTGAAAATCTTTTAAGATTAAATGATTGGCAGATGTCTTATTATGTACCCGATGAAACTGGAGATATTGAGTATGGTGGAACAAAATATAGAAAAGCCGTAAGAAAGATTGGTGTGTAAATGGATATATTTTTAAACGAAATTGCTGAGGCAGAAAAAATAATTGAAAGTAAAGATTTAGGTGTAAAACCGTCACAATCATTGTTTTTGTTGGCTAAATATTACCGATATGTAATGAAGTATAAAAAATCTAAAATAATTACTGCACTAACTGATTTTATCAAATCAACAGGTATAAATTACAGACCTTCTGATTGGGAGAAAAGCGTTGAAAGACAAGTTAACAGAACACGTAATAATCCACCAATTAATATTGAGTACATTGGCATAACACAAAAGGAACTTGAAGATATAGCAAGGCTTAAAAGCCCACCAGTTGAGAGAATAGCTTTTACGGCATTGTGCCTTGCTAAATATAGAAATATTCTTTGTGCAAGAAATAATAATTGGATTTGTACTAGCCACAAAATGCTGTTTTCTCTATCTAGTGTGAATAAAACTAGATATGAAAAAGAAATGATGATACATAAGTTAGTTAAAGCAGGAATGTTACAGCCAGCATTGGCTGTCGGAAATACAAATCTTCAAGTAAAGTTTATTGATGATAGTTCTCTAATAGTGCTAAAAATTACCGACATGAGAGAACTCGGTAAAGAATATATGCTGTATAGAGGTAAAAAATACGCACGTTGCGAAAATTGTAGAAGGCTATTTTATAAGAGATCAAATAGTCAGTTGTACTGTAAAAATTGCAAAGGTTATCAAAAAATCAAAACCAAGGTCTTAACCTGCTGTGATTGCGGTAAGGAGTTTGTGGTTGATAGCAAAGCAAATAATAAGCAAAGATGTGATAAATGTCAACATATCAAACAACTTGAATATCAAAGAAAATCAATGGCTAAAGCCAGAAATATAATGTGAAGTAGTCAATTTTAAATAGAAAATAGTCAAACACCTCGTAAACCCTTTATTATTGGGCTTTTGCGAGGTGTTTTTATTTTATGGTGTTATTTCTTATTATGGATATAGATAATAAATATACTTATCCACAATATATTATAGCACGCACAAAGTCAACATTCAATAGGCATTGTGTACAAAATTAAAATTGAAAAGGTGGTTATTTTACACATGATTTTCGTCACAAAGGACGAGGCGGATTATCTTCGTCAGAACATTAAGAACGTTAAGATTTTCAAAACGTGCCGTCTGAAAAACAATGGCTCTAATCGTGGTAAGAGATACGCAGAGGAAACATCTGCGGTTGTTAATCTGCTTGCCAAGTACAGAGCTGATTAAAAAATATCTTACAGCACGTCTGTAAGGGTGGGCATATCCCACTAACTTATTTAGAAAAGGAATTTATTTTTTATGACAGTAACAGAAGAACTTCCAATTTCCATTGTAGATAATTTGGATAAGAGAAAGTACCCTACACCTGAAGAGTACAACTATTGGAAATCAAGAGAAAACAGAACATTTTTCATTGATTACGAGGTAGATGAGTTTTATAACCTCATTGAATTAAGCAAAGTTATTATTCAGATGAACATGGAAGAAAGAGAAATTAAAAATCCAAAGCCAATCTTTATTTTCATTCATAGTTATGGTGGAGATATAGAACAGGCAAATTATTTTTGTGACCTGATACAGAGTAGTCATATTCCTATCGTTACTATTGGAATGGGTGTTGCTATGAGTGCAGGCTTTCTTATTTTTCTTGCTGGCAAGCGTAGATATGCGTTTGAACATTGCCAAATGCTCGTTCATCAAGGCTCTGCTGCTTTTCAGGGTAGTGCTGCTGAAATTGAGGAAGCTCAGAAAAATTATAAGAAACAGCTTGAGGGCATGAAGTCATATATCCTCGCAAGGACGGACATTGATGAAAAGACTTTTAATAAAAATAGAAATAAAGATTGGTATTTATCTCGTGATGAACTTGTAAAGTACAAGGTGGTCGATAAGATCGTTACATCGTTTGATGAAATTAATTAGGCGGTGTTATCATGGGCAAGAAAAATAATAATACAATAACCTCGTATGATAACTCACCTGAAAAAATTGACGGTGATCTGTTTTATAGTCTACAATTAGATAAAGAACAAGAAGAATTTGCTAATGCAATTTGGAACAAGGATAATGATATTATTTTCTGTAACTCCAAAAGTGGAAGTGGCAAAACTACCATTGCCGTTGGTATAGCAAATTTACTTGTACAGTATCAAATGTTCTCAAAGATTATTTATATTGTTTCGCCTTGTGTAGAAGGTAGGTTGGGCTTTCTACCTGGCGATGTAACTTCAAAGAGTGAAGTTTACTATGAACCACTCTATAATGCACTACAGACACTTGGCATAAACCCATTTACGGCTGTATGTACAAATAGTCTTGTTTCTGAGAAGTATGAAGAAGGTTATATCAAACCTCTTACGGACGTTTACCTTAGAGGCGTCAACTTTAAGGATGCAGTTATTATAATTGACGAGTCTCAGAACGCAACTTTTGATAATCTTAAAAAGACTTTAACAAGAATAGGTGAAAACTGCAAGACAATTTGCATAGGGCATACAGGACAGATTGATTTACCTAATCATAAGGCAAGTGGATTTGAGAAATATCTAAATCATTTTTCAGGAAAAGAACATTGTCAGATTTGCGAGTTACATACTAACCATAGAGGTTGGGTGTCAACTTGGGCTGACGAATTGGAGGGTTAAAATAAATGGCTAAAATAACAAAAAAGAACGTTCTGTCGATACAGGGCATTGCAAACATAGAGAATGGAAAAATAACATTTAGTGTTGAAGATATTGAGGGTGAAATAGCCCTTGCGGAACTTATGTCAGATTTCAACGGTCAGGAAGTAAAGCTGTCTGTAAACCAGACAGACGAAATTGCTTAACTGTTAGTGGGAGGAATAAATTATTTCTACATATAAAAGATTTGAAGGTGAGTCTGATGACGAGCTTATATTTAGAGTGTGCAAAGATAAGGAAAAGATAGGCACTTGGAATGATGTCAGGGATATTTTAAATAATTTGCTTAACGCTGATTTTGGCGAGTCAACTTATCGTAAGAAATTTCAATGCTTCGAGAAAATGTTCAATGCAAATCAGAAAACTTTTGCAGATACAGAAAACACCCTTAATGAAATTCAAGACCAAATTCGTGAATTAAAGAAAGAGCGATACAAACTTCAAACAGAGAAGTTGGAGAATAATAGGTGGCTTAGGGAAAATGCACGAGATGAATTGATAACTGAAAAAATAGTCAATGCAATTTCTGATATAGAACCTATCATAGTTCCTGATTATTTATCTGGAGAAAGTAATAGCAAATCTGCGATATTGGCATTTACTGATTGTCACTTTGGTATAGAGTTTTGCATAAAAGATCTATTTGGCAATGTAATAAACGAATATTCTCCAGAGATATTTGAACGCAGAATGTGGAGTATGCTCGAAAAAGTTGTTGACATCATTGCTAAAGAGGACTTGGCAGAAATTAATGTTTGGGAACTTGGCGACAGTATATCAGGACTTCTCAGATTAAATTCTCAGCTTATGCACCTTAGATATGGTGTCATAGATTCGGCAATAAAGTATGCTGAATTTCTTGCTAATTGGCTCAATGATCTTTCTCAATATACAAAAGTGAATTTCCAAATGGTTAAGGACAGTAATCATTCACAACTTAGACTTCTCGGACAGCCTAAGAATAGTTTTCCTGATGAAAACATGGCAAAGGTGATTATTGTTTTTATCAGGGAAAGGCTTAAATATAATCGAAATGTAAACATAATTGAGAATGAAACAGGCTTTTGTTTTAGCGATGTTGAGGGTTATAACGTGCTTGGTTGTCATGGTGAAGTAAAGGATTTACAGAACTGCACAAGTTCTTTTTCAAGAGCGTACAATACAAACATTGATTACGTTTTGGCAGGTCATGTGCATCACCAGACCTCAAAGGAAAATGCGAAACATTCAGAAGTACTTACAATACGTTCTATGGTAGGTACTGATGATTATGCGATGTCCTTACACAAAACTTCTGACACAGGTGCAAGCCTGTTTATATTTGATAATGAATTTGGCAAGATTGCCAACTATGATATAAAAGTAAAGTAGGTGAATACTATGATGATTAAAAAGAGTTATAACGATTTTGATACTTTCATGCAGGATATTATAGATGTATATCTGGAAAATGAGGGCTTTAGTGTTTTGTGTGATTACAAGTTGGCTTGTAAGATTATCAAGAAATTTTTATCATTTGACGATAAGACTAAAATTAATTCTATTTCTCTTGATCCGCCTGAGTGGAACGGATATGGTGGCGAATTTGTTGTTTCAACTTTTGAAAACGAGTTGTTCTGTGAAAGAGCAAGACGTGACGATAAGCCAATAATTGTTGGTGATGAGAGTGTTGTTTTCGTTCAGCGAGATTTTGTCGGCAAGGATTTTACTGAAGAAGATTATGTTCCAAAGCTTTATTTTGGTTTTACAATTAACGAATAATTTGTAGTTAAATACAACTCCTTTTATTATATTTTGCAGGATAGCAGGCGTTATCCTGCATATTGTCGGATAGCTCAATCGGTAGAGCAACGCACTGTTAATGCGGAGGTTGTGGGTTCGAGTCTCACTCTGACAGCCAAAACAGAACTCAACACGCCTCTTAAAAAATGCGTACCACGTTGAGTCTTTTAAATGAAAAATCTGACGAGATTTTTGCACGGATAGTTGACAAAGTTTTGTTGACTATCCTTAGTTTTAATTACAAAGTAATTCAACCTCACGCACCTCTTAACAATGTGTCCCAGTGAGGGGTATTTTGAGTTATGGTTTTGAGAATTTTGTATTACTCCAAAAACAAAATTCAAGCCCTTATGGGCGAAATAAAGAAGATTAAGTGTGAGGGCAATACTCTAAAGAAATCCCATTTGAAGAATAAGTGCTAAAAGCAGCACTCTAAAGAAAGCTTGAGATGAGAAGAAAGGAGAGGTTAAATGGCTAAGAAAAGCAAACGTATTCAAGTACATGATGATGAAATACTTTCAAAAATCAATTCTGAAACAATGAAACTATGGAACAAATATAAAATTGATATGTCACTTAGAGAACTCTCCGAAAAGACTATCGCAGGATATCAAAATGATTTAGAGTCTTGGTGGATATACATATACAAAAATCAGGGCAATCAAAGTATTATTGACTTAACGGAAGATGATATAACTGAATTTTTATATTTTTGTAAAACTGAGGGTAATAATTCAAGACGTATGAAAAGGCGTATGGCTTCAATTTCAGCTTTTTATAAATTTCTGCGTAAGAAGAAGTTAATTACAGAAAACCCAATGGAATTTATGGATAGACCTAAGAAAGATACAGATGTTATTACTCAGACGTTTTTAACTGTTGAACAGGTACAGGAATTAAGAATTACCTTGCAAAACTTAGTAGAAAACGCTGACACACATCATAAGAAACATAGGGCTTTACAATATCAGTGTTATGCTCTATTTTCATTATCTACAATGGCTAGGGTTAATGCGGTTGCGAATACTAAGTGGGAACAAATTGATTTTGACAATAGGGTTGTCAATGATGTAGTTGAAAAAGAAGGCTACGTTGTAACTCTTTATTTTTCGGAAGAAGTTAAAGAACTGTTGTTAGGTTTGCTTGAGTACCGCAAGACAAATAATATTATTGACAATGGCTATGTTTTTGTTTCTTATACAGACGGAAAGTTTGATAAGGTAACTAATGGCACATTAAATTCTTGGTGTCATATTATTGGTGAAATGATTAATGTTCCAACGCTACACGCTCACGATTTTCGTCATTCGGGAGCTACGCTATATAAAAACGCAGGTATGTCACTAGAAGATGTTTCAGCATTGCTCAACCATAGTGGAACTGACGTGACTAGAAAATTTTATATTAGGGTGGATAAGAAGAAAATTAGTCAGAATAAGGATAAGTTTGATTTTTGAGCGATTAAGCACTCATAGGGGCTATAAAAGTGTGCTTTTATTACACAAATATAGAGAGGAAAATAATTATGGACGAAAAAGCAATAGAAATTGTAAGAGATTATATTGGAGAACATCTTGACAAATCAGATACAAAGCCTGATTTTGAAGTTTACACAGTATGGAAGTGCAAAGCATTGCAGAATTGGAAATATTTACTTTCAAGCACTCTTTTTGACGGTATGTATTATGAATTAACATACAATGGCGACAAAAAAGAGTGGTATCTTGATGCCTACAAGAAATTTGAGAACAAGGTTATTAAAGAATAGTAATTAAATAGATACCAAATTAAGCACTCTGATTGAAAATTGGGGTGCTTTTATATTGGCTTGAAAATTAAACAAATAAGAAGGAGGTGGCTCGATTATGCCAAGGAAAAAAGTAAAAACCCCTGTAAGTACAAAAATATGTACGGAATGTGGCAAGGAAAAGCCACTGTCGCAATTTTATACTACTAGAAATAGTAATATTTCTACTGATGGCAAAACGGTAAATATATGTAAGTCTTGTGTTAAAAAGGGTTCTTATAATTCTGATGGAAGCTTAAATATAGAAGCGTTCCAAAAGAAACTAATGTTAATGGATAAACCATATATACCAGAAGCTCTTGACTCTGCTATGAGTGAAGTAAGAAGATCGTTAGAATTGGGCAAGGGTAGAACTGATATTATAGGCTGTTATTTTAAGAATGTGTCAACATTGCCACAGTATACGAAACTATCTTTTTTAGACTCTATGAACTTGTTTAATCAGGGCAAGTCTATTACTGAGGCAGTAACTACAACGGAAAAACGCAATATACTTCCTCGAAACGAAGAAGTATATGTAAATATGGTTGATGATTTCGTTGTTACAAACGATATTACCGACTTATTTGGCGAGGGGTATACAAAATCACAGTACCGAAAAATGAAGAAAAAGTTTGATAAATTAAAAGAAAACTATTCAATTCAAACAAACTTACACGAGGAAGCTTTAGCAACTTATGTTCGTTTCAAAGTGAAAGAGGAAGAAGCTACAGCAGCAGGAGATGTTGGAAGTGCTGACAAATGGAATAGAGCTGCCCAAGATGCTGCTGATAAAGCAAAGTTGACTCCAAAACAATTAACGCAGGCTGATTTGCAAGGTGGAGTAACTTGCATTTCGGAAATATCAAAAGCTTGTGAACAAGCGGTTGATATTGTTGAAATATTACCTAAGTTTAAGTACCAACCTAATGATGCTCCTGATTTTATAATATGGTGCTATATTAACTATGCTAGAAAATTAAAAGGATTACCTAAGTGTGAGTACAAGGAAGTATACCAATTTTATGACGATATGAAGAATGAGTACATTTCTCAGTATGGAGATCCCTATGGTATTTTTACTGATGACACATCAGAAAAAAATAGGAGTTCTGTTGAAACGTTTATAAAACTGCCAAAAGATTATGAGAATGGTGACAAGTAATGAACTGGCAAAGAATAAAAGATTTTGAAAAAAATAGTGATAGTGTATTTGGCAAAAATCTACATAATTATTACACTTTTATAAGTTGGGCTAAGTGGTATCCTGATTTATTACTCGACTTAATGAAACCTGAAACAGGTGGGTTAAATCTGCATTTAGATCAACGCATATTTTTGCGTTGTGACGTTAGATTTATGAGTATGTATGGAACGTTTAGCCGTGGATATGGCAAAACATTCGATGAGGTACTTGCTATGGTCGTAGTAGCAATGCTGTTCCCAAATATTGAATTGGCTCTTTCTGCACAGACTAAAGAAAATGCGGCAGATTTATTGAAATCAAAGTGGAATGAAATTGCAAAATTATATCCACTTTTAAAGGACGAAATAAGAGAAGCTAGGTTTTCAAAGGGAAATGCTTATATTGAATTTAAAAATGATGCGACCATAGATGCTATTGCAAATGCTCAAAGCACAAAGGGTCAAAGACGTAGAAGGTTAAAAATAGAGGAATCTGCATTGCTGAATAATGTACTGTTTCAAGATGCCCTTGAGCCTGTAGTTGAAGTTCCAAGACTTACGGTTGGCAGACTTGCGATAGTAGACCCAATGGAACTTAATCAGCAAATTCATTTTTTTACAACGGCAGGATTTAGGGGTTCAGACGAATATCAGCGTAGTATTTCAATGTTAGATGATATGGAAAATCTAAAGGGAAAAATAGTTTTGGGAAGCAACTGGCAACTTCCGTGTTGGTATGGTAGAGGAAGTAATAAAAGCAAAATACTTTCAAAGAAGAAAAATTCTTCTGTGGTAGCTTTTGCCCAAAACTATGAACAAGAATGGGTCGGCTGTGCCGATGGTGCGTTAGTTAATATCAACAAATTAATGAATTGTCGTACTTTAACGGAAGCGGTCTTGCAAAATTCAAATCCAGAACAGGAATATTATATGGGCGTGGATGTAGCAAGAAGCCAAAAAACTTCTAATAACCAATCTTCTATTGCTGTAGTGCGTGTAATTAGAAGTAAGGATAAAGGGAGAATTATTTACATTGATGTGGTGAATATTATTAATATTCCTAACGTACTTAATTTTAATGCCCAAGCTGCTATTATCAAAAAAGTTCAAAAACTTTATATGGCTAAAGTAGTTGTATTAGATGCTAATGGACTTGGTGTTGGATTGGCTGATGAACTTTTAAAAGACACGATTGACAATTCTACAGGTAAGGATTTGGGCTGTTGGGACACTATTAATGACGATAATGTTCCAGAAGTTCCTAATTCGCCACAAATACTTTACAATATGAAAGCTCAGACTTGGCAAAATGAAATTGTAAGCACTTTTATAGATATGGTGGATAGTGGCAAACTTAGATTGCTGGAAAAAAGACAAGATAATGATTTTACCGATAATGAATGGGATAGTTTTGACGATAAAGTTAGACCTTTTATTGAGACAGATGCTTTTATTGAAGAAGCCGCGAATTTAAAGATGAAACATCTTAATAACGGCAACATTACTATTGAACAAGTTGTAAAAAAAGTAAATAAGGATAGAGTTTCGGCATTGATCTATGTGTTGTGGTACGTTAATAAATATGCCCAAGACATAAATAACGATGAATACGATTATTGTTGTTTATTCAACTAATGTAAACACAAACGAAAGTGAGGTGAGGCTATGCCTGAGAATATTGCAGAGAATACTGAGAATGTTATTGAAAACAATCAAGATAAAACAGAAAGTGCTTCAGAAACTAACTCCATGTCAAATACGCAAGAGCGTTCCTATGAGTCAAATGCTTTTTATGAAATGACATCTGTTTGGGAAGATTGTATTGAAGATTTACCTATCGATATTGAGGATATTAAGAAATTTGCTCATAATCCGCAAATACATATAAAAAATATTCGCAAAATTTGTCGGTGGGCGTATTATGAGAATGGCTCTGTTATGACTTCTATCAACTATCTTAAAACCATGTTCACCTTGGATAAGGTGGTTTATTCAAAGTCAAAAACCAAACGCAAGAAGAAATTTGAAAATGCAAGGCAGTTAATGCAACAAACTCTTGACACAATAAGATATAAGGAAGTTATTCGAGATAATTTGTTTAACGATATGATCGAGGGAATGGACTTTAAATACTTTGAGATTACAAAGTCCGTATTCGCTGACAAGTATCTTGATGATATTGATACTTTAAACATTGTAGAGATCAATGAACTGGGAGTTAAATGTGCCGTTATTAATCTGCCTGTTGACTATTGCCGTATAGTTGGCAGAAAGAATGGTTCACCTATTGTTGCTTTTGATTTAAGATATTTTGACGGTATGGTAGAAGATGACAAAAGAAGAAAACTACAGGCTTTTCCAAGAGAAATTCGAGAAGCGTATAGTAAATATTCAACTCACAATAATATTAAGCCATGGAAAGTTTTAAATAACGATAATACAATGGTAACAAAAATTAACTGTAAGGCTATTAATCCTTATGGTGTTCCATTAATGATTTGTGCGTTGGACGATGTATTATACGCAGATTATTTCACTTCTACAAAGCGGAATGTATTAGATCAGTTGAACAATCAAATTATATATCAAACATTTCCTGAAGCAAAAGACGGACGTTGCACTTTGACGGAAAGTCAGCAGAAAAAACAACATAAGCTAGTTAAACAAGCTATTACTACAAAACAAAATAAATATGGCAAGTCATTTTTCTCGCTTGCCGCAGGTACAAAATTAAATGACATAAAAGTTGACACTTCTATTTTTGACGAAAAAAATGAAAATGCCAATAAATCAAAAGTGCCTGCCGATTTGGGTATTGCTAGTAGTGTCCTTGACGGTAATAGTACAGGAAACTATGCTGTTGCAACACTTAATTTGGAGTTGGTTGCAGGAAACGTATATGATTGGATAAATATGTTTATTATGGAATTGAATAAATGTATTAACGCCAATATTATTAAGGATAAAAAGCTTTATATGGAGTGTGCTATTTTACCTGTTACTTTTGTAAATAGAGATAAACAGGTTAAATATATGACCGACCTTTATGCTAGAGGTAAGGGGTCTTTAACAGCTTGGATTGCAAGCACTGGTTGGGATAGCGATGTATACTTGTCACTTATGGATTATGAACTGGATAATGATTGGGAAAATAAATATCCAACGCATAAGACGAGTTATACCATGAGTAGCAAAGATAATGACCCAAGTGATGCAGACCACTCAAATGGTGGTAGAACTAAGGTAGCTGAAAAGACAAACGAAAATAGCATAATGAGCGAAAATCTAAATGGAAACGCTCAACCAAAACCTTCAACAACAAACTAAAACCTAAGTTGCGTTTAGTGACTAGGTTTATTTTATGTCAGAAAAGAGGTGAAAGTTAGTGTTTCATTGTGAAATAAGCGAAGCAAAGAGGTCGGACGGTCGCAGACGTGTAAAGTTGGTACTACACGAAATTCATCAAGACCGTAATCACTATAACAAAAATGGTATTAGTTACAATGAGCAATATGTTAGAGATAACGCAGATAGTATTATTGGTATGCCTATTTGTGCAACATTTTTGGATAGTGAAAAAGATATTCCATATGACCATGGAATGACAGGTCAAGACGGCAATATGCCATTATTTGAAAATTCTGTTCAAGTAGGTTCTGCTGATGGTTGGTCTATTGAAGATATTCAGATTGATGGTGAGAAACATAAAGTTCTTATTGCCGAGGGTTATATTAATCAGCAACGTTATCCACATTTTGTTGAATGGCTTGAAAACAAAATTAATGATGGTGATACAATATATGGTTCTGTTGAATTTGTTGGTAAGGGCAAAAATAAAATAGTGTATGACGGAGAGCCTGTCGAAAAAGGTAGAGTACCAAAAGTTTATGACTATAGTGGATATTGCATTTTAACTGTCGAGCCTAGTGACGATAGTGCAATACTGATAGAACTAAATCAAAAGATAAAGGAGGACGAGAAAGTGGACGAAAAGACACTTAATCAGATTATTTCTGCTGTTGAGAATAAGATTACTGAACTCAATACTAAAAATGCAGATTACGAGACTAAGATTGCTGAAATGAATGAGATTATTTCTACAAAAGATGCAGAGATAGCAACTCTTACAGGTGAAAAGACAACAGCCGAAACCAATGCTTGTCAGAAAGACGAGAAGATTAATGAACTTAACGGACTCGTTGAAACAATGAAAGCAGAATTGAATGAACTTAAAAAGTCTGCAAAGATTGCAGAACTCAATTCAGCTCTTGGAGATTTTTCAGACGATGAAAAGAATATGGCTAAGGATAAGCTTGACAAGTTTAACGCAGATCCTATGGGTTGTGGTATCGAGGTAAACGATATTGTTACAGAAATCAACGCTTGCATTGGTGCTGAGACAAAGAAGAAGGAAAAGGCAATGGCTGTTGAGATTAATTCTCAGAACAATTTTGCCGCTGACATATTTGGTTGCGTAGATACTGACAACGATGATGATAAGAACGATAAACTCGATATTGATAATCTGTTTATATAAAAAATACGATTGGAGGAATTTTAAATGATTAAATTTGCAAATATTGGTGATTTCAAGGTAGCACAGAATTTTGGCTATCTCAAGACACCTGTTGTTCTTGAGAACGGCATGGCTGTTACATATGATCTTAAAACAAAGGCTGTTGCTCTGCCAACCGCAACAACAGCAAAGCAGGCTGGTCTTGCAGTTGTAATGAACAGAATTGATAAGCCTGAGACACTCACTCCAAATGATTATAGAATTGAGGTTGGTGAGTTTCCACGCATTTTTACTCTTGCTTCTCTTGCAGGACATCTTTTTGATATGGACGATGCAGTTGTAACAACAGCTTACAATACACTCGCAGTAGGTGACAAGCTTGTAGTTGGTACTGATGGTAAGTGGGCTAAGAGTGCTGATGTTTCTGGTTATGCAGAGTATCTTGAAGTTGTGGAAAAGACAAGTTTTGGCGGTAACGGACTTAGAGTCGTTGTACACGCTTAATTAATGAATGTAAAATAAAGGACGGTGTTTTAATAATGATTAATACTTCTTTTGAACTTAATAATCTGAATAAGTCTGAGGTTGCTGTTAAGAACGCAAAGGCTTTCAACGAAGTAGTTGAGATTTGTTCTGCTCTTTTTGCAGGCAAAGATACATCAAAGTACGGTCAGAAGGTAGACGCAGTACGTTCAAGAATTTCAAAGCTTGGTGAACAGGCACTTGCAGGCGATAGCAGAGCAGTTGCAGAGATTAATACTATTGTAAAGTATATTATACAGCCAAGGCTTCTCGAGGCAACAAAGATATTTAATTTCCTTGGTAATTATCGTGAGATTGGCTATGATGAGCAGCCAAGAGTTAAGACTTATTCTTATGAGGGTCTTGATGCTAGGCTTCAGGCTTCTGGTTCTGATGTAAGTTTTGCAGGTAGAAAGTGGGTAGAGTACCCAATCGTAACTCAGACAATATCTTCTGGTATGGCTATTGATTATCGTGAGCTTGCTTCTGGTAATTTTGGTGGTACTGTAGCAGAGGAAATGGCACAGGTACAGACCGACATGAACAACAAGGGTGTTGCTTATGTATTTGATGTTATCAAGTCTGCACTGAAGAATAATACTGAATATGTAAAGTTCTATGGTGAGTATGACTCTGCTCCAACTCAGACACAGGTTGACGGTATGATAAATAAGGTTAGAAAGCTTGGCAAGGTTGGTATTGCAGGTGACTTCTCACTTATTTCTGGTATCTGTGATTGGAACGGCTATAAGACAGTTGGTTCTACACCAATCCCATTCTTCAATACTACACAGGTAGATGAGATTGCTAGAACGGGTCTGAATGGCTTCTATAAGGGTTCAGCTCTTATTGAACTTGAGAACCCATATAACTTCACAAAGCCACTTGCTGACAAGTCAGGTTTTGACACATACTACAATCCAAACGATCTGTGGTTTATTGCACAGGGAGCAAATTCTCCAGTAAATATCTTCAGACGTGGTGGTATTACAACTATGACAGGCAATGATGTTGAGACAGGTACAGTAAAGACACGTTTCGATATGGAGCTTGGTGCTGACGTTGTAAAGGGTAGAGAATTTGAAATTGGTCTGCTTACAAAGCAGGGTTAATTACATAATAATTATTGATGTGGCGAGGGTGTAAGCTCTTGCCACATTATTATTATATTTGAAAGGAAGATTAAAAATTTGGCAAATGTAAGAAAAAATACAACTACTGCCACAATTAATAACGATATTACAGAAGTAAAGTCTAAAAGGGAAATTCAGCTTACCGATAGAGTGTTTCTTGAAAACACTCGTAATTGGGAATTGGGTTTTAGGGCTGTGGAAACACAAAGAGATATTACTATTCCACCAAATGCAAAGAAATTCGCACAGCTTAATGTTGGAGAGGTTATGGCTCAGATACAGGAAGGCAATGGAATGTTTTGTGGTACTGACGGCTTTGGCAATAACGCTTATCTGAAAATTCTTGACGAGGATATAAGAAGATACGTTTTTTCACTTGACGAGAGTGATAATAATGATCCTGTTATTCTTGATATTAACAGTGTAAAAGCACTTCTTGGCATTAGCAATAAAGCCGATTTTATGGCTGAACTCTCAAGACTTGTAGTTACTGAAGGCGATAAAAAAATGATTATTCCACTTGCCAAAGAAGTTGGAATTGACAACGTGGCAGTTTACAAGCGTAACGAAATAGAAAATATTTCAGGCTATAAGTTTTAAGAAAGGGTGTGGTTAAAATGGCTACTACCTATGAAGATGTGGTCGCTGTTTTTGAGTCCACATTTCTTGAAAGGGTTGCGTTAAGTGACGACCTTGTTTTTCAGTGGTTTAAAATGGCTTGTGGCGAGTTTTCAACTCAAATTAGTCAGCTTTACTTTAATAATGAGAAAAAAATATTTACTGATATTGACGGAAACGATATTGTTTTGAATCAGATAGTTGTTAATATATTGGGCTATACAATAAAGAGATTTTATTGTGAAAGACAATATAGCAAAATTGTCAAACGTAGCAACATAGTTTCCAAGGATTTATCAATAAACAACTCAGAGGGTGACAAAAGACAAGCTAAAGTTGAGATTGATTGGGTGAACTTTAAAATAGTTGACCTTTATGAGCAACTTAAAGATACTGCGTATAATTGAGGTGGTTGAATGAGTAAAGAATGGTATTTAATTCGGCAACCGTATTATACGGAAGGTTCTGAAAAACCAGATTTGTTGTTTGATAGTAAAATGTCATTCAATGACGTTTTAGAGGATAGCGTTATTGAAGATGATATTATTCTGTGCAGTGGAGTGTTTAATGGCGAGAATTTTGAAAATGAATTTGCTACAAAGGGCATAATTCAAAATGAAATACCTGACACGCCAACACAAGCTTGGCAAAGACAGATTTTGACTTATATTAGTACAATATCGGACTATAAGTACATTAAATATGACAATAAGATTTGGCTAATATTGACCGAGCCTACAAATAACAAACTGTATGAAAAATCTATTTTGTATTTGTGTAATTACGTTATTAAGTGGCAAGACGAAAATGGCATAGTTCATTATAAGCCGTGCAATATTCAAAATGCTTCACAGTATAACGCAGGCACAAATGAGACAAAAGTAATTACCATTGGTTACGATCAGTTAATGATGTATATTTCGCTTGACGAGGAAACGAAATATTTTCCTCATGATAAGCGTTTTTTCATTGATTATAATGACAAAGAGCCTACACCTTATAGAATTACTAGACCTGATACTGTCAGCTTCTCTTTTGGAAATAGCAGATGTATGCACATTATCTTGTCAGAGGGTCAATATAATCCGCAGACAGATAGAATTGACCTTATGCTATGTGATTACTTTAAGCCCAATAATGCAACCAAACCTGTTGAAATATCTTACAGTGGCAATGCAGAAATTCGTTGTGGTGGTACAGTTAAAACATTTACTGCAAATACAGATAAAAGTGTCACTTGGTCTTTAAAATTACTTGATAAACAACAAGATTTTATTACCATGATAGTAAATGAAAATAAGGTAAAGATAAAGTGTTTAAACAATAGTGCTTTAATTGGTAGCTCTTTTAAATTGGTTTGTACAGTTGATGATGTTTTGTCTGAGTTATTAGTTAATATAGTGGGGGGTGTGTAAAATGCCAATAAATTCTGTTATATCGGAGTGGAAAAATAAAGCTATTTCTATGATATTATCACAAGATAATATATTAGATTTATTTGAAAAGGACGATGAAGAACTAGAAAATATTGTGTATTCTAATATATACCCTTTTTTATATATACCTTACACTCAAACTAATGTAGAATTGTATCTTAACATTGAAGTTTCAGTTCCGAAAGTAATATGGGGAGCATTTAAGGGTTATCCCCAAATGATAATCCAAATAATTTGTCACCAAGATAAAATGAGACTTAACAAAGCTGGTATTTCCAAAACTAGAATGGATTATGTGTCTGAATTGTTAGGTCAGTTATTTAACAACTCAGATGGTTGGAGTGGCAATAGAATACAACTTATTTCGGACGTACCAGATAATTTGTCACCTGTTTATAAAAGGCGTACCTTAATATTTCAAGGTGAAGAACTTACGATAAATCCATGTGAGGGTAATTAGTTATGGACGAACTTTCGATTTATCGTAATAAAAAAGAAACATTTATGTTAGGCAAGTTTGAAATTCACAACCCAACTTTGGACGAGATTTCAGACGAGTCAAAACTAGGTGAAAAACAGTTTTGGGTCATTGTGTCTGACATAATTTCAACTCCATATGATAGAAGGCTATATCTTTGGAGCAAGGGTATTGATTTTAACTCAGTAGATAGTTTTGACTTGTTTTGTGATATTGTCGAAAATCATTTGTTAACTGATGTTTCATTTATAATCCGTAATATTGATTTTGGTAAGATGAAACGCTATATTGACACGAATAGCGGTGATATTATTTTATTTGATGTTTATAACAATATTCAAATAGGTAAAGCAGATTATGAACTGCTTACTGAATATTTCAGGAAAATGCTTAATATCGCTGATAACAATATTAAAGACGGAAATGAACACACCCGAAAATGGAGATTACAATATGAATTAGACAAGCTTGAAAGACAATTAGCTAGGGGTGAGTATCAAGAAAAAGAATTTCGTTCTATTTTGTTGCCATATATTTCAACATTAACAAATATTGAAGGGTTTAAATATAACTGGGACACGGTTTGGTCGTTACCTATTAATGTTTTTTATGATTGTCTTTTAAGAAATCAAATCATAAATCAAGCACAGAAGCTTACCACAGGTTTGTATAGCGGTACTATTTATTATAAGGACATTAAGAATAAAGAAGAATTAAATTGTTTCCGTACATGGTAACGGAACAATAGAAAATAAAGGAGGAAATAATATGTTTAATCCAGACAAATTGCTTTTTAAACAAGCTATTTCAGGTCAGATGTTTTCGCCTACTGACGGAGTGCTGTTTTGGACTCTTGAAGATTTGAAAGACGTAAACATTCAGACCAATGCTACTTCACAGGATAAGACAGATGCAACAGGTGCGGTAATTGCAAAATACTATGATGCTGATACAGCTCAGATTACAGGTAATACATCGTTCCTTACGCTGTCACTTCTTGCTGCTCAGTGGGGTACAGAAAAGAACGTTGCAAGTTCTACTAACAAAATTCTCATTCCTAAAAGAGAGAAGATTAAGGTGGGTAGCGACATAACAAAGATTACTCTGAGTAAAGTTCCTGTGGGTGGAATATCATTCATTTATCTGCTCAATGAAAGGAAGGAACAGGTTGCTTCTTACAAATATGCAGCGGTAAATTCAGAAAAGGAATTTTCACTTGATGCGGCTAAGAAAGAAATTACACTTCCGACAGATACTGCTATCAAGGAAGGAATGACTATTCAGGTATATTATACATATGAGTCTGAAAATGCAGTTGACATTACAAAGAGTACGAATGATATGCCAAAATCAGGTGAATTTTGGCTTGAATCAATCTTTACAGATATTTGTGACAAGAATATTGAATATCATGGTTGGATTGTCATGGCATCTGCACAGCTTTCTCCTGAGACTCAGATACCGCTTGACAAAACAGGCGACTTCCCATTTACTATTGACTCTCTGAAGGACTATTGTAGTGACGAGGGTCAGCTTCTGAGATTTGTTATTCCAGAGGATTAATATGGAAAACAATCATGAGTGTGTTATTTGCGGTAATGGATATTATGCGTGTAATAAATGTGATAAAATAAATAGTTGGAGGAGATATGTGGACACCCCATCTTGTTATCAATTATTTTTAATCATAGAAGAATATATGCACGAGGTTATCTCCAAAGCTGAAGCGAGAAAACTACTTGCTAATATTGGTATTACTTTTAAAACATTAAAAAAGGAAGATTATAAAGAGTCGGTTTATAATGTTTTGGCTGATATTACAAATTTCAAAAATAGCACAACAAGTAAAAAAATTAAATAAAATAGAAAGGGCGGTTATTATGATAAGT